ATTACTTATAAATCTTTCCCAACTACCACCATCATATTTGTAATTCTTACCAAACGTTGAAAATGCTATATGCAAATCTAAATTAAATGGTATATCAGGAAATTTTGAAAAATCACCTTTTGTTATTATTACTACTATACCCTTATGTCCTGCTTCTTCTAATCTATGTAAATATTCTACTGTCTTATCTACCTGTAATAAAGGGTCGCCATATGTGAGATTTATTGCTACTGGTATATTCTTAAATATAGGATTTATGTCGGTTGGTAATATGTCATACTCTACCTGCTTACAACCACCCTCTATTGCTCTACAATAACTACAATTAAAACAAGTCTTTAATGTTCTACCTAATGTATAAAATGATTTCTCAATATTTGTACACATTTTACTTCCTTCCCAATTTGTCCTGTGCTTCTTCTATTCTTTCTTTAGCTATCTCAAAATAATTTTCATCAAGTTCAATACCAATAAATTTACGATTAAGTTGTTTGGCTGCAACTCCACAAGCGCCAACACCCATAAATGGGTCAATAACGGTATCGTTCTCATTTGATGAATTTTCAATCAAAATTTTGCACAAATCAACAGGCTTTTCGGTATCGTGAATATTTTTACCATTTTCGTCTTTAGTCTTTTTATTTGCAACAGATAATATATCTGATGTGCCACAATTATTTATTTTTACTCCTGCGCCTTTGCGAAGAAACAATATGTATTCAAACTGGTTCATATAAAATTGACCCATTATTTTATTTCCCTTATCCCATATCAAGGACTTAATGAAATGGAAACCACCACCTGTTTCTTCATCACTCCATTCATCAATGACTTTAAGAAAATGTGTAAGATTCTTATGATTGGTCATTATGTAGCAATGTCCTGTTTCTTTAAGTATCTTATAAAATTTTGGTAGATAATCCTCTATCTCGATATTATTATGTTCAAAGACTTGTCCTTTTCGATTTATCTTTTTCTGCAACATACCACCTGAATTACCAGCGTTTCCTCTTGCAGTTACCTTGTAAGGGGGGGTCAGTAAATATCATATCTACCATTTTGTTTTTGCCTATCATACAATCTAAAACATCTAATGCGTTTTCATTAAATATGATGCTATTATCGAATTTGTTATAATTCAAATTTTAACACTTCCTTTCAATTTACAATAAAACGAGTCATTTATATTATTACTTTATTACATCTCTTATATCTTGACCATCAATTTCATTACCGATGCTATCCCATCCTTTACAAGTAGTTCTTGCAAATAATTCTACCCTCGGAACATCACCGCAAAGCTCAACTATTTTGTCTCGAATATGTTCAGGCTTTTTGCTATGAGACATTACCCTGTCTTCTACTAACTGTGTCATAAATATATTCCATTCATCATCTGTCATTTCTTCACGGACGATCTGATGAACACTCCTTGATAATCTATGAGGTTTACCCTTTGTGCCAAGTAAACATATTTCAGAATTAGCTCTCGTCCAATAACCACATCCCCAAAAATCAGTATCAGATTTTTTGTTTTTCTTTACCCAATTAAAAGCACAAGTTTTATATGTAAAGCCCCAACGTTCTATTGTTTCTATACCTTCTTTAAGAAGCGGAAATGTGACCCAAAGGAACAAAATGCAATCATCTGCTGTAATATTTTGTACAGGTAAGTTGTAAATATCATTTATCTTCATTGTAGGATAATGATTTTCAGCCGATTTCTTTTCTTTACCCTTTTCAGAGTAAGTTTTAAAAAGCCACGGAGGGTCGGCATAAACTATATTATATTTTCTTGTTATCATTTTTACTTCCTTTCATCAAATACTGTTTTCATTGTATAATTTTGACTACATATAGTAATATTTTGAGTATAAAGTACCATATATAGTATCTTAAATTTCGTTAACCACTTCAAATTGAACTGAGCCATCAACATAATCATCTGCTTCAAGAACAATATCACTATCGTAATACTTATCCTTTACCTTTTGAATTGCCTCCTCTGAAGTTTCAGCTTCAATTTCAAGTCTACTTGTAAGTAACTCTGATACCTGTATTATATATTTCATTTTTATCCTTTTATATTATGTATTTATCCACCCGATAACAGGTGCGTTATTATAATTGCCTACTTCCCAGACAAACCAAGCGTAGCACTTTGCAGATGACATTCTTTTTTCTGTTCCATCTTTATTGTAAAGAGTATTACCGTCTTTATCTTTTGCACTGAAATCACCGTTCATTCCACAAAGTAGTCTGTTAGCAGCTACCCACACTCTTACAGGTGGTCTTGTCTTAAAAAGTCTTATTCTTTTATCACTTTCAAGGAATTGTATCGGAAGAAATAGTGCAAGTTTCTTACCGCTTTCAAGCAAGTCAAGCGAATGTTCCGTCCACTCTAATGCTGTTGAATAGGGTGGATTAGTAACTATATTGTCAGCAAGAGATTTATTGCATTTGAAGAAATCAACATCACCTTCTCCATAACCTCTATCAACTAAGTCCGTGCTTACAACATCATAGCCAGCTTTAATCATAGACTCTGACAAATGACCCTCACCACAACAATTTTCCCAGATAGAGCCATTAAATTTTTCTACTTTCATCAGTTCTTCAATGGCTTTAGGCTCAGTAGCATAATAATCGTGTTCAGCTCTATCGTGGTTGGTGTGATTACTTGCACCGAGCGTAACGAATGTTGTTTTCTTATTGCCTGTCCAATCTTTATTATCACTCAAATTTTAACATCTCCTTACTTTAATAGTTTGTTATCAGCACTTCTATATCTTTGGTTTCTCGGTCTTTCTTGTGATAATTACAATTTAGATAGTCTCCAGATAAATAGTGAATATTATATTTATCTTTCCAAGCATCTAAAAATTCATTATTATATTTTAAGTTATTTGATAAAGCCCACCTTGCTCCCTGTTCGTCCAATCTATCCAGTAATTCGTAAAGTTTCTTTTCGTGTTCAGCAGTCCAACCCTCGAAGCCACGTTTCCCATCATTGTAATTACCAACAGAATTAAAATAAGGTGGGTCAAAATATATCAGATCGTTCTCGTTAAAGTCTGAAAAATCAAAATTGAAAGCGTTTTTAGACGATACTATTATAGGGTCTTTATTCTCAAATCTCTGTTTTAAAGCAAGTAAGTCCTGTCTTTGCCTGTCAGAAAAATAACTGCGATTTTTACCGAAACTACTATTATATTCGTGCTTGTTATTAAAACGGAACTGATGATTAAATGAATGGCACATCAAAGTATATAGTGTAATCCAATCTTTTCTGCCATTATTATAACTATCATGAAGTCTTTCAAAGCCTTCCTTATTTATCATACTCAAATCGTATTCTGAAATAATGTTTTCAATCTGCTTGATTATTTCATTATAAGACGTTGAGAACAATCCCGACACAATACTTGAAACATAAGGATTTATGTCGTTATATATGTAATAGTCTGCTTCTGTATTCATTAAAACCGTTCCTGAACCGCCGAAAGCATCTACAAACATTGAAATCTTTTTAGGAAACAAAGGTATAAGCTGCTTGATTAGACGATATTTATTACCTACATAATTTATAGGTGATTTTATGTATTCCTGATTTATTTTTAACATCTCCTTCTGCCAATAAAATTTTTGTTTTATAAAGTTTTTAATTATTTAATATTTTTGCCACTTCAACAAGAATATCAAAAATAGCTTGAGGTAGATATGCAATAAAACGATACTCTAAATCGTTAATATCTTTCGAGTAATCTAAAATAATACCATTTATATCCCCATTATTATTAAAGACACACTTAAAATAATCTGAATAATTATATATAGTGTTAATTACTTGAACTTTTGAATTTAGAAAAATGACATCTATTCCTTGACTATTAGCCATATGTTGTGCGCAAATACCACATCTGCCTAAATTATTTAAAGACACATAGGATTTACCTCTTTTGATTTGTTCTGCTAATATTGTAGCAATAATATATTCTGTTCCTACAAAATTGGTCATTTTCAATTAACCTCGTTAATATTATCATTTTTTGTACTTTTAGCTAAAAGTATCTTAGCAAGAGTTTTTACATTAGAAACAGACATATCATTCATTATTGCTCCTGCAAAATAAAGATTAAATAAAAAATATAGTCTATTTCGTCATTGGACACCTGAAATTTCTCATATTTCATAACCAAATCATTGAACTTATGTATTGCTTCATCAATATGGTTGAGACGAATTATCTTACTGACAAATTCTTTGCAAGGCTCTTCACCTTCTAAATCTCCGCCATAATGTTCAATTTTATAGCACACATCTTTATGTATGCAATTATTACAAATCATTCTTATCACCTCACTTCACGCAGACCAGTATTTCAACATCGGTATCGGCAAATACTTCTTCGATGATTGTCTTCACTTTATCCCATTGCAGGCGGTCTAATCCACAACCGATTCTTGGCATTGCGAATTTTACATTTTCATCACTCGTTATTCCCTCACAACGCAAAATTTTAGCATCTTCAAGAGCCATTCTCATCGTTTTATAGGTAGGCTTTTGCCAATACTTTTCTTTTGTAACGAGACTAAGCTCAACGTCCCAACCTGTTGCGTGAGATACTAAGCAATCCCCTACTTCTACATTTTGATATTTTCTTTGAAGTTGTGCTTTTACTCCTCGTCTTGCAAACTCCTTAGCTATTCCTGCACCCATTGCAAGATCTGCGCTGATGCAGTGAACAAGAATGTAATCCGTTGGAACTGTAAATAAGTCTCGCTGTTCTTCTCTGATTATCATTTATGTGTTATCTCCTTTCCAGTTTCCGTTAGGACACTTTAATTTAAATTTTAATTGTATTTTAATATACATTTTCCAATATCTGTGTTATAATTAAATCATTGACAAATGAAAGGAAGATTGTAATGTCAACCGAAGCAGAAAAAGATATTAAAAAAATTAAAAGCAAACTAAAATCTTACATACCTAAAAATAAGAGCGATATGTTTCGATTAAGCTTATCTCTCTTTATAGTAGGAATGTTTTTTGGGATAATAGAAATATTGACAAAAGTAGATTCATTTGCTATAACCATTATTACGTCTATTTGTATGATATCTGCGATATTTTGTTTTCCATACGCTGACAAAACCAAAATTATGGACGGAATAGCAAATTTTTTATCTTATATGGGTTATACCTTTATTACTGCGCTCGCAACAATTTATTGGCTTGCTGATTTATCAAACGAAGAAATCACTATTTGGCTTTCCATCGTGACATCTATACTATTAGTTATCTTCTTCTACATAACGTTTTCTCCTTTATTTAAAGTAATTTCTATGATTGTCAATACAATTAAAACAAATGCTGCCAAAAATCACAATGGTAGCATTATCACTATGTTTAAGTGTTTTTTCACTGGTGCTGGTATAGTGACAGCCTTTTTAATTGCTTTACTTACTATCGCCAAAACTGCTCTTGAAATTTTTGAAATGATTCCAAAATCTTAATATAATTTTCAACTTTACAATAAAACTGTGATTTAGTTATTCTTTTTATCAAGGCAATCTTTAAGTTCATTCATCGCTTCTTTGCCATAGGAAATGTTACGATCAAATGACTCTTCTGGAAATACACCTATCTTTTTGTATTAAACAATTTTTCGCAACTGCTCTGGTAAGCTCAACAAAGCGTCATTAGCTTCTCTGTTCAACTCTTTTGAGTGCTTCAATAAGCGATCAGCTTCACAGCGTTTATTTCTTATGTTGCGAATTATATCGGCAAAGATGAGTATATTTGCATCACGATAGGGTTTTATGGCGGTGCGATAATCACGTTGTTCTGGGCATCCACAACAAATGCTGGAATCAAAACAATGCGAACACGGACTGATTGGAATTGTTTGCTTTAACAACTTCAAATCGTCATCGGAAAATGTGTATATGGTTTGTTCTTTCACGTTAATCACCCTTTTCATTCCACACATAATCAATAAACTTATTAAAATTCATTGATTATAATTTATTGTTCTGTTTTTCTAATATTTCAAGTGCTTCTTTCTCAGTAATTAACCCTAAAGATATTGCTCCTAAAACAGGTTCACCTTTAAATGTATTATCATATAAATACTTCCAATGATACCCATTGGCAGACTTTAATCTGCCTTTCGCACAAGAGCAAATATCAGCGTAGTTGATTTTTAATTCTATCGAAGCTAATTTTGCATAGCTCCATATTTTAATTAAGTTGTCATATTTATCAAGTTGAAGAGTTATTAAAGCTCTTGGATTTTTCTCTCCTGACTGAATATCTTTATGTGCTTCACTTTGCATTTTTCTTTGTTCTTCTGACCAATGAGTGCCATAGCGTGGATGGTTTTCCCCTGATATGGTTTTACTTAATTTTTCTCTACTTTCTTTTGACCAGATTCTATTTTTTATTTCTTTCAACCATTGCCAAATGTCCTTCTTCAGTAACGTGCTTACGTTTTCCTTTTATAGCATCGCTTATTTTTCTACGATGTTCGTCTGTGAAAGGTTTTCCTGTGAGTAATTTGCTATACGCCTTTTTAGCTTCTTCGTATTCTTCTGGTGCAAGCACATCTGTTTGGCTTGTACGATTTTCAATCATATTCGACATACACCACCAAGCATAAACCAATCCGTCTACATTAGGATTTTCTATAGCTAAAAGTTTATGAGCTATAAAATGTTCTCGTGCAAACAAATCAATTAAATTGTTTTCATCATTTGTACCACCCAAACATCTTGGTATTATATGGTGTCTTTCGTGATATTCATCGCCACAATTAAATCTTCCACGAGTATCAATTATATTTTGTATAAATTTGTTGTATGTAATTTGTTCAAAGTTATTTATTATTAGCACTACCTTTCATTTTTAAGACCAACAATTATCAATAAATTTATCCCAAGCAAACATCACCTGATTATATACGTCAATCTTGGCTTCGCTTTTATAAACCTGATCGTCAATATGATATTTTGCAAAACCCAGCCAATCAAAATTCATCTCATTGGTAACTTCAAGCTTTTCACCTTCGGGATTTCTGCTTTCCGCACCATGGATAGAGAAATACCCGATTATCTTCAGTAAGTTTCACAACAAGTCCCCATTCAGTTTTGCCACCATAATAGTAAAACAATTCTTTTCTTACTGCCTCGGCAAACTCAGCTTTATCCTTTATTGTTCTGATATGTTTACCAAAATATTTAGCAAAACTGCCATGCTTGAAAATATTGAACGCTTCAATCTCATGCTTATTGATATTGTAATGATACACAAACCATTCCATTAAGCTTCACCATCCTTGAGTATAACGGGATTCATCTGAGTTACGTTTCTGCCGTATTTTATTGGCGCATATTCTATGATTTTGCCATAGTGCCCGGCATATCTGTCGGCATTATTCCCTGAATGATAAACTTTTAGGTGTCCATTGTAGCCGATTATCTTCTTACGTTCAGGATCAAACACGAAAAACATATGGTCGCCTGCATGGTATCCTCTGCTCATTGAAATTCCTCTCTTTCGCCGATATTTACTTATTCGTCTTCGTATTCATCATCGTCGTCATAATTATCATCGAAATCATCATCACCGAAGAATACGTTGTAAATCCTACCGTCCATCTCAAAAGATGTTTCAGAATCGCTGAGACAAGACCAGTCAAGCTTCTGACCACAATATGGACAGTATTCAAAATCACGGTCTGAGATGTCGCAATCACATCTTCCGCAAGTTATTGATTCAGGATCAAATGGTGCCCTCTTACTCCAAGGCGTGTCTTTATCAAACATTTTTATTCCTCCTGTTCCTGCTTATTATCTTCACTCATGATATGTTTTCTTTCATTTTTATCAAAGCAATAAGAAACCAAAATACAGATAAGCCTATGGAAGTGTAGAATAGCCTCATAGACCACTGAATAAGTACAACTTTGTTGTCGTTTGTGCGTTTTACCTCAGATTGCACTTTTTCAATTAGTGCAACGTATTGTAAATCCTTCGCCGCATCCGATTTTATGGTTTCATAGTGCCTCTGTATAAAATCGCTCGTCTCTTTTATGCTAACAAAGTCGTTACGCTTTTCTCTTTTTTGCGCCATAGTTGCCAGAATTAGACTTGCCAAAAGTAGTGCAGTAATTGTAGAAAAAGCTAAGAGCAAGAAGCCGTATGTAAGAGGATATTTGTATTCTACTGCGATAGCAGCTACCATAAATAAAGCAGCAGATGTAAACGAAAACGCTGTCTGCATTTGCGTACTCTGTTGGATAAGTGAATCCTCTCTGCGAAGTTCAGCTTCATAAATTGTCTGCGCAATTTGACGAATATGATTGCTTAATTCCTTCTGCTCGTCAGCATTCGGAAAGTTCTCCTCACCCATATATATTCCTCCTGTTTAATCATTAGTCATCTTTGCTCCGCAGTTGGGGCAATATGGAGATTTTTGCTGCTCATATTCGTGCGACCACCCACCTGTACCGCCTATGTCTTTCAGGAGTGTTTTATTGTCGCAAACTGAACAGCGAAAACGCCCACCACGATTATACCAACGCCCGTGACGGACAGGCGCAACGTCTACGACGGGCAGTTTGTATATAGCGCTACCAATAACATCAACAGCACCGCTGTGAGAACCAAGTGTACCGTCGTGCGTACAGCCGTAATCGTCAATTATTTTCATAACAGCTTCACGCTTTATATACTCAGCCATTATCAGCCCTCCTCAGTTATAGTGTCACAGTCAAACATAACGTTACAGCCTCTTTGTTTGAGCATTTCGCCGATAATTATGAGATGACAAAGATTTTCGTCCACACAGAAGCATAACAGAGCTATGTTCTCACCTGCCTTGTCATACTGTTCAAGCCGATTGAGCCATTCTTTCGCAGTTTCATTGTTTTTGATTTCGTTAATGAATGCAGGCTTGTACACATTATCAAACGTTTCCTGATTCCAACAGCCCTGTTTTTTCCAGCCAAGATAAGACCAGAACAGATTGCAGCTCGGACTAAGGTCCGGAACGTGCATAGCGTCATTAAGAATGCTGCTGTGAGTTCTTTCGAGAGATGCGATACTGCGTACAATGAGAAATGTCCTATCGTAGTCAGCTTTATGCCAATGTTTTATGTTTGTGCATCTAATCATTTTAAAATCCTCTTCTCTGTTACTTTCATAAATCGTACTTCCTTTCGCATTGTCAGCCCTCCTCAACATAGCACCAACTTTGCGGCGGTCTTTTTAAAGGTTTAAACCCGTCAACACCACAATACTCCACACCGTATTCTTCAAGCTGATAATATTCACAGTTATAACAGTCTGTTTCGCCATTCTCTTTGCATTTTGTTGTAAACTCGCTAAGTTTTTTCGGCTCGTCATAAATTTTGAGGTCGGATATGTGCCAACCGTTTCCTTTTTTATCGTTGAGGTAATGTTGTAATTGATTAATATTAAGGCAAGTTTCGGCTGTAATACATACATCTGGGTGTTGAATGAGTTGATTGACACGTATATATGTCATTACAGGATCATCAATGATATCAATCGTGTCAATTCTATCACATACAAACTCGCCTATGACTTTAGTATCAAGTTGCACATTTTTATCAAGCCTTATCCAACCTTTTGGAGCTTTACAGCAATAAATATAGCACTTAAACGGCGTTTCAAGCTTTGGCTTTGTCTTGCGAACTTCAATGGTCTTATAGCGGTTTGCGATGAGTTCACACCATCTCGGCTTGACACTTATTAGAACTGCTTTACTCATTTTCATCACCTCCGTCCATCTTTGCCCCACAGTTCGGGCAGTATTTAGAGCCAGCATACACATATGGGCTGAACCGCTTGTCGATCGGCAGATTGTTATTAACACTATGGCACAAGCTACATTCCCATGCACCTAAACCCCAGTCATGCCCGTTTTGATTATATACCCAATGCCCATGCTTCACTGGTGCAACATCAACATTTGTGACTTCAAAACAAGTTTTAAGCCACTCTTTTACATTAGCTAAACAGTATGATCCATATCCAATATGCCATTCGTTGTCCGATAGATCGTAATACTCAATTAAATAATATGGTTTATCAACGTTGCCTCTAACGATTATGTTAGGATTTACTGCTTTAATTTTATCCATTGTTATTTTCCTCACTTCCTTTATCCATTTTAGCTCCGCAGTTCGGACAGAAATTAAAATCATTACCCCACACAATTACTCCGCACTCTGAACATTTGTATTTCTTTGAAATCCAATGCCCGTGCTTTACGGGTGAAACGTTGGCGGTTGGTGCATTATCAGTCAAGTCGTATTCAGCCATTATCTATCTTCGTCCTTTCTTCTACAACATTTAAACCATCAATCGCATACCCGCCAGACTTTCCCTCAAGTAGTACAACGATTGTTCCGCAACAATTCCACGGATTTGAACGTACTGTCCAAGTTTTGCCCTTGTCTTTTTCGCTTACAGAATAATTGTTGTTCATAATAACCCTGTCGCCTATTTTGATATTATTCATAGCAAGTACCCCACAATACATACTGTCAAAAAGACTTAATACATTCAGTTTTATCACTCCTATCTTATTATTTACTTATCATTATTGTTGTTAGTCCACACAGATTCTGTATTTTCATTACCTAAAGCATCATTTAGTAATCTCTTCAAATGCTTCACGGCTTTATCTATTTCCTTAAAAATTTTCACCTCATCTTCTAAAGACTTACCATGAAGATGAAAAATCAGATCACCATAAGCCCACTGTAATGACGTATAACTCTTACCAAATTCAGAATCATCAGAAATTGAATCAAGCATTTTTTATAATCGTTACAGAAACCTTCTAATCTCTCCTTTGGAATAAGTGGTTCAAGTATCCTATTCTCTAATTTTGAACCATCGCCATAGACTGTAAAATCCCATTCCTGTTTGTTATTTTCTTTGTTATTGTTCATCTTTATATCCTCGCTTAATTTATGATAAAAGCAATTTTTATTGTTTTACTCAATTCCATATTCTTTGAAAAACTCTGGTATATCCAGCCATTCGTCTTTCATAAGATTTCCTATCTTTGTAATAGACCTACCCAAACCATTTGAAACTACTCTTATGTACTTACCTTTACAATCTTCCCACTTACTTACATCAACAACTTTCATAATTCGTGTAATTAAATCCATACTATAAGCACAACATTGACGTTTCTTTGTATTCTTATTATATTCATCTAAAGCATATCCACCTATAACACAAGCTGTTCCATCGGAAATATCAACGGCAATACCAAATGTAAGAATGCCGTGGTCTTCGTAATAAATTGATACATTTTTAATCTGTGCATTAAGAATTTCTGGTGTGTTATTCATTTTTATCTTCCTTTCTTAACTGTTCCAAAGTAACAGGTGTATAATTATGAAGCATACAGCCTACATTATAACACTCATAACTAAATCCTTTACTCTTCATTATTTTTGCATATTCCTGAAAAGGTCTTGTGTCACGTCCTGCATGAATATGACCATACAGATGAATATATCCATAATCGGCATTTATCCAATGAGCAATAGGATAATGACAAAGAACAAGGTGTTCACCGTTATCTTTGATTACATCATAATCTTTAATCCACTCAAAATATTTGTTATGCTCTGTAGAAATTCTATCGTGATTGCCTTTTATAAGGAATTTTGTACCTTTGAGTCTTGGCATTATTTCAGGAATTAATCTATTATCCCAGAACATATCACCAAGAACATAAACCAAATCACCTTTTGAAACAACACTGTTCCAATTTTGTATCATTGTTTCGTGCATATCATCAAGTGACTTAAATGGTCTGCTGTCAAAATCAATACATTTTTGATGACCAAAATGTAAGTCTGATATATAAAATTTGCTTATTTTTATCACCTCCTCACATACAATAAAAAATCTGTTTTGTGATAGTTCAATGATTCTGTCTTTAGTCTAAAATAATTCCATTTTAGACTAAAACTTATCACGAAATTTCACTTTCATCATAACTCAATATGACAATTTGATACATCTTCTTTCTTATAACTCCATTTGTGCGGATTTATACGGTTACGATGTATCAGTGCATATCGTAGAACACTATGCTGTAAGCAATTAACCATTTTGTCAATTTCTTCTAAATCGTCAGTAACTGCAATGCGATTTAATTCACCATCAATCATATCTCTGAGATTACGTTGTTCATTGCACTGTTCCTGATTTACATAAAGCATATTATTATCTCCTTATCTTTCACTTGCAATATTTCTTGCTAATTTCATAGCGATGCCATTAGCAACCTTGCCGAAATTATCAATCTGCTTTACTATTTCAGGCTCTTCCTTAACACAATCCTCGTAAACAGCCTTAGTCAAGTTCTTTGTAATAATAGGCATTTCCTCTAAAGACCAATTCTCAGGGAGAATATCTTCGTCAACAAACTTATTAAGAAGTTTCCTTACTCTTGCTTCTGTAACAATAGTTTCAGCAAGTTTCTGGATTTCTTCTCTCTTTTTCATCATTGCAGGGTCAACAACCTTTGCTTCTTTATGAGTATGTGTTTCCTGAAATTTTTCAGCCACAATCTTGATGTAAAACGGCTGACGGGTATTAGGATTGTTAAGCATTGTCTGATTTTTAATTACAATTCCTTCACCGTATTCACCGCCAAGGTCAGTCTTACCTACAAAACTCATACAATGTCCCCAAGAGATAAATTTACCCTCATAAAATGTAGGAACATAAGTAAGATTAAGTTTGCTTACAATAGCCTGAACTGTACTCTGAGGAAGATACTTTTCTGTATTAGTATCATACACGTCATAACAATAAGTATGATTATAACGCTCTTCTGGATAAGACAGAGTATGAGGCACAAGCCATTCCATAAATAATACAAGGTTGTCGCCGAGAACAGATTTTATGAGTTCCTTATTGAGCGTCTGCGACCACTCATAAAATCCTCTGAGATTATTGCCAACGCCAAGAATATTCTTTCTTGACTGGGCAACTATCGTATCAGTTTCAGAATCATATCTGATAGCTGCATTACAGCCATCAATCTTTTCTTGAATAACTATGTAATCACCAACGCTAAAACCGTTAGCATACTCAGGTTTAATCCTCTGAATATCCATAAACTTCTTATGTATCATTTTTAACATCTCCTTTAATTTTTAAGCCTAAGTCTTCTATGTAATTTGGAAGCATTTTATCACCACTTTGACTTAATGTATAAATAATGTGTGACCTGTTTCTTTGTCTTCTAAAGTAAAATCATCAATATTAGGTATGGATTTATATTCCCACCACTCACTACCATCATATTCATGACGTTCAAGCCAAAACTCCTTACCTACAACAACAAGAGCGGTGTTTATTTCTTCTAATCCATAGCCATCATCATAAATAATGTTTTCGGCTCTTCTTATAAATTCTTCTGGAGAGATGCGTAGCTGATGAAAACAGTCAGCAACAAAAATAATATCATCAAATGTTTTATTGTATTTCTCTAATACTTCTTTTGTTTCTTGTAAAAAATTAATCATTTTATCATCACCAAACCAATCTTTTATTGTATATTATTAATCTCTTCAAAAGTATTTGTCTCTGGGTTATACCGATAAGGTAATCCATTTGGTGCATAATATGGAGTTGGTGTTGTTGCGTAATCCAAACTAAATGTTCCATTCCACCAATACACGATTCTTGTGGAGCTATCATAATATATGCAACTACTATAAATTGAAGTTGATGGAATTAGAATTAAATTACCGCTTCCAAATGTTACATTTGATAATTCTTCACTATTTTCAACATTTACTAAAATGGTATTGTCATTTGAACAACCAGATAAAGTAGTCAAAACAAATATACTTGCGATTATTGCAATTAATTTATTCCTCATAATTTTACCCTCTCTATTATAAAATTATTAATCCTTTGAAAGTCTATAAAGATATCTGCCATCCCCTCCTTCTCGTGTTAATGCTAAACTCATATTACTATAATAGTTTTTAGTAAACCATTTGTCCAGCATTTTAATCTCAACATCTTCTTGTTCATAAATATCATTTGAAATTTTATTAAAATGTATTCGCATCTCATATCTTGGAGAAGTATTAGTTCCATAGTCATAAAGAATTACATTGTTTACAATGTTATATCTTTTAAGAAACCAAATTTTAGAGCCGTGCCAAAGTTTGGTTGAAAAATTCTTCCACCAATTTTTAATAAATTCCTGTATGTTGTATGCTCGTTCTCTCAAATAATATAAAAAATATGAGCCTTCATAATATTGACCGCCATATCCGTCCATTGCAAAAGATACAAATGGATGATTTTTAATTGTTTTTAACATTGGTAACAAAGGATATAACCAAGGATTATTTGATTTAACTTCAGACAACTCAAATTCTTGTAAAAAGAAACTTCTTGATGGCTTAAACTTGTCGATATTTAAGGTGTGCTGACAAAAAAATTGAACCGCAGGAGTTTTCTCATCTCCATTATTATTTTCATTCGTATCAACCCACATACCAAATTGCCAATTATGCAACCCTTTAATGTTAAAAGATACAACTGAATTTTCACCCATATCAAATACAAAATATGAGTTTTTATAATTGATATTTATAGGTTCAAAATGATTATCCCTAAGATAAGTAAAAATCTTCTCAGAAGCCTCTTTGTTTGTCATATAATTATTCACCCTTTCTATCCTCAATCCAAGCCATAAACTCATTAACCGTAGTTTTCTGAATGTCTTTTACCATATTATCATAGTCGAAACAGGAGATAAAGAGAGTAACAACATTTATAGCAGGAATAGCAAAATATACATACATAGAAATACCAGCCCAATATTTTGAGTTTTTAATATTATATTTTTCAAACTCATCGGATAAACATTTGAACTTAGCAAACCTTTTGAGATTAAGATATACTTCTTTAGTAATACGATTCATATAAACCACATTAGCTATAAAGATTATTACATTTACTATTACTGCAAATATTATTACTCTCATATTATTATCTCCTCAATATTCACTTTTCAGACCAATCAGCCGGAACTCCATACCTTTCTTCGGCGAGTTTAGTTGCTTCGTAAGCTTCCTTACGTCTGATTGCTTCCATACGGATTCTATACTTTTCACGTCTTTTCTTATCACGTTCTGTAAGTCTCTGTTCTTCTGCCTTCTGAATTTCAGCCTTTGCACGAACCTCGGCTTCTCTCTTAGGCTTAGTAATGAGCCAGTAATCAACTATATCCGAGATATTCTTACCGAGGAACTTCTTTGTTATATGCTTTGCATAACAAGTTGTGAAACCATAATAAGCATCTGCCTTGTCAGCAGGACACTCTACTGACTCCTTAGAACCGTCTGCAAAAGTAAGCACCGTTCTTATGTATGTAGTATCATACTTAGTGAACTGTTCTGCGTGATAGTCTACAACCTTGCAACGCACATCATCTATATTAGAGTTTTTAATCATAAAATTAGGCAACTCAGACATTGCTCCAAACACGAGAGGTATTGTTGCATCCTCCCTCTTTACCATTACTTCTTTTATAACATTATTAAGGTCTTTGTAAGTCATTCTTATATTCTCCTTTAGTTTATTATATTTTGCGTAGTCATATTATTATTTACTTATAATCTGACTACATACTTATTATACCATATATAATAGAAATGTCAAGTGGTTTTTCAAATTATTTTGCCCATTTTTTATTACTTACTTATAATTATCAACTCATACTGATTTCTGTCTTATCATCTCTAATACGATGTGTCCATACAGGAAATCTTAACCCATAACCTCCGTTATCATTTTTGCTGATTTCAAAATACTGAATAGTAGCTATCTTGCCGATTATTTTAGCGGGATTATCCCAAAAATCGACACGTTCCTCCTCTGAGAAACCACTGCCACATTCACACTGATAGTGCTTGCTGTTGTAAATAAACTCCACTATGATACCACCAAGCTTATTTACATTTTTACCCGTACCCTCATAAACATCAATGATTTTTAAATCAGCATCCTGCATAACCTTGACTTTGAGCAGATTATTCGTTCTCTTAAATTCATACATACCATCGTCAAGGTTAATCATTACGCCTTCCTTATGATTTTCTCTTGCTTTATTAAGAAATTCCATAATCATAGATTTATCCGCACCGTGATACAAAACTGGAAGTATATTTATATGTGTTATATATGGGAGTGCAGTTGTAACTAATCTATTCATTTCTTTTATACATTCATCAATGTAATCTAATACATATCTACGGGCACGATATTCTGCTTTACACTTCTGTTTTACAAATTCATCATAAGTTAATATATCAAATATGTTATACTTTAAACCACGTTTTTCACCTTTAGTTCTTGCTGTCTTTGTAACTCTCTTATAGTTTTCATCAGATGAAATGTTTTCGCATTCCATATCTACAAGTTCACCGTCAAAGAAAGCATCTGAAATTCTACAAGTTGTGAAAAGTCGTTTCATATCTTCTTCAATCTCAACAAGCCCCTCTATAAGTTGTCCCTGTCGAGAATAAAACTTAATTTCGCCATTATGTATTACAGTAGCTAATCTGAAGCCATCAAGTTTTTCGGTGAGTGTGAACCGACCCGTAACCTTTTCAGGCTTTTCAAAATATTTGTTAGCTAATTGAATTTCAAATGACGGTACGAAACCATTACCATATACACTATTTACTATCTTAGCATCTATACCAAGCTTCAGAGACTTCGTCACAAGCTGTTTATAATATTCCTTATATTCTTCAGGCTGTAGACTGATAAAACCTTGCACAATAGCTATGTCTGTATCTCTGCCAGTGTTATTGGTCTCAAGATACATCATCATATCTCGCCAAGTCTGAATTGGAGTTGTATCATACTTAACTGGTTTATTAAGCTTTTTGGTGCTGATTCCTGTTATCACAAACGGATTTAAGAGCCATTTTAATGTATCGGTAAACAAAATGTTTCTTTCATTAGCTTTCAGAATTTCAATCTTTTCAGTTTTTTTGCTTGTTGACTGGAGCTGATTGAATATTTTGAATACGTTAGTCATCTCATTCATTTGTAGAATCTCCTTTCAGTTCTTCATCGTAAACATCAAAATCAAAAATAAGATGCTTTCTACTTGCAATATAATCACACAGATGAACACATTTCTGAATGTCTGTTTCGGGAATAGGAAGTATATCATCTGAATATTTTGATGTATTCCACTTACCCATATGAGAAGCCACTGCGTCAGAAATTGTCAATACTCTTGTACCAAAATAAAGGTCTAAGGCATTAGTCATACAGTTCATATTATTCTTATTAACATATTCTGCGTATTTTTCTAAAATAAAGTATTTCATAAGTATAGGATGATTGAAAGCTGTATGATCTTCCCACATACCACACTTTAACCCATCATGAAGAATGAGTGCCGATGTTACAACATCTTTATCGGCATCATTGAAATTATAAAAATCTGCCCTAAATAAATCCTGTGCCATTGCAACAGCAGCTTTAGTGTGTCTGATAAGTCCTCCTTCCCCTATTGTATATGACGGATGATACTTACCACTCGTACTTGCACCAATATGTCTAAAATAATCTGGAAGGTCATCAAGAACAAAAGCTGTGAAATCTTTAATTTTACTATCCTTGATAAAACTTAATTCTCTTGTAAAATTTTCTGAATTTGTCATATTCATTCTCCTTCAATTAATAAATTATATAACCAAGTTTGACGTGTAAAATTTTCTTTTTTCTTAATTGCTCTACCGAATGTGTTTAAATCACTAAGCAAATAACATCTTTCTTTTGCTCTTGTAATTGCTACATATAGTAAATTTGAATTAAGCATAAATGTATGTGAATTTGGTGCAAAAACAATAACAATTCTTGCTTGACCACCTTGACTCTTATGAATCGAAATTGCATAAGCCAATTTAATGTTAGAAAACTTATCTTTTGGAATATAAATTTTATAATCATCAAAATCAACTATAATACCATTATAAGTAATGTCTGAAATAATTCCTATATCTCCATTTGGAATAAGTGTTGTTATATCTTCTTCAGTATTATAATAGTCAGCGTGATTTTCTTGATATATAAATGACTGATAATCATTTTTACATTGAATAATAGGATCACCTACTCTATATTCAACATCTCCAAAAGAAGTTTTCTTTGTAACGTTAGTATTTATCACTGATTGGATTTGATTGTTTATTTTTTCTGTACCATAATCACCTTTGTTTTGAGCTACTACAATTAGAATATCCTTTAAGGGAATATTGTTATCTAAGAGTTTTTTATACATTTTTATAATGTAATCGACTGCTCGTTCAGGTGCAATAGGAATATAAGTACAACCTTTATCTTCTCCAACCGTCTGAGTACCTGTTACATTCTGAAAAGTTAATTTACTTTCTCTTATATCCGTGGCTACTGTACTCAAACCACCCTTTCCATAACGAAATACTTTTGAAAGCCATACCGTTGGGACAATATTACTATTTAAAATATCGTGTAATACATTTCCACAAGATACTGATGGTATTTGAGCATTATCTCCTATGATTAAAAGCTTTGTCCTGTTGAAATCAATAGATTCAAGTAAATGCTTAAATAAAAACACATCTACCATAGAAGTTTCATCAAGAATAACAATATCTTGAGGCAACTTATTCTTTTCATTATAACACCATTCATTAGGTGGCATAAATCCTAATCCTCTATGAATAGTGCTTGCCATATGATTGGTATATTTCTGCAATACCTTTGCAGCTCTACCAGTTGGAGCAAGCAAAATTGCAGTCAAATTATTATCATAAAGCATATTCATCAATGCTAATACTGAAAAACTTTTACCACTGCCTGCAAATCCTTGTAAGACAGTTATAGTATTTTCACATACAAATTTCATAGTTTGCATTTGTTCGTTTGTGAGTGACGAATTGTTTATAACACGATATTTCTCTATATCTACATTCCACTTGTGATTAACCATTAAAGCATTTTTAAGTGTATCAGCAATATATTTTTCTGTTTCAAATGTATTTGTTTTAGAGATTCTACCCTGTTTCTTATCAAATATTATAGTATCAGATGAATTGATTGCATCTGCAAGTTTATCCTTTGCTTCAAGGGCATAAGTCAAACATTCTTTTTGAAACTGTTTGATACTCATATAAGTATTTCCGTTATTTTCATTTTCATCAAGAACATAAGAGCAACAAGCTTTCATTCTTTCGGCAGATGTTAGAAGATCAAATTTAAAATCTATAATTGGCTTCTCTCCATTTTTTACACGTTCTTTAGACAATTCATCTATTCGGAGCAAGAGTGTATCTGCTGTTTTAAACCCTATACCTCCTAATTTACATAAACACTCGTAAGGTTTAGTATAAAGATTTTCTTTGATTTTTTCAATAGATGGATAGGTGTCATATAATTTTTTTATGATAGAAAAACTAAATACTCCTGAAAATTCATCTACTAATTCTGCAAGTTTAAAATTTTCAATTACCTTTTTCTTTATCTTGGCAAAGGTAACTTCTTTTATGCCTTTAGTTTTATTCAAATCAATATCATTAAGACGATTATTCATTATTCTGTCTATAATATCGGGATATACAGCAAGCAGTGTGCTTGCTTGCTGATAAGTTAATATCTCCTGCAAAAAAGCCCTGCTGTTTTCAAGAGTTACTGGCTTTTCGCTTCTGATATTTATAACTTTATATCCTATACCATATTTATCTTTTTCTTCATCTGCTTTTATGATATATTCACAGTCAAGATTAAGTTCTTGTATATCTCCTTTTATTGTAACTGTTCCATATTTAGAGACTGCAATATTAGGGTATTTAAAACTGTCTATAGTACAACCATAGATTTTAAAATTTTCAGAATTATAAAGACATCTTATTGGGATTGCTTTAAATTCTTTTATTTTAGTTAATTTTTCAGGACTTCCCAATGTATCATCACCTTTTCTTTTTCATTTGTTTTTACCCATTTGCCATCAATTAATTTGCTTTTATATTTATTATCAAACCAAATATTAAGAATGCTGTTTTCTCTAAATGGTATTGAAGCATATTCATTTGCAGATATTACCTTTGATTTCATAGTTATGCCTGTTTTTAGATGATAAAGCATAACATAAGGCTTGCATTTGTCCTTATAGACTTTCATTTCAAGAACATAATACAAACTCTCTGGAGCTTTGGGATTGGCATAATCTATGTATCCAAGTATTTCCTTTTGATATTGAATAGTTTTTATGAGAGAATTTTTTATGTTAGACAAAGAATCCCAATACTCATATAATGCTGTATCATAATCAAATTCTCTATATTGCTTTTCAGTTTCCTTAGAATGATTTTTTATTATTTCAGCTATTTCAAAAGAGACAGAATTTTTACTAAACTGCGTTCTTTCATATAAACTGTCAGTCATTTCAATAAACCTGAGTATTCTTTCATTGTTGCCAAAATCAGAGAAATAATTGATTTTTGCCAAGATTTCAATATGACCTTTATTTATAACAGATGATTTTTTTAATGCTTTCCATATATCATAGAAATTATCAAATTTCATCTGACCTATTGTATATAGTTCATCTGCTACCTTTTGGCTCAATCCTTTAATTGATAACAATGAGGGATAGATACAATGATTGTTCTGATCTGCTTTAAATCGTCTATTATCCTCTCCAAACTTATATTTCCCCTCTTCAATCTTAAAGCCTTCACGCATTTCTTGTTTCAGCAACATTACTTTATCTTTGTTTCCTTTATCAGAATAATGCTGCAAAAGAACTTCGTAAAACTCATAGGGATAATGAGCTTTAAGATAAGCACAGTAAAGAGAATCCAATGCCATACAATAAGCATGAGCTGAATTAAATCCATATCCACAAGAATCTGAAATGATTTGCCATACTTTATTGCTCATCTCTATAGCAGTGTTTTCATCAACCTTATCATCTGCAATAATTCTTGCCTTAAATCCATCTATAAACCTGCTTTTTAAAGGTTTAACCTTTTCAGGATGCTTTTTTGCGATAGCTTTGATAATTCCATAACATTCATCAAGAGGAAATCCTGCATAGTTTAATGTATTCATTGTCTGTTCCTGATAAAGAATAAACGATTGTGGAAATTCAGGTGTCTGCAAAATATTATCAAATGCCTTAATCCCATATTCAAAATGCTCTCTTGTTTCAAATTTTGAATACATTGATTTAAAAGCTGGACGTATCGCTGCAATAAAAGCTGCTAACTCAGATATATTCTGAGGCTTGAATTTCATTGCTTTTTTAGTAGTAGATTGTTTTTCACACTGATTTATTCCAATCGTCAAGCCCGATGAATAAATATTCCATACCTTTTCATCATTTTTTACAAGCTCGGTAAGTTCATTTACAGTATGATGTTTAATGCCTATTCTTTTGTAAAGATTATTTATTAACAAAACCACATCTACTTTAAGCAGGTCATTTTTGAGAAATTTATATTTTTCAGCTATTGCACCATCAATTACAGTAGTTATGTATTCTTTCTTTGTAGTATCACTTTTACACTTTATAAGTCCTACTTCAGAACGAATATCTCCTTGATATAATAAATATGCGCAAGGTGCTTTCTTTTTATCTGAAATAATTCCCCAATATTTTTTGCTTTGGTCAAGATAATTATGATAATTTTTATCTACATAATCATAAATATCAATCATATCCTTATCTTCATCGTCAGCATTTTTGTATGCTTCCTCATAATCTCCAATTTGCTTGGAAATGTTATTTGCTAATTCAGCTTCCATATTCATTGCTCTTGAATACATCTTAAAAGCAGCTTTCTTTTTCAAAGTTCCAAAAGCAATCATAGGGTATGCGTGACCTTTACCGAGAATTTCTTCTTGCGCTTCCGCAAATATTTCAGGATTGCCACAGTTCAGATCAAGATCGGGAAGTGATCTCGTTTCAAGAATACGGCTTTCAGAAATAAATCTTTCAGGATAAAGTTTTATAGGAGACATAAATCTATCTACTTTACTGAATCCACAAAGAGTATTTGTAAAATAGCCAACTCCAGAACCTCTTCCTGTATCTGTAATAAGTCCACCCTTTTCAATAGCTCTTTTTACTATCTGATAATCTATCAAAGGATAGTCCACCATTTTTGTTTTTTTATAAACATCAACTTCTTGCTGAACGCTTGTGATATACTTTTTCTTTTCTTCAACCGAAAAATCTTTTATATATTCTTTAAGTTTTGAAGCAATAAGTTTTGTATAAAGTTTGTTGCGTTCTTCTTGTGTTTTATCTGGATATATTGTAGGTAGCTTTATATCATCAGTTAAAATTATATCATCAAAAGTTAGACAAATATCAGTATTATCCATAGCAGTTTGAATTTCTTCTTTGGTAAAAACACCTTGTTCAAGAAATCTCTGCATTATTGTATTGTCATCAGGATAATCCATATACCAGCCTTCTTCATCTTCATAAAAGACTTTATTGGCTTCAAGTAGATTTTGTCTATCTTCTGATTGTTCAGGATAAATATAATGGCTATCAAGTCCCACAATTATTTGAATATCATTATCATAAGCAATTTTCTTTATCTTTTTATTTAAGGCAATTTGTTGTGGTGTATTATGATACTGAATTTCAAGCATTAAATTACTCTGAAAGTGTTCTTTTAATTGTAATACAATTTCTTCAATGTCATCATACTTCCAAAAGGCTATACAAGCTGTTGTAACAAATACATCATTAGATGGTAAAGACAAGAGCAAGTCTAAATCAAGGCGAGGTCTAAAATAATATCCTGTTTCATTGGCTTCAGATAGGATTTCGTTAATTGCTCTTCTACCGTTTTCGTTTTTGGCAAGAATAATTATATGACAATTTGTCTTATCTTTTTCAGTCCGATCTTTTACCCAATACGCTTCTGCACCAAATATAAACTTTAAATTGTATTTTTTTGCGAGTTCAAATGTCTGATAATAATATCCCTGCCAACCGTGTTCAACACTTGATATTATTTTATGACCTACTTCTACTGCTCTTTTTGCATAATCTTCATTCATTACTGCACTATCTGCAATATAGATATTACTGTAAGAAGAATGTCTATGATAGTTTTGCATTTATTCACCGCCTAAATCTTTTAACAACTCGGATATTTCATCATCTTCATTATGGCTTTCGGTATTAAACATTTCCTTTGATTCAAGATACTCATTAAAAGGTTTATGCACTTCCCTTGAATATCCTGAAAGCACTGCTAAATAATATTCATTTTTTTCATTTACTTCACTCCAAAAAGTGTGGTCATCTTGTGTATCTTCATACTCCACAGTTTTCTCTCTAATTTCATTTATAGTCTTAATTATATCTGCTTTAAGAGAATCAATATTCTCCTGTCCTAAAGGAAGATATACATAACAATCACTAATGATTATCTTTTCTTTTATGTCATCAGGAAGATTATCAATAGAATTACAAAGGACAATATCATCAATATAATCATCAGGATTATATCCTAACTTCTTTAACCACATTTTAGCAATACTGGAAAGTTTACTGCCAATTTGATTTCTTTCAATTTGACGTTCTTTCCAAGTTCCGTTTGCTTGTAAATACTTAACATTTACATATTTTAAGAATAAATATCTGATTGAAATATGGTCAAGAGGAATATTAATTTTCTGCCTTATTCCCTCTGCATATAAATATAACTGTCCACTTTCCTTTTCAAGTTTCTCTCCTTTATAAATTGTAGATGTCTTGTAGTCAGTAATTATTATTCTTTTTTCACCATTTTCATCTTTATAAACTCCACAATTATCTATATATCCCTGAAATATAATATCATCAGTAATTTTGATTGTACAAAACATTTCAAGAAGCATATTCAAGTTTGTTGGTTTTGTATGATTTCTAAAGAAATGCCTTATACAGTTCTCATACTTATCAGCAATAACAGAATTTTTATCTTCATCATTTCTATCATATTTATATTCAGCAATATTCATAGTCATAAGACTGTCTTCGTATTCTTCTATCATTTGATTCTGGCAAATAGAACCATTATAATACTTTTCAATAATATCGTGGCAATATCCACCACTTACAGCGTAAATAGAGTCTCGTCTATCTTCTTTTACATTCTTTATGTATTTAAGAAAATAAGAATAATGGTCAATCTTATATAAGTTATATCTTGACCAAGACCACATAAATGGAACTTTATATTTCTTGCATATTGAATTTAACTCTGCTTTTGTTTTTCTTTCAGCCATTTCAGCAACTCCTTATGTTCTGTTTCATCATATTTAATTTTATATTTCAGCATAAATTCATATTGTTTATTAGGACGATCAGCAGGACTTTCTTTTTTATCTAAAATTCCCCACCTATCATAGATATAATAAACGTTCCTTATGCCATAGAATTTTTCACATTCTTTTCGGACTTCATTTTGGCTAACATCTTTATCAAAAGCAATTATAATATCAACATTTAGTCCAACAAGAATTTTGACTTGTTCATCAGATAATGTATGCGAGCCTATTGATACGCCTGTACCATCTTTTCGGCTATATCGTTTTAAAGTTGATTTTTCGCTCTCAAATACTACTACATATCTTTTTTCTTGAATTGTTTGATAATTTTCATAAAGCCCATAAATGTTCATTCCTTTTGAAAAAGGCTTTATTCCAAAATACTTTGGTATGTCCAGATCGTCATAATTTGGAACTGTTGTCCTGCCAACTATTCCAACATATTGATTCTCACTTCCACACCAATAATGCCACGGAATAATAATTCGCTTTTTATCATATGAATATCCAATATTGAATCTCTTACAAGCAAAAGGCATTATACCTTCTCTTACCCAAGTTATATATGGTAGATTGGTATATTCCTTTAAAATGCTATCATCGAAAATTTCAATATCCTTATTTACAACACAATAAGTTCTTTTTACTTTCTTAAAGACATCAAGAACGTCTATAGTTTTCTGCTTCTGTTTTTCTTTTTTATAACTATAATCTAAATTAAGATATTCGTGAATCGTTCTATTTGCTTTACCAAATGAAATATTATTTAACTTCATTATAAGAACAAATATATCTCCGACAAAACTTAAATCAGATGAATTAACTGCCGTAAATAGATTGTCTTTTTTTACTGTTACCGCAGTTGGATTTGTCTTATCGGGCAAAGCTGCACGATATTCAGAATGATATTCTTTAATATCGTGACAGCCTACCTTTTCTAAGACAAGCGAAATTTTGTTATTTTTTATTATATATTCCTTTAATTCGTTTGCATTCACAAAATTTCACTCCTATTAGAAATCTTGTGTTACATAAGTAATACCAATTTCCTTCATAATATTTCTTGACATATCGTGTTCAACAACAATCTGGAACTGATTTGCTGAACCTTCACGATTTTTTACAATAAAGATTATCTGATAATGTTTATCTGGATTAAGTTGAACTGGTATTTTACTTTTACCATTCTTACCTTCAAGACGGAAAACCTTTAGTGGATTCTTACCTCCCGATTTTTCATCATCAAACAAATCTCTTATCATTATATTGGTGCTTGCAACATCGGTTATATTCTTTGCTATACCTGTATTATCTTGTGTATAATATCTTTGCTTTGCTGAACCTTTCGCAAGCTGAAATGTAATTAAAATATGTACATCTTTATTAGCTTCTTTAATGGTATCTTGAATATCTACCATTGCCTGAGACATCGCCATTGCATTAGCCGAGCTTTCAAAGACTTTACTTCCTGCATCAGCCTTAAAAGTATCAAGCATAAAATACTTAACACCCATTCCAGCATATTTTTTTATTATTTTAATTGCTGAATCGGTCTTATATCTTTGGAAAGGAATAATTGTAATAGTATGATTTTGAGAAATTTCCTTTATCCATCCAGTGCATTTTTTTAGCAAAGTCCATATATCATCTGAATATTTACCATTACGAAGTACAAACTTCTGCAAATCTTCTTTAAAAATATTATTTGCACACCAGACAATCATTTCTCTTTGCCATTTGCTAAGACCATCCTCGTTTACCATTATTACAATCTTTTCGTTATTTTCAATAATACTTGGTAAAGTAGAACTTCTTGCAAAAGTGGACTTACCTACATTTGAAAGACCACCTACAAGAGTTATATTTCCATGTAGCTGACCTCCTGTTTCGGCTGTAAGCATTGGCATATTGTGATATGGCAAACCTACTGCCTGTCCTTCATTCAAATCGTCAAGTAATTCATCAATCTTATAATCAAGAGAATAACTATTGACATCCCCATTAATGTTTACAAATGTATGATTAAGAAAAGTTTCAAGTTCTGAATAAATTTCATCTGCTGACATATCAGAATAATCAGACAATTTATCAGACACTGGAAAACCATATTTAATTAATCGCAATACAACATTCCACTTATTAAGGTCTTGAATGTATCCATCAATATTGTTTACCTTAACATAACTTGTGGCATCAACAATTTTTTGCCAACCGCCATATTCGTCATATTTTTCTTTTAATTTATCGTGCTTTTCAAGATAAAACCCTACTGTTATTTCATCAAGCGATGGTTTCTTTTCTTTGACAACTATATCGTGTGCAATCTGATAATATACCTTCCACGCATTTTCAGAAATATCTTCAAGTTTTACTTCATAATCAAACAGCAATTCGGGGTTTTTATAAAAAATTGAAACAATATTTGCTTCACACGACAATTTATATTCTTTAACCCTTTTGGCTGCTTTTAATTGTTCTTCTTGAAAAGGCGTAAGTTTAGTTTTTTCCTTACCACAGCTCATTAAACTTATCCTTTGCTTCTGTTGTTTCTGACTTATATTCTGCTTTATCATTTGTATGGCTTTCAAAAGAAAGTTTGTTTATTTCCTGTGTAGCCTTTTCACGTTCTTTCATCTTGATAACAACATTATTTATTTCTTGCTCAATAAACATCATAATCAGATTTATTTTATGTCGTTCATCAGTGATCTTAGCAGAATTGTTGTAAAAATAATTCTTTATATTAGGACTACACAATTTACTTGTTATAAGAATTTGCTCATATGTATAAGAAGCATTGGGGTTTTGACGTTTATTTGATATAAAATTTCCTTCTGCAAGTCCTTTAAATCTCAATGCAAGAAACTTTGGAAATTTCATATCAGAAGAATAACCAAGTAATTCATATTTAGCATAATCACATAACATATGCCAATCATTTTTTTCTTTTTCAGTCATCAATTCACCGCCTGTACCAAACCTGTACCAAATAAGAGGACAGAACTAATTCCTCTGCCCTCTTTCTAAACACAAATACAGCTTTTATCTTAAAGACTTTGTAAGATCAAGAAGTTCAGCGAGTATTTCCGGACTTTCTGCTGTCATATTCTTAATATTAAGACCCTTTTCCTTTATAAATGCGTTTATCTGCTTTACAGCCGAGGTGTTACCACTAGCCGTAAGTTCCTTCATTAAAGGCTTCCACTCCTCGACAATATCTTCGGCATTATCAGCTTCTGTTGTCATAGCCTTAACGTCCTTTTCAACACTATCATTGAGGTTTGAAACTGCCTTAATACCATACTTCTTAGTGTCTTCCCAATTCTTTCTCCAAATCTCAAAAGTGATATTTTCAAGAATGTCTCCACGCTTTGTTACGCCTGTTCTATCCTTAAGTATCTTAGCCTTATAAACAGTTTCCCCATCATCAGTTTCTTCTGTAAAAGTCTGAATAACAATATCAAAGTCGTGTTCTGCCTTCTTTGCAAGGTCGGGAATTTCGCCTATCTTTATTTTATCCACATTAAGAGCCTTTTTTTCTGCTTTGGTTGCGTCCCTTGTTTCGTCCTTCTGATGAGCAGTCACAACACACCATTTGCCCATTTCGGAAAAAAGAATATAAGATGTTGCAAGCTGTTGATTCCATCTCTTGATATGCCCCCAGTCACGCTGAGAAATATTTATATCATTAAGGTCAATATCTGTATTACCCTTGTTTCTCTGCTTTCTTGCACGGCTTTCAGCTACCTCATATGCTGCACTCTGCATATTCTCATACAGTTTTGTACCAGAGTCAATAACTATCGTATCAAACGTCTTGAGCATATCCTCATCGTTAAGCTCATCAAGGGTTTCCTGCACCTCCTTTTCGGAAACAGTTCTCATAACACCCTTGATATTCTTATTCTTTCCGAGATAATATGTCTGACCATCTTCCGTATCAACAAGGTTAATGTTAGGGAACGTGCCAACGAAAGTTGATTTGCCAGTACCCTGCTTACCAAACACAAGAACCTTTCCTCCAACATGAGAGAGAACTTCTTCTACATTTTGAAATCTCATATTTAATTACCTCTCTTTCTTATTACAGGTCTTCGAGCATCTTCATGAACTCATCTTCATCATCACTGGAAGAATCCATTTCATTATCTGCACTATCATCAGTATTATCACTAGGGTTATCAAGGTCAAGTGTTGCAAGATATGCTTCAAAGAACGAAAGATCATTAGGCTTATATTTCTTAGTATCACGAGATGCTGTAGGCTTTCTTGTTTCTCCTTCTCCAACATATGTAATAGCAGGCTTTGTAATAATCATTCTCTTTTCTCTGCTTGTATTTCCAACAGCACACTTAGCAAGAGCTTCTTCCTCCGTATAAAGACCAAGTTCAATAAGTTCCTTAATATCATCAGGAATATCATCTGCTGTAATATTAACTATTGAACCTCCTTCAACAAGATTACCTTCGACAGTAATTTCAATTATCTCATTCTTCTTTGCCTTGTAAAGCTTTGCAATTTGTCTTGCTGTCAGTTCGGGATTTTCATTTATTTCAAGTTCATATGTAACAGGGATTGTAAAATTCTGCTTGACCTCTATCTTCTTATCGTTAATCTTTGGCTTGCCAATATAATCAATAACATATGCAGAAACAGGAATTGTATTCTTTGTCTTATCAGGCTTTCCAATGCTTCCATCATCAAGAAGAATTGTTTGTGTAAATGTTGCCTTATACTTATCAGGCTCGCACTTAGAAAGAACAAAACTTGTTATCTTCTTCTTAATATAAACTCTTTCACCATCAGTTTCATATATGATATTTCCCTTAACATTTACAACTGTTTCATCTGTAAGATGTTCACTAAGATATTCAACAGCATCATAAGCAGTAATAAAACTCTTATAAAATGTATTGCCCTTTTCATCCTTTTCAATACCAACAGTAATAAAATCACCTTTTGCTATTGTTTCAAGAATATCCTTATCATTTCTATCTTCCCAATCAATAGTAAATTTATTATCATAATCGTCAACAGTCTTATTATTTTCATCCTGCTTAACACCATGAACATTAATCTTATTTTCTTTATTTGGGAAATATCCACTTGACATTTCTGCAAATACTATATTTCCATTTCCACAGTCAATGCCAATATTCATTATATTGGAAGTCCAACCACTATCATATGTATGGTCAAGATCAAAAGTATAATCATTTACCTTTGCTTTGCCAATAAGATTAAAAGTTGCCTTACCCTTTTTAAGTGCAGTAGTGTTCTTTTCTGCCATAAATTCAAAATCCTTTCAATATGTATAATTTAATAATTTTAACGCTTATATTATTATTTACTCACAATTTTAAAATTCAATAAAATCTTGGTTCTATCTCTCGCTCTGTAACTCATATCAAATTTCCTCATTTATAAGTCAGGCATAAATTCTATTTATTCCATATTCAACAGCACACTGGTGTTCAACCTTACAACCTCTTGCCGTATCCCAACCAAAACAGAAATAGGCAACATCGGCATCTGCAAGAAGTTCAATAGCCTTGGAAAGATACTTTAGAGGAATACTCCCGCCTGCTGGGTTATAGTCCTCAAAATAACTATCAATAATCTCAACTTCTCTGTTAGGGAAAATCTTCTTGACCTTATCAATAGCAAGATTTCTTTCTGTAAGAATTTCTTCCTCTGTCTTATCTCTCATTACCTGAGAAATAAATACCTTAATTGGCTTTGTCTCAGCCATTTCAAACACTCCTTTTAAAAAATAAAAATATCTATATAAACGCCCTTTCGGACGGAATTAAGATGAAATCTATATAAACAGCTTAGAGCTGATTAATAACGTCCTTAACATCTTCAAAAATCTCTTCGGTTGTCCAATGCTTTTCACCTAATGCAAACCCGAAATCGTTGAAATCATTATAAACATAATCACCATAATGAGCATAATCCCAACCTATCCAATATCCATCTCTGTGATTAGGATTATTTAGAGGACAGATAATACCTTGTGTACTTGAATAAGTTAATCCACCATGACAGTCGATAGGAATATTATCATAATATTTGCCATACCATTTATGCTCTTTTGGCAACTCAACATATGCACAAGGATGTGAGCCTAATGACACTATTGCATAATGAAAGTTATTATAAATTCCTTCATCAAGAATTTGAATATTTTCTTGGCAACGTTTTTTATATTCCATTTTAATCATTATCTTTTCCTCCATTTTTATATCTATCTCTATTTACAGACCTAAACATCATAAGCAACATTTCTGAAACAGGACGTTCTCTATCACAGCGTTTAGCCTTTTTGATAATTTTCATTACTTCATTATCATCGAGTGTCATAACACCAATTTTATAAGGAATTTCATCTTTAACTTTTTTATAAACCGAATTGAGCATAACATAGTAATTATAATCGCCAATGAAATTATGCCCATGCTTAGAATGAAAATCTTCAACAGATGATTTTATTTCATAACAATAAAAATCACCTTTTTCTATTCCCGAAATAGTGTTATTTACGGGGACAAATCGCATATAATCCACTCTGACTTGATTGAGTGTTCCGTAGTCAAATGTAACTTCTTTAGACCAATAAATACGAGGGTCATTCTTAGGATTTATGTAATGCTCTAATACTTTAGATAAAAGTTGTGTTATTTCTTTTCTATCGGACACATTTTTCACCCCCCACTACAAACATTTCATTTATTATATATGCTCTTCGTATATTCAGTTTTAATATCTTTAAAAGACTTATTATACAATAACCTTTGAGCCGTGACCCACTCATCCTTGTAAAACCAAACATTGATGCCACGATAAGATACAAGAACATAACCTTGTCTCTTCATAAATATATCAATCAAAATTTTTCTAATCAAAAGAGATACTTGCCATATAACAGCTGTAAGAAATAAACAAATCATTATAAACGCACAAACGCATATTATAGCCATTATAATTTGATATTTAAATTCAAAGTATTGATTCATGACCTATGTCCTCCATTATAAACTTTTCTTTATTGAGAATTTCAGCAGCATCAATAATAGGTAAATTCTCAGCATACTCAAGTACAGTCTCTACTCCATAAACAAAATTAATATCTCCATGCTCTTTGTCGTAATGATTGAGACGGACTGGAAATTCAAGTAACTTGTCTAAATCAATTAGTCTTGGCATCAGTTTAACTCTCTTTCTATTCCATCATAAACTTCTCTCGGTTGAGAATTTCGCAAGCCTTTTCAGCGGCTTCTTTGGTAAAACAAACAATAAAATAATTCATACAATACCAAGGAGCACAGCTAAAACACTTATACTCACTGTCGTAAGATATAGCCCATTTACCTTTATCCGTATCCCAATCAGGGAAATAATCAGGACACAGCAGCTCGTGAAGCTGCATTAACCTATTTTGAACACGGAGAACATTGTCTCGATACCATTCAAGATGTTCTTGCGTTTTATCATCTGAATGATACATATTATTAAAATTTATCCTATCATTATATAAAACACTATTATCATAATAAATCGTATCTTTTTCGACAATTCCATCCGAATCGACATATGTATATGAATCACCAGTTTTAGGTATCCACACGGTTTCATTCTTTTCAGCAAGTTTAGCCTTAAGCTTTTCAATCTCTGCTGCCATTGCCTCATAGTTAGCTTCAAGCTTGGAAATTTTTTCTTCGACCATTTTAATCATCACTCCAATCAAGTTTTTGACCGCAATTACTACACGTCTTCCAATCATCATAATCATTGATTGATTTTTGACAGCAAGGGCAGTCACCAAAGTGTGAGAATTCTGAATCATATTCAATAGGCTTCATGGGAATTTCTTTCTCCAGCGCTTCTATGCCCATTTCCATCGCAACAGCATAGTCAAGTGGATAGTTCCACTCGACCTCAGCTATCGCAACCCTGAGCGTATCTATTGCTTCTTGTGGGGTCATTGCCATCACCCCTTTTTCTGCTTGTTGGCTTCATACAGCTTCAACATATCATCCGTGTCGATGTCTTTCAAGTGGTACTTCCATACATCTTCATCTGTATATTCAAAGCCGATAGCTTCGGCAAGGGATTTAAGCAGATAAAAATATGCAGTTTCAACCTTGTTGTAAATATTACACTCATTTTCAGCAGCCGGACCAGACCAGCCATGATACCCCATATCGCCCATTGACCAGCCGAGGTCATAAAGATAGTGGCCGTCTTCATTGCCAAGAACTTGGTGGGTGCCGTTTTTGAAATATGTATTGCCGGTTTCTTTGGGGCTCAGATCCCACCACATTATCTGCTTGAACATTTGGCGGTATATATCATAAGTGCCGGACATATTTGATTTATTCATTTTTCATCGTCTCCTTTAAAACGAAATATTTTCAGGATTATAAAATTGCTGAAGCTTATGAAAAACATCTTCGTTTTCTCTCAACGCTTTGTAATAATCGTTACAATAAACGCTCAAAGTTGCTTGGCAGCCATCATAAAAATCCACTATTCGCTTGCATACCCAAAGTTTTTTATCACGATCGTATTTTATTTTAAACCAATGACCGTTTTCACTCCAAGGACTATTAAGAGCTTCTGTTGCATATTCAATGTCCTCATTATCTGCATCGTTCGTGTTGTTGCTTATTTTAATTATTTTAATGCGTCATCTAATTCAAAATGCTCCCAATCATTATCAATGTAAAGATCAATCTCAATCATTGTTATCACTCCTTCTTAAAAAAGCCCGCATCGTTCGTCTGATTTTTGAGGTCTGCGACCTCTTTATGCAGCTACTTGATTTCACGTAAAATTGCGACTTTGTTGCTGTAGCAGTCTTTGTAGTAATCTTTATTGAATATCCAAGCATCAGCATCTGCACATAATAGGATGAATATCTAAAGTGTTATAAACACACATATGATAATAATAACAATAATTATACCAATCATTATCCATTTCTCCTTCATTCAAACATTATCCTGCTATTTACATAACTTGTATCCTGTGAGAAAACAGGTATTTCTTTATCAATAACCCAACGAGAACGCAGTGCTACGCCATCTTCGGTTTCAATCTCATACTGTTTTTTGATACAGCAAGAACCACGCTTTAAATGAGTGGGAATATTATTCCAGTTGATACCTTTTTCTTGAAACAGCATTTCCTGAAGCTCTGAGCAATTCTTATTTTGCAGCTGTTTGTGCGAGAAATTTGCCTGAGCTACAGACTGAATAGAATTGCGAGTCGCATCCTGTTGTCTCCAGAGCAGACAATTATTAACCTCCTCTTTGGGAATATTGAATACTCGGCTATCGAAAAATGCTCCGTGAAAATCTGCGTCGTCATAAGCGTTCCTTATCTTGAACCACTTTTCAAGTATATCTTCGTTTGAATACGTACTGTTATGAGTATTCATAATCCATCGGTCTTTATTTTCACAAAATTTTCTGTTAAATTCCAATTTTCTGTTAAATTCCAATGTTGCCATACTTGCTGAAATACTGCACATCTTTTGAATGTTGTTATCAAACCAAGCCTGAGATGTAAGCTTCTTATAATCACAAAGCACAAGAGTTATTTCATCAGATTGGGTGTAGCCAAGAACACAACCTTCGATGTTTTCACAAAGATATTTCATTGTGTCTTGCATAGTCTCAACAAGAATACTGTCAAAAGGCTTATTGAAGCCCCTTGTAAATGTGTGAAATGCTTTACCGTCAATTCTGATGATAACAGGTGTTCTACGAGTAAGATATGTGCGAGTTACATTTTCATATATTTTCATTCTGTCACCAAGATTATCATTTTTATTCATTATTCATCACCTCTCAATAACCAATCTATACTTGTGGCTTCTGTATCTTTATAAGAAAGAAATGGAAAATTATAGGCTATCGGATGAGTAGGATTTTTAATGTTTGTAAGTTCTCTATCGTCAATAATCCACCAACCACATTCTTTGTCCCACTCAGGTTTACTAACGAAAGCGTAAGTATCAAATCTGTCAATGGAAGTTACCTTGTCTTTAGCTATCCAATGATAACCCATTACTCGCAACGCTACAAGAATATGTGCATCATTTATCGTAAGCACGGGTCTTTCTTTACCTTTAATTTCAGGGTGCGTATCTGACCAATTCTGAACTATTGAAATAGATTCTTCAGTAGCTTCTGCACATTTATAAAACTTGGATAATGGACATTTTTCACATCCGTCTTCGCCAGTAATGCTATCACACATTCTTTCTTTTTCATGAACATAGTCAATAGCTTTGGAACAATCATATCTTTTAGTTTTTGACTCATTATGTGTTATTTTTACATTCATTTTTTAGCATCTCCTTTAATTTAATAAAATTTAAGTTTTATTGTAAAAATCAAATTCTGAAATACCCATTAATATTGGGTTTCAAGGGTGTTGATTTTTACAATTTTTATTTTTTCGTGCGGATAATCGGGATCGAACCGATACGCATTTCTGCAACAGTTTTTGAGACTGTCCTGTCTGCCTATTCCAGCATATCCGCAGATAAATTAAAGCTTAACGTACTTTAATGTTGATGTTATCTCCACGCACATTTACCTATCTTTTCAATTAAAAGCTCCGAAATGTATTAATTGAGCAATCATCTACACCTGGCACTTAATCCCTAATATTACAGGAACATAACTTTATCTTTCTCTATCCTTTCCAGAAAGATAAAGAGGAAGCAAGGTTTCACTACAGGTTTACCTGCATTTGTGGACTAGATACATCTTCCTACCATAGACTAAAATGTTGTCCAAACATTTTTCAAACATCTACTCGCACCGTAAAAACACTCGGAACGTCTTTATATATGTATCCTATATGGTGCTACAGATGAGACTCGAACTCACACGCTTTTCAGCAAGGGATTTTAAGTCCCTCGTGTCTGCCATTTCACCACTGTAGCAGGTTGATTGTTGTTTCGCACACCCACAATCACAGCGGAAAGCTTTTTGCCGTTTAGCTGTAATCTTCCAACAGCATAGGCAAGGTACTTTCAAGATACCTTTAGCACAACCAAAGAGATGGGATTCGAACCACATACCTACCGCTTTCGGCGGTTGTTCTCACCACTGAACTACTCCTGCACGAACACCTCAGATTAAATCTATACCTACGTACACTCAATACGTAAGGTCTAAACCAAGTAACTGTGAGTCAGCATCCTGTGCCGTCCATACATTATTTTGTTTGGTTATGCTGCGGGCTCATTATTAGCACAAGTTCCTCTGCACTTCAACCACTCAGATAGCTATATCGCCATACCGCAAGCTGATGTGGATTTAATGGTGAACCATACGGCACTCGAAGCCGTGACCCTCTGATTAAAAGTCAGATGCTCTGCCAACTGAGCTAATGGTTCATATTCTCTGACTTTTTATACGGAAGTCAGAGAAACCGTAGGGAGGTTATACCAGAATAAAACTAACATTTGGTTGGGACACTCTGATTTGAACAGAGGATCACGGAGTCAAATTCCGATGCCTTACCACTTGGCTATGCCCCAATATTTATTTTAATACTAAATCTTATTACTTACTTATCGTTTGACTACATATATATTATACTCGATAATTTTATATTTGTCAAGCAAATTTAAAGATTTTTATATCATTTTTTATATTTCACTTTTGTTTATGTATTGGAAGTAATTTCTCACTTCCACAATATTAATTATAATTCTTTTTTAACTTGCTCCACGCTTTGCTTATATTCATTATACTCAGAAACAATTCTTTGAGCCGTAGATAATGAAACACCGGACAACTTTTTATAGGTTTCAGAGCCTTCCATACCAAAAAATAAATAGTCGTTCTCTTTTTCATACTGGCTCATTCTATAAAATATACCGGACTTAATTATTGTCGGTTTATTCAGCCTTGAGTCTGATACTCTTCCTATTGCTAAATATCTAAAATTATTTAGAGATTTCTTACTCATTGTATTAAACAAATTATCATATGTCCAATCTTCACGCTTACGCTTATATCTACTCTTTTTATATGGTCGGTGTTTTTCTGATTCCTTAATATCCATAATGGACTGATAAGCTTCATTTAACAGTTCTTTTTCATCCTCTGAAATAGTGTATGTTTTGTCGCCAACTGTTATCTGTCCTGATGTAATAATAGTTATAACATCTTTTAAAGTCAATGACATCATTTCTTCATCGGACAAACCGTTCCAAACAAATACAATAAAGGCATTATATTTCTTTTGGTTAAGATACAAGGTATCAAGTTCTTGTTCACTTAATTCGTGTTCTTTAATCGAAGATTCCTCATCTTCAGCTTTTAGCAGTGCCTTTTTTAATTCAGTAAAATCAGAAAACAATATTTCATTTAAATTACTGTTACATATTTTTGTTGCCAGTTCTCGCAATCTGTTCAACTGATAATATATATCTGCGATAGACACATTATAAGTTCTATGAACCCACATTAAATAATCGTCAAAAGAACTATAAAACGCATTTAACGTTGATGGTTTTGTATTTTTTGCGTCAATAATATCAACAATTTCTTCAGCTGACATATCAAAAACATTCTCTTTAATCACATTGAGCTTTCTCAGTCTTAATACATATACTTTTAAACTCACTGATTTTTCACAACGATCGCAATATTCATCAAAATACGGAAGCATATCATCACCCTTTCATACTCTCTAAAACAATTTTATCACTTCCTTTTGAATTTGTCAAGGCTTTTTTAGACAAGACAATGTTTATCGCTCAGTCCCAAACTTGCAACTATAGCCTTGTCGATACATCTCATCATTCTCTCGCCAAGTTTTCCACTCCAGCTGAGAATACGGGATTTATCAATGGTTCTTACCTGTTCCATCATTGTAATAGTGGACTTCTTTAGTCCTGTTCCTGTTTCGACAGATGGATTAACGTTGACATGAGTAACCATAGGCTTTTTATCCTTGCTTGTCATTATAGCAACGATAAGGCAGGGTGAATGTTGATTGCCTTTTTCATTCTGAATTACAACTGCGGGTCTTACACCACCCTGTTCAGACCCAACGGCATCTCCGAAATCGACCCAAACTATATCACCTCTATGATATTCCATTGTTCTATCATAAATCCTTGACCACGAATTTGTTGCTGTCATATTATTATCTCCTTTCATTTAGTATAAGACTGAATTTTGCTCTACAAGTTTTATTATCTTTATTTTATCATTTACTTATTTCAAAATCAGTCTAAAAATATTTCTAAATTGTAAACTCTATCATTTCAGAGAAATTAATAAATGGTAATATACCATCTTCTCTGATCTGACAATAGTCTGTACCCATTAATTCATCGGATATCACATCTCCTTTCAATTCATATTTTTCATTGACAATACCTCTGAGAATAGGCTTAAACCAATGTACAAAAGCTTCTCCAGGTTCACTGTCATATGTATCATTTACTATCATTATAGACTTATCATTTGCAGTTAATTCAAACGTTACAAAATTTTCTTGTGCAAAAATACTTAAACTAACTGCTTTTACGATATTTAAATCTGGGTGAGCTATTGTAGCTGTTATCTGTTTTATTTTATTAACGTCAAAATAGGAGTTAAACAAAATGCTTCCATTATTAAAGTATTCTGTTAATTGAGATTTTATACCTTCTATACTCATTTTCATCAATCCTTTCGTGTCATTTACAAAATCTTCGTCTGAATTGCCACACAATTCCCTTATATACGGACTTGCCGTATAGGAACGAGAAAACATTCCCATTGGCATTTATCCATATTTGATGACTTCCGCTGCCGTTTCGGAGAAATGTGAAGCCATTATCCGTTAGCATTGTAAGAAACTTCCTTATATCCATAGTATTACCTCAGATGCAGAATATCTGTTACTTCTTTAAAGGTTATTTCTCTATATGTATTGCCCCTGACATCAATTTCAAAACAAATACAAGGAACTTTTTTAGCATAACAAATCTTAAAAATTATCATTTCAGGGTCTGGTTCTTGACAAGCAGGTTCACCTTCGGATTTATATGCAAAGTTACTTTCATAACAAGCCAAAATTGTCCTGCCATAATTCTTTGCCTTGCTATGTTTATCTATCGAGTCAAGTTCATCATTAAGCCTAATAAGTCTTTCGAGCTTATCTCTCTCACTGAGCAGATACTTTTCGTCTGCTTTTACCTTCCCATCATATCCGAGAAACTGAGCGTATTTGTTGAGTATTTCATCATACATATTCATTTGATTTTCCTCCATTATTTTAATAATTCTGGTGCAATTTTTATACCGCATTGTTCAACCTCTTTTATTTTAAACCTTGCAGTCCTTATTCTTTCTACATCATACGCCGTAAGTGCGTGACCCCAAAATTCTTCAAGTTTTCTATTCAAGACTTTATCGTTTTCAATAACAGTGTATTTATCCCTATATTTTTTATCAAACCTTTTTATCTTTAAATATGGGACATAATAAGTAGTCTTATTTATCCTATCATATCGCAAATAGCAATACAAAGGAGAGGTAAAGATTTTCTTAATTTTGTACATGACTGTACGAATTGCATTGTAAATAAAAAATATTACAAAAGCAAAAATTTGAAACAATAAATCTTCCTCATTCTTCAGCACTATAACGTTTATGATGCTGTTTAAAACAGTACCAATAATAATACCTATTACAATTTCCATACATACATCCCTATTCCATTGAAATTGTTGTTTGTGTACGGTCGGCAAGAGTGTCTATAACAATATTTCCACAAACAGTAGGAAATACGGCTGTTACTCTCTCACCGTTCTTCGCCTGCTCATAATGTCCAGCTGCATTTTCAGCCCACATACCCGTGATATGAGCATATAAAGCTATTGCAACATCTTTTGCAAGTATAGGATTTTCTTTCTGCTTTGTCTTGAGGTCATCGCTGACCTTGTATTTACCTATCTGCAACACCATTATCAATCCTTTCTTATTACTGGAAATTTACCCTGATATCTTATAAATTTGAGAGCCAAATATCTTGTATATCCGTCTATAAGCGTATTATTTTTAGATATCGTTATTGGCTTTGTATCAAGATATTCTGAAATAGTATTAGTTCTCAATGCTTCTTTCATATTCGTAATTGTGTTATGTAACTTTTCTTCTTTTGGTGGACTTTTCTTAAATGAGGACGGAATTATTATTTCAGAAAGAGTTACCCATTCCGTACTATCCGACAATTCAGCATAAAATTTATCTCTGGTGGCAGAATTTACTAAAACCGCATCTATAGTCTTTATGCCATCTCTGATTGCAATAGTATAGTCTTTCCAACCCGTGATAAGGTTATAAGTACAGTCCTTATTATCATGTAATATTACCAACAGTTTATTTTTGTCTTTGTTAAGACTGGGTATCTGGGAGAGGTCACTACTATAATGAACCTTTTCTATCATTCTTATCATTGATACCGGTATCTTTCTTATTTTTCCACTTTTCCGAGCCAATGCTCTAAATTCTTTAACGGTCATTTATATCATTCCTTTCAAATCTTATATCCTGATAATTTTGTAAACTCCTCCAACCCTATATTAAGGTCGAGCCATTTCTGACGTAATTTTACAGGGTTTACAGTCATATAATGGTTTATTGTAGTATCGACATCTGCGTGAGCTACAGCTACACAAGCAACCATAGCATTCCTGTTATCGTTCCAATTTCGTGAAATGAACTCACAAAATGTCTTTCTCATAGCATGAGAACTATAATGACCCATTATGCCAAGTTTTTGAGTTATCGTTTTTAGCCAGCGTCCCACTGATTGAACAGTCATTGGAGCAAGTTCTCGCTCCTTTCCGTTCTCGTCATATTTTTCGCCTGTTGTTTTTACATCAATAATTCCTCCACATTCATCGTAAATGAACTCAGAAAAATATGCTTTGCGGTTTCCATCTCCACTGAACAAATAATCCTCTACTTTTAAAGATTTAAAATCAATAAGAAATCTGAGGGCGGTTTTAACAGCTTTATTGAAGTATACAGGTCTCGCTTTGCTTGTTTTTTGTTCAGCGATATACTTAACATCAAGAATGTTTCCATTTTCATCTGTTACATCTTTTACTTTAAACGAAAGAATATCACCACAGCGATAGCCTGTGTTTATTCCGAAGATGAACATTACCATTTTATGATATGCTCTTTCTTTGAAACACTGACGAATAACAGCGTTGATATCATTTTCGCACATAAACGCATCGGCAGAATGATTAGTAGGAGCTTCCACCTCAGTAACAACAACTTGTCTCTGAGATATCTTACGTCTGCTTTTTCTGCCCGACATATCAATGATATTAGCTGTTGTTGAATTATAAGCTATCGCTGCGTTCATAGTGATTATCCTTTCATTTAGAAGTATTATACTTATGCAATCAAACTCCGTATATCGGCTTTATCTTACCACGCTTGGACACCTCATTATACTTGTCTCTAAGAGTTTCCGTCCAGTTAATAGGATAGGACATTTTGAGATTCTTGGCTGTATTTGTAAGCATCTGAGGTGTATATTTTGCAAGAGCATTGACAAGCCTTGATGTGACGATATTATTTCCGTAAAGTTTGAGAAACTCTGTTGTTCCTGCTATGATATCGCCCTGCAAACTGGATTCTCTTCCGTTATACGCTTCAATAAGACACTTTATGGCAAGAATAGTATCATCAGAATCCTTCTTATATAGCATTTCCACCTTTTTAACAGCATTGATTCTCATTCCGGTAGTGGTCTTTTTATCATAAGGTAATCTACCACCAACACGAGAAACTTTTAATGCAAGCTCGCAAGGAAGTTCTCTGCCGGCTTCATAAGAAGCAAGTGTCATTTCATTAAATGTATGCCGATGTTTCTTTTCATACTGGTCAACATAATAATCAGCTTCATCAGTATAGGTCATTCCCTTATGTACAATACACTGAATATCCACAGGCTTATTTTCGTTAACAGCTTCGAGAATAATGACTGTATGCTGTCCATCAATTACGTAATACTTTCCGTCTCGATAAGAAACGTGAACAGGGTCAACCTTATTAGGATTGAAATCCTTAACACATTTAGCAATAAATTTCATATTAATTTTACGCTGATATGGCTGTTTGCTTTTAAGCTGAGATGAGTTGATCGTTCTTGTTGTCCAACTGGGCTGTGCTGAAAATTCCATAATTTTATTCCTCCATTATTATATTAGATTTTTCTATAATTGCTTCTTTTAAGGAAGTTATTGTATTTACCACTGTACTTAATGTAAGTGTTATATCAGCTATGGCTTCTTTTTTGGTATATTGCTTATCAGAAACTCTATCCACCATTTCAATATAATCTTTAAGAGATTCGATGTAATTTTTAGTTTCTGATTTGAACATACTTGTTATCATTGCAAACGTAAGAGATTCTTCCGAATCGTCCTTCATTCGCTTGGCTCTATCCAACATTGTATCTGTTGCTTTAGTACCCACGATAACAACATTCCCTTTGCGTTTATAAAGTCCCGTTGAACTTATTTCGTTGTCGAGATAAAGTGTTTTATCTTCGTCACTACAATAATTTAAAGCGGAAATTACTTTTGTAGCTTGAGATGTTGAATTTTCCGATAAAACTTTATTGACGCACTTATCATTTATTTCACTTTTGATAAGCTTATCATAACAAGATAGGACACATTTACAATCTCTTGCAGTTCTGTCAGGCTGACCTAAAGCTTTGCTCACTTCCCTGTAGGACGTTTCCATCTTCATTGACCTCGGATTCAATTCCACTTGGCGAGTTGCCAGCTCCACTATCCTCTGACACAATTTCAGTGTCAAACACGTCTGAGATAATGTCTGTTTCAGTTCCATTATCTCCGTTGTCAATATTTCCTGCTGATCCGCTTTCGTCAGTGCCGTTTTCTTTGCCATTTATTTCACCCTCATTCTCATCAAGATATTCGTCCATATAATCATCTATAGCATACTGTCTATCTTCTACCATTTCAGCAGAATACAGAGAGCTTCCGCTACCATTGGATTCACAGCTTGATGTAAGCAGTTCAAAATTATCACTGCTCCAGAATTTATTGAGAAAGTTTCTGTAATCAGTAGCTGTTTTATTCTTTCTCTTAAACGAATTAAGACTCATTATATAATGTGGAATAGTTACAGAATCTAATCTTGCAGATTCTTCTTCCGACAGATTCATTTTAATTTCTGCAAGTTCCTCTACGAGCATAGATAGATTAGCGATATCCGATGCTTTTACATAATCATCAAAATCATCTACAAACTTAGTCATCGTTGCAGAGCCAAGATTATTATAATTGTAAAATGTCATCATCATAAGAGTTCTTACTATACAACAAAGGATACTGTCATTTTTTGCCTTGCAACCATTAACATCTTCCCAAAGTATGCTATCACAAATTGGCTGTAAAGAACGCATAACGCCTGAACCAAGAGCAAAACGTATTTTCTGATAAGCATTTGGGGACTTTCCGTTATTCATACAGAATACAATGTCGTCCAATTCTTCATCAGAAAAGCCCTCGTGCATATATGTAGTAAGGCTATATTTATTAAAAAATGTCTTTATCGCATCGGAGAGCTGAGAATATTTTTTCCCTGCAATGTCAATTTCGACCTTTTGTTCATTGCCATTTTCATCAACACATCTACACACAACAGGCAATGCTCTTTTATCCAAAGCAAACTTATCGTGATAAAAGTCTACAAGTGTTGTGGTTCTCTGCAATCCATCTACGAGAGATGTGATTGAATAACTTTTACTCTCAGCTCTGCCCTTGGCAAGTGCTATACTTCCGATAGGTCTATTATGTAAAACAGCTTCAATTAACTTAGACTTCTGCTTTTTTGTCCACTGGTCATCTGTGCGCTGAATAAGTGGATCACGGCAGATTTCTCCATCGTCAACTTCTTCAACATACATTTTTACTGAATAAGGAATCATCCGCACATCTGATTCTTCTCTTACACGCTCTGCAATGGTATAAGCAGTTCCATTGAGTTCAATAGAATTGTAATCTTTTTTCTTTGTTGTCTTTGTCATATGTATATCCTCCTTTGAATTTTTACTTACTTATATAATAACATATTTTCTGAAAGGTGCTTGACAAATCTCAGAACATATGTTATTATATAAGACTAAGGTTTGAATCCTTTATGATTTGACCTTGATATAAGTATATCACTTATAATAGAACTTGTCAACACAAGATAGAACTAAATAATATACAAATATTTCTTTTTATAATTGTTTATATTACACATATTGATTGGAGATGCTTATATGAACATATTCGGACGAATTGTAAAACAATATCTTCTTGATAATGATATAAAACAACAAGAGATAGTTGACAAAATGAATGTTGCTAAAAATACTGTAAGTCAATCACTTAATCGCCCCAATGTCACTCTTGATACAATGCTTAAAATTGCCGAGGCTCTGGACTGTGACCTTGAGATTAAGCTTGTTCCAAAATCCAATTCTCAACACAATTAACAAAATAATACAATAAAAATAGTGCGGTCTGACAATTTTTTCTATCAAACCGCACTATTTTCTTTTTCGTAGATAATCTGATATAATCAAAAGTAATTGGAAGACCCATATACCCCTTTTCCCCGTATTACTTACGGCAGTTTGACTACCTACAGAGGAGGGGATTTGTATAGAGGTTTTGATTGCGTTGCTGTCCATACTCGGCACAATCGTTATTCCAATAACGCTCGTAATTATCGTGAAAATGTGCCTGAATGACAAGAAACATCGTTTCTCCATTCGTCTCGGAAAGAATGGATTCAAGGTCGATATTAGACCGATAGATTAACACCCAGAGCGTTAGTATGGGTGGCTCTCACGTTATGGGTAGTGGGAGCTTTTGCTTTTGATTATGTATCAGATTACCTACTATATCTATTATACTGCAATGCAGATAATAAATCAAGTCGATTTGTGCGATTTTTAAATCGTATATCACAATATCAATGTTCCATTTTCTTACTCCTTTCTAAAAATATTGCTTACTATTGCCAAAGGTATATATTATACACTTACAACCTTTTATCAAGGAGGACACATAAATGAAATACAGCAATGAATGTATGACTGATGTAATTCAGTGCATATTGGGCAATTTACATTTTAAGGACACTTCTCATAATGGTATATATATGATTTTATTCCTATTACCTTTGACGTAGTTTTTAAGAGCGAATCACTCAAAAACTACTCATCTGATGAAGTTAAGTTTTGCCTTTGTATTTTATATAACAAAGAATATATATCTACAAACGGTCAAAAAGGAAGCGATGATTGGGAAATCATCGGAATTACTTCTAAAGGATATGAAAACTTATTTAAGATATAAGTTTATCTTTTCTCATAGATCATATAGTTCATAACCTTATCCAAAACGTATTGCACTTCGGCAATAGTAAGACCATTTTTGTTTATACATTCAATGCATAAATCATACATTTCTGTATAGTCCTTATAGTCTTTTTCTTGTGTGTCAACATTCATCATGCGCAGATGAGGTTCTCTGGGTATAAATTCAATGCTTTTTGTTTTAGATGTAAACATATTTTTCAATTCCTTTCTCTAAATACTTGACAAATTTCTCTAAATATGTTATTATATAATACTAAGAACTTACTGTTATGTAATTTCTTGGTATGTATATAGTATAACGCAATAAATTGCGTTTGTCAATGCTTTTAACGCAATTTATTGCGTTTCTATGTTTACTACAAAATTGTGAGGTGCTTTTTGTGGATTTTTATGAAAGATTAAAACAGGAGTGTAAAAAGAACAATACCACTGTAACTGCTTTACTTAAAGAGTTTAATATTACCACAGGAAGAATGAGTAGCTGGAGCAAAGGTGGTAAACCAAATCCAAAAGAGGTCAAACTCTTTGCAGATAAACTAAACGTATCAACAGATTTTCTTATTACAGGAGAAGAATATACTTTTGACAACAAAATTGTTCTTTCCGCAGACGAAAACAAAATTATTAAAGAATATCGTTATTTATCCGATAAATCTAAAACAGAAATTCGCAGCACCCTTAATCATTTATATGATATGGAGATGCAAATGGAAATTTCATCCGAATTAGCCGTTCCAACAATTTCTATTCCTCATTCTCTGTTTAAAGTTTCAGCTGGTGTAGGTGAATGGCTTCCGGAAGAATCTTGGAATACGATTCTTATTTTAGATACTCCGCAGGCTCGTAAGGCTGATTTTGCTTTGACTATTGAAGGCGATTCTATGATGCCCGATTTTGAAAGCGGAGATATTGTACTTGTAAAAAAACAAGATGCTGTGGATATCGGACAAATTTGTATTTATATTATTGAAGGCAACGGATATATTAAGAAATTTGGTGGAGATAGACTCATTTCTTTAAATAAAAAATATGATGATATTCTTTTTTCCGATTACGATATTCAAGATATCCATTGCAAAGGCTTGGTTATTGGAAAAGTATAAATAGAAAGGATTTGATTTTATGAGAAAATATCCACCTCCGAGATATACTAAACCCATAGTTGATAATGCAGGTGCATCACTCATTCTTATGATAATAACAGTATGCTGTCCTCCTTTGGGACTAATTGCATACCTTATTGCAGGACTAATTGAGGAATTTTTTCTTTCTATGCGAAAATAAATAAAAAGAACGTCTGTACCATAGACGTTCTTTTTATTTACACTGAGAAATTTTACTTGACAAATCTAATTATATACTGTATAATAATAAATGTAGGGAATACGTTGGATAGACGATAGTTCCCGACAAATTAATGATTTTAAGTGTTAATAATCCGCCTAAGTACCAGTTAGGCGGATTACTTCTTTATACGACTAAAGATAAAATCAACCAGTGTAATAACACAGCTGACAATATTTATAATAGTATCAATAGAAATAACTTCCACTCTCCTTTGCAGTTATTCCACAAAGGTTTGTGAATTTCGACCTACTTTCCAACCAATGTGGTGATGGTCGGGAGGTTTACCGCCTACTCTATACGTCCAAACTCTTCAAAACAACGCCAATGTATTCCCTACTGCTTGTATTATACCATGCTTTTCCAAATATGTCAATATATTTATTATTCCGACAAATAAAAAAATAATCGTCACCTGACTAAAGATGACGATTATTTTTTTATATTGATGTTATTTTCCAAGAAATTCATTGATAGATTTTTCTATAATATTTCTTCTTGCTTTTATGCTTGTGGGGCTTGTAGTATGTTCCCTAACGAGAGAAGCATATTCTTCGGGCATATTACCAAAGAATTTTCCAACCCATTTTGCAAACTGATCGGGTGTGTCGAATTTTTCCAGATATGGTAAATATCCTATAAGATGAGTAGGTTTGAACATCAGTTTGATGATATCTGAATTTTCCTTCTCTATTGCCATAAGCTTATATGCTTCAAATATAAAATCATACGAAGATTTAAGCTGTTCCCTTTCGTCTGCATCAATGCTCAAAACCTTCATGACCTCATTGACGTGGGCTGGAGTGAGATTTGGTTCTTCCTCAAAGAGAGCTATCCACGATCTGATTATGATTTCCTGCTGTTTAAGGGCTTTTCTTTCCGTTGGGGTGAGCATTACATTAAACAGCTCGTGGCTGGTAAGCTCCTTGATATCTTCCATTCCCTGCTTATAGGAACGGGCGATATCGAACTTACTAACCGTTTTTCCGTTATTAAGTCTGCGGAAAATAAGGGATTCCTGCTCGGGTGTAGCATTTTCTATTATAGAAACGTTCAGAGTTGTATCAAGTATCCAGCTTTGGAGTTTGGGAGGAAGCTGCTTAAAACGCTTACCCTGAAGCTTAACGGGTTCTCCGTTGAGGTATATATCAGGCTCGTTTGTCAGTCCCGTGAGGGCAAAATCTCCGTCTATATAATGGATTATAGTTGTTCCTCTTTGCTTTCCGTCAAAGATTTTCAGGAGAGTATTTCCGTTGGGGAGTTCCCTTACACCTGCAATAAATGGAGACTGTGCATCGGTAATCTTCAGTAATATTGAATGAATATAAAGGGATTTTCGGGTATTGCTCCACACCTCTCCACGCTGCATATCGTCCGTGAAGTCAACCTCGGGGACGTCTTCATAGTACATATTGTAAAGAGATTTAATGCTGATACCTTTTTGGTACATCTTAAATTTATCCATAAAAAATCCTCCTGACAAAATTAAAAGTAATGATAGAACAAACATAATCATCATTTCAATGATTTAATAATATCATACTTTTTTTCATTTGTCAAGAGGATAGCTTTATCTTATTATTTACTTGCAAATTCATAGAACTTGCGTTTTATTATATCTTAGTTACTGAAATAATATTCTTTCCGCCCTTTCTTGAATATGTTGTTCTTGCAATAGTATTTATACTATATGCTCTTGCTTCTTTATCAGCTTGTTCAATAAGTTCTTTATAACGTTTTTCTCCAATTTCATCCTTAACAAGCTGTTTGAACCATTCATAGATATTCATATTCATTTCAATATTATATTGAGATTTTATATCTTTAAGCTCTTTTAACTGTTTAAGTTTTATATTTTTTGCTTCAATAGCACTTTTTTTCCCACTCCTTATTTCTTTTGCATTCTGGAAGCTTTTTATTTTTTGAAATTTGATTATTTATTTCTTCAATGTCATGTCCTAATTGTTTTATTTTCTGAGAATAATAGTTTCCGCTATAACTCCACTCGTGATGGCAATTTGGACACGATATTTGATATACTCTATTTTCATTTGACATAATAAAATCCACCTTTCATTAAATTATTCCAATTCCTCAATCATCTTCTTGACACGCTCAATTTCTTCCGATTAAGTTTTTATAAAAATTTTTCCGATATATTTATTTTAAGCCCATATCTGACCTTCTCTAATTTCTTATCTCATTGAATATTACTCCTTTCATTTAATTTTGCCATCAATTTAGAATGTTTATCCCATTCAGAAGGACTAAAACATTTTACTGACGGAATCTCAACTATATGATCTTTATAACTGCCTGTGAACATATAACCGGTCTGTATTTTTTCTTTCTTTATGATCTGTATTTCTGATTCCATCGGAATAATAATAGTTTTACACGTGTTAATGTCTTTTACCTTTTGCTCAACTGATGTATGAATAATATCACCCTTTTTAACTGATTTCATATATAAATCCTCTTTTCTTATCAAACAGTAATTTTATTTAAGTAAGTAACTATGTTTTTTAACAACTTCCTCAAATGGTTTATTATCTTCCGTTCGTCCGTCTTCATTGTCGTTAAATATAGGGTCAATCACAACTGAAAAGTTGATTCCCTTATAATTAACAATAAGTTTTCCAGTCGCACTATTACCCATTGCTACCTCAAACCCCTTGATATTGTTTAATACATCAAAAATTTTATGTGTTATATTAGAGTTTCTATTATCTATAATAATTCTCCTTTCAATTCATAGCCTTCTTAGTACGATAGTTCCAGTCCGTAAAACACTTATGTATTTCTTCCTTAATAACATCAGCAGTCAGGAACTTATAATCATTCCGTTCAATAATTCGCTAATATATTTCTGATTCAGATATTTCACAAACTGTTTCTTCCGCTTCATCTTGGTTCATGCAGTTCATAAAATCTTCCTACTTTTATTTCTGCCACCAATTTTCATAAGGAGTACCCTCCCAGTTGAGACCTTCAATTAACCTACTGGATATAGCTTTGAGTATCTCAGGATTATTATTTTCATTGATAAGGCGGTTCATATTAACAGTTTTTCTATCCTTGCGGTATTTAGCAATAAACGCAGCAACGTCCTCCATTGTAGTTTCTGATGTTTCAATCGCATACATATCAGGAAACCAAATATCTGAAAACCCAACCCAAGATGTATATTGTTTAGCATATTCTCCAGTCATCATAGGTACTCTAATGCCATCATTAAATAAGATTTCTGAAATTTCATGCCCAGTTGGTGTCTTAAAGTCAGCCGTGATACTGAATGTGCTATCAAGAGTAAAAGAATACATATCATAACAGGGTTCTTCAAAGCCATAAGCTCCTTCAGTACGATAATCTGCCCCAATTACAGTTCTTGAACCACATCCTCCACATACAAGTAACAATTCTTTGTTGTTATATATTGCATTTTCAATTTTATTTTTAGGGAAAACGTGAATCCTTCCACAACTACATACTCTTACTTCCATAATAATATCCTCCTATAATTCTGAAATTTGAATTTTATTAAGCAATTTTTCCGCTCTGAATAAGCCCCGCATTATTTATTCCTTCATATTATTTCCTACTTTGAATTTTCCAACTTTGACAGTCTTATTCAGACTGTCAAACGCTCAGAGTTTAATGGACTGTTTATAGCTACTCAGACAGCTTAATCAAATCGTGATTTTATCCATACACTACTACATTTAATTATATCATTTTGTAAAGTGATAATCAAGGCTTTTGCTGAATTTCATCGCCTCATAATTCAATCGATCCTGTCTCCTTCTGTCGTATTCTTCCGATAGACTGAATGTATTGTCATACCAGATGATCTCCGCAGCTTGTTGTGCTTCTCCTCTATTTCCACTGAATAATCCAGTGAGAATAGTTGAAAATTCCGATGTGTTGATCATATCAAGCCACCTTTCCCCTTTCTATAGCACTAAACATTACCCTACAAGGAATTTCATTTTCAGTATAATATATTATATCGTCAATATCTTCCACATCTTCCACGGTGTCATCAAGATTCAATGCTTCCTTGTAATTATCAATAGCCATTGAAATGGCTTCTTCCGCAGTGTCTGCCTCCACTTCAGGGTAGGCATCGGAATCCCAGATATTACAATCCGGTTCATTGTAAAAATTCTTGTTAACCTTTATTTCAACAGTGTAATTTTTCATGATAATTTCCTCCATTTGTTTATTCGCTCATAGCTTGACTTAACAGGCTAAAAGCATTGTACGGATTTTCCAATGGATCAGCATCAAGTTTATTATGTATATTGACCTCGAAAAAACTTCCGAGGATATACAATAATATTACAGTGCTTACAAGGTTTATAATATTTATATTCCGTTTTGTTGTTCTTACTTTTGTTCTCATTTTATTTTTTCCTCCGTGTTATTTTTTGATCTGAAGCCATATATCTTCACATACGCCTGCGAAAAAATAGAGCATTAAAACTATTATGAACATTGAATTTTTCCTCCTTTTATCAAAGTCATCAAAGTATTGTTTTTATTCCTCTTCAAAGTCAATATACTGCTCAATATCTGACTTTTCGGTAATTTCTGTAGGAGTTTCCAACGCCCATATATAACTAATCTGATAACGCTTATTATCATAATCAAGATAATAATTATCGTATATGTCAAGCCTGCAACCGTCACGGATTCCAGATATATTATTGATAACGTCCTCTGTTGTATCCTCTGCAATTCCGTGATCGTTTAACCATTCCGAAAAATAGTAGCATATTCCAGCGGCAAAAACACTGTTTAATCTATACTTGTTTTCGTTCTCAGAATAGATAGATGGAATAACGTTGAATTTTTCTCCGTATGAGTTTTTAATAGTCATAATGTTATAACCTCCATAATATGTATTATTCCGCTTGTGTGATTGCGATGATGTATGATTATTTTGCAATTCAATTCAAACATTTTATTGCTGCTTATCCTTCTCAATAGAAACCACTCCGCAGGGCGTATCGCCGTCTATACAACTTTCTCCTTCAAAATGCCTCACGCAGTCTTTTAATATGCAGACCCTTTGAAAAGTATCTACACTATCAAGGTTAATCTTTTTTCCGTCAAAGTCTGTTAGTGTACGATGGTCAACGAATTTTTCATCTCCATACAATGTAAAAATTACCTTGAAATCATGGCAAGATTCCGTTTTAAAGTATTTTCTCTCATCTATGGTATAAGTTACTTTTCGCATGGTTTATTGTCCTCCTGTTTAATTTTCCGTTAGTGTTCGTGGCGTTTGGTTCTTCCTCATATCCTCATGCAGATAATCGGGAGATGTGCAGCGGAAGCAGTTTATTTCTTCCGCTGGTGTGATATTATGCATATGTTTTGCCATTTGTGCCTGTTTTATATTACTTGTAAATCATGATGATATAATCCTTATACAGCGTTTCCAGATCATCAATATAACGACTATCAAAACAACCATATTTTGACATTTTAGTAATAATATTACCCTTGTCTTTTATACTATAAATGTCTACATCTTTCAGATCGTGCCATCCGTCAAAGATTATTAATGACTTATTATAAAGATACATTTGCATATTATTGTGCTTTCTAATGCGCTTGCATTCCATCTTTATAACATCGGCATATTGTGCATAGGTCGTAAACTCAAAGCGATTAAACACGATTTTATCTACAACAGGAAATCCAAAATCGTTAAAATATATCAACGTGTACTTGTTTCCGCTTTTCAAATTTGCGTTGAATATAGCTTTCTGAAATGGATTTGCAAATTCGTTGATAAGCCGTGCATAATCTTCAAAAGCTTTTCCTTCTGTATCGGCTATGTATGTTCTCAACTCATCTCCGGCAAGAGTCAACGCCATGCTTTCGAATACGTTTTCTTCTAGCTGCACTGTATCAATAATAATTTCACACTGAATTGTGTAGCCCCGTTTAATGTGCAATGTGCAATATGTTTCATTATATAAGTCCTCCTATCAAATACACGTTTTATTTTTTAGCTGTCTCCCACTATTGCGAGAGACTAACAGCTTACAGCCGTTTAACCGCGCTGTTATGCTTATTGTGCATACCTTACGGGGGAAAATCCCCCGTAAACGCTCAGAGCCTAAATGCCTTTTTATACACGCCCTGACGTGTTTAATGTTCTGCTACCGCATACGCACCAAATTCAAAATTGTTGTAACCTCTACAGATAACGTTTCCGTTGTTATCAGTGATAATAACATCTGTACCCAACTCAACGACCCACTTTTTAGCGTTTCTGCTATTGGTGTGAATTGTGTTGCCATAGCCGTAATGCACAATATACCTTGTTTTCATAACAAACAACCTCCCAAAAATTTTTTAATTTATGCAGATAAGCACTTTATGAAGCCGTCAAACAGATTTTATTATTTACTTGTGTTTGACGGCTTGAAAAATGTTTATCCTTCAAAAGCCTGTGTTTATTACTCCCTTTTTCCAAACTGAAAGAGCTTTTTGACTTTTAAGAGTCTGCATTATTTCAATATAACTTTTCATATGTTTTAACCTCCATAATTATTATTTGCTTATCTTTGGCACGGCTTAAAGGGATTTACCTTTTTGTCATGATATGATCGGCTGATTTTTGGCTCAACCGTTGAAACCATTGTGTTAGATTGGTTCTATTGCGCAGGCTCTTGTAGCTTGCTTTTTGTGTGACCTTCTGAAAAATTCGGAAAGTCTGAAGCGGAGCACCTGAATGAATGTTACTTTTATTTCAGTCATTTTTAACATCTCCTAATAATATATTAATTTTTTCTTTGGTTTCGCTAATTTTTTGAGCAAAATATTTAACGTCTATTGAATTATTTTCAATTTCTGCCTCTTCTAACAGCATTTGATATGTATCTAAATTATTTTGTAAATTATGTAATGTTTGATGATAAACTTTCGAAGCTCTATCATTTTTGTTGCGTAATTCATAGAGTCGGTGCAAACTTTTTAGGTCTTTTTCTTTTGCCCTTATTTCAATGCTCTTCTGAGCCTTTGTAGCTTCATCTGTTGTCAGTGCAAAATAGACCTTTCCGGCACCGTTACGGGATACTGTTAATGTTGCCATGCGTCCGTTCCAGACATAAGAATTATTTTTAAAATAATCTCTACATACTGCAACTTGTTTAATTGTCAGCCAGCAGAAATTGTTAACGCCGCAGCGTGCAAAAATTGACGGCATGAAAACGTCATTAAACCAACTATTCTTCATTATTTCACCTTCTTTTAATTCATAATCCCGACGCCGTGAAGGCGTTTCGTCTTAATTTTCAAAGACTCGTCAGGGGAATTTAGAAGATTGTTAATTTGCGTAAATATGCCATTTGTAAACCGTGATTCCAGCTTCAGAATATTTATTTAAAATATTCTGAATTTCGTTTTCGTTCTTGATAGTCTCAACGGTGTAACCTTCTTGATTCTTAATGCCGTTATCATGCCAAATTATAACATTCATTTTATAACTTCCTTTCGTTTTTGTCAAGTTGAAAAATACGCTTGACTTTGTTTTTGTTTTGTGATATTATTTAGGTTGGGAATTTTGTTTTCTTTTGTTTTCCCTTCCCTTATCTTGATTATATTATAACATATACATAGCAATATGTAAAGCAAGTCAATTTGTGCAATATAACGGAATTTGTGCAAAATGACAATGAAATATGAGTATTAAACAGTGTATAAATAGTTGAATATACTGTATATAGTGTATATTTGTTGTGATATTGCACAAATTAAGGGAATATAATCACAAATTTTGAAAAATAGCATATAATAATACACAAATATTATAATTGGGAGCTGTTTAGATATGAAGGAAAGTGTGAAAAAAGCATTAACAAATTATTATAATAAAAACAAGCAATTAAATATTACAATAAGTAATGAAATATATGAATTGTTTATCAACTACTGTAAACAAAATGATATTACAAAAAAAGAAGCTATTGAAACGATGATAACATATTGTATTGATAATAATATACTTAATTGATATACTTTAATGTAGTAAATTATTTGTGGAAGCATCGGAGCTAATAGTCAAATATAATCAGAACGTGTAAATTGCATTTGTCAATAGGTAAATGTGCAAATAATTATATAATGTATTGTGCATATTGTATAATAACAGTCTGAGCCGGAAGCATAGCCGTGAGTGCTGCTATAATGCGTTATACGGCGTTTTGTTTATAGTGGTATAATTACCCTAACAGATGCGTTAAAATGGCGTGTGCGTGATTTATTGTTGTTTGATATAATTTTATTGATAAATGATAATTTATTATTGATATTCAATAATTGACGTTTACAATTTAGTAATAATTATGTAATTTGTTAGATGTATTTATATTGTGATATTGCATAGTTTTAGAGCGTGAAATTTGGCTATTTTGCAAAATGTGGGAGTGTATGAGCTGAGATTGTTATATACTAACGTTGTATATTTTAATGTGATAAAGTTTAGTTGATTAAAGTATAGTAATATGGTTATGTGGTGTAATTTATAGTAATGTGGTATAGTTTAATGCTGTTATGGATTAGCGATTAGGAAAATAAGCTTATGTATTATGATATATTATGATCTATTTTTTAAAATATCTCTTGTATGCTTTGATTTTCTTTTGTTTTCTCTTGTTTTCTTTATTATGCTTTGATTTGGTTTCAATTATTTAACACTGTTAAATAAATTAACAACGTTAGCGAACCACTAAAAATGACTAATAGTCATTATCAAAAGTGACCGTTGGTCATTATTTTTGATGCAACCAGTAACAAAATCTAAATAACAAATTCAAGAAATGTTAATAAAATTAGCTTCAAAATTTATCAAGAAATGTTAGTAGAAGTATTTCTAAAATATGTCTGTCTATGTTGCTTTTGGGACAAAAATAACATAGGATCGGCAGTACAGGGGGGTGTATTTACATTTAAAAGTTTGTTAATATTTGTTCAAAAGAGTATAGTAGTTCCACTCAACTCACACGTCTAAAAATTCAAATTGACACTCATCTATAATTTCTTTTTTCTTACAATCCATTCTCATAATCCAAAAAAATACTCCAAAAATATCCCCAAAATCATTCGATGCTATTCTTCGGCAGACTCCCCTATTTATCTCACTTACAGACCAACAATAACAACCTCAAAACACATCTATCTTAAGAACTCAAAATCCATACCAATACTGTACTTTCAGACAAACCACAGAACACTTTACGCTCACTTTACCATCTCAAACAGCAAATTACCCTACCCACACAAACATCTCTCAAATCTAATCACAGAGCCTAATACAAGTATCTCAAAAATAACATTTCAATACTATATATCTATTCAGAATCAACTTAAAGATATAATTCATTCACCTCAGACCATACCTTAAACACTTCAAAAACTAACACAAAATCTAAATCGCTCAAATGCCGATAAAATCTATGCTTTCTCCGAATACTATAAAAATCAATCAAAAGTATCAAAGATCAAATCTATATTTAATATATCAGAAGTATCTTAAATCAAGTAAACATCATAAATCCATAGAAATAAATCGAAGATCATAAAAATTACAAATTGTTTTCTTGTGTTCTTATGAAAAATTTATAAACTTTTATAAGTTACAGGTCATAGTATGCAGTATGCACCATATTTAAGATATTTAAGTAAAAGATAAAATTCAATCAAAAAAGCACTTGACATTTTTATGAAACATGATATAATAGTATTGTAGATATATTATAAGTAAGTAATAATATAATAATGTTCAAAATCTACTTTTCTTTTTTGCTGACAAACTCGTCCATTTCACGTTTTATGGTCTTTGCTACGCAAAGCCTCATAAAACTATGTGAAATAGCCGACTATCGCCCAAAAAAGAAAAGTAGCAAAAGAAAAAAGGGCGAATTATAACTTTTACTAATAATAAAGAAGATGATAAAAACGAATAATAAAAATTGTCCAAATTTAAGATAATAGTATATTATAGTATATATAAAACATATAATTGGACAATTTTTATACTTATAAGTTTCACGAAGTAATAAGTTAAGTATGGATTAACGGGTTTGTACAAATTTAACAGACAAAAGTGAGGTAGATATAAAATGGTATATACAGATTATAATAAGAATACTTTGAATATTACTAAATTCAAAGAATATATAAAAAACAATGTAGAAGAAAAAGAAGATAATACTATAAAGAATTATAAAATTATGTGTCAACTCATTGGAGAAGAAGAGTGTACAGGAAATTCAAAAAAAGCACAGGTTAATCGTTGGAAAAGATATTTTGAGTTTCATAAGGAAGGACAGAAATTTGTTATTGATGAGATATACGATGAACCATTTCCCACCGATGATGCTCGTAAACGCAGAGAAGGTCTTTATGTAAAGTACATAGAATTGCTGCTTTTAGAGTTTCTTTCAAAACAGGTTGATTACAAAGTAACATTGGGTAACAAGGAAATGTATCGTATTCTCGGTATGACAAATGACCGTTATGATATTAGAAACAGAATGGGTTCTGCTAAGGCAAATGAGATATTAAGACAGACTATTATGAATAATGAGGATAAATTTGCTTTTACAAATACCCCCAAGGTTTCTAATTTTGATATAAACAACTTTTATTTCAGAGCAGAACAGAAACTCAACAGGATACTTTATTCAGCTCTTAGGAGTATGAAAAATAGATTTCTTATTGATTATAAGAAAGTCAATATTATAGCTGAGTATGACGATGATGAAGATTCTCAGTATCTTAATTATAGAGAGTCAAATGCTTATGAAGATAAGATAATACTTGAAGCAAAAAATAAAATCATCAAGGAAATGGGATATGATAATATGACAGAGATAATGCTCCGTTATAAATGTGACGATTTTTATGAAAAGTTTAATAAATATGTCAAGGAAGAGTATGGGTGGGAAAAGTGTTATCCCCAGCTCAGAGTTGTTTACATTGATGATATTGCTAAACAAATACCACTTAAAGAAGAAGAGATAAAAAAGCTTTCTATTGAAGACAAAAGAACTCGGCTCAATGAAGAGATAATTAAATGTCTTAATACACAGGCAGAAAAGAAATATAAAGAAGCTGAGGCAAGGTTCTTTGAATATGAGTGTGATAAGGCTGAAGCAGAAGAAAACGGTGAATGGGGTAAATATAATCCTTTTGAGAGAGAACCATTTATGTATAAGTCTGATTACGTGGAGATTCAAATAGCATTAACTGATTATCTTTTGAATATTCGTTTTGAGGAATTAGAGGTAAACCCTAAGAAGAACGATGATAAAAGTGCTGAATAACCTATTCATCAAATATACTACAGGCAGTTGTTATATAGACGGTGAACCGAGGAATGTTCCTAATATATATGTACTTCCCGATGACCAAACTGAGAATAACATTAAGGCTTTGCTGGAAGAACTTAAACAGAGATACGGAGTTGAAGAGTTTGCCTCTGTAATTGCTCCTGCTAAATAATAAGTAAGTAATAAGTTTTATTGCAAAAATTGCTTGACAAACTAAAATTTCCAGTATATACTATACTTAGGAGCAGAAAAGACTCGGTATTAAAATACTTAAACAAAAGGAGATAATAATATGGCAAACAAAATTAAGATTACGGACAATTTCTATTTCACGGCAGACTCAGACCAGTATATTCTTATAGAGTGTGGTAAGCGTGAAAAGATTGACCGTAAAACAAGGAAGCCTACTGGTGAGATAATAGACTATGAGGATATTATTGGTTACTATTCTTCTATTGAAGCTCTTATCAGAGGTTGTCGTAAGATTATGATCAGAGAAAAGGTGTCCGATGGTAGTCTTGACACTATTGATGATATTGTTGGTTATATGAATAACATCAATAATAGGCTTGATGAAATTCTATCTAAAATAGAAAATTATTAATACGATACTCGATACTAAAATACTCAACTCTGCACACGATACAGACACTTTGTGCCTTTATAAGTGAAATTATACTATTAAAGTTAAAGTGGCTGAAATCAGTTCAGATTAGTTCAGAATTATATGCTTATATTCTGCTGACAGCTCGAAACATATTTATTGAAATGGGGTTTGGCTCGGAGGATATAAGTGATGTTGTTCTGAGTGAGATGTAAATAGCGATACTATTGTAATACAAAGAAAAGGAGAATATAAAAAATGATTGGAAATTCAGTGGCAACAGTTGAAAATGCAATAACGGTAGGTAATCATACTTTGCCTATTAAGGAATACAACAATGTCAGAGTAGTGACATTCAAGGACATTGATATGGTTCACGAGAGACCTGATGGAACTGCAAGTAGAAACTTTCGTAAGAATAGAGGATACTTTATTGAGGGTGAAGATTTTTATTCGATAGACCAACCCGACGAAATTCGTCGCCTTGGTTTTACGAGACCACAAGGAGGAACTTCAGCAAATATAGTTCTTATTACAGAATCAGGTTATCTTATGCTTGTAAAATCATTCACAGATGACCTTGCTTGGAAAGTACAGAGGGAACTTGTTAATACCTATTTTAGAATAAAAGATGTTGTAACGATAACGGGAGCAATAGCAAGAACAATACAGGATATGTCAGTGAGGATAAAGGATAAATCAGCTTGAAGTATTAACTGATAAAGTCACTGTTCTTGAAAAAGAAATCAAGAAACTTACGCCTACCCCATTAAACTGTTCTTCTTGGAAGAGAAATATTGCTACACCTTTAGTATCGTCATTGTCAAAAATTATAGACCTTCCTATTGCAGAAACATATAGATTTATTTATGATGATATGGCTTCTACATATGGATTTGATAAAATTCACGCTATGACTCAGTTTTGTAATAAGTATAAGGTTGATAATGTGTCGACCATTGATGCAGTCGCAGATGTTCCAACTTACATAGAAATGTTTACAAAGAGTGCTAATAAGTTCTTAGATATAAATAATTCCGTTTCAGACACTTCTAATACAAAAGCAAAATCAGAAGTAAATAATAATATGGGCGTATCAAATCTAATTATAGACTATTCTACTCTTACGGTAGAAGAAATTATAAAGCCACTTGTTGACCTGTATCACGACACATCTGTAAATAATGCCTATACATATAGGAGAGTTTATAAAGTTATGCGTTCCGATAGAAGCTGGAAGGCTCTGATGACACGCAGACATTGTAAGAGTAAGAAGAACCTTGTAACCAAGTTTAATGATATTAGACGTGATTTTGCCAAGGCTGTGAATCAGCTTGTGGAAACTAGCACTATGGAAGCAGGTGGTGTAGTATGAACTTTGCCAAGGAATTTGCTTCTGTAGGGTTGCATTACGATTGTTCTACTTGCGGATTTAGAAACTGTTCAAGCCGAGGTCTTCCCTATTGTTGTGACAACTATTTCCCTAAGAATATGAGCAAAATTATGGATAGCATTTCGTTCAATCTTCGTATGAATACTGGTAAATCACATGATAAGAGACTTATAAGAAGACCTGTTGATGACAGACATAAGATGACTTGTGACGGTGACACTTTGGACAAGTATTATGTTGGAATGATAAACGATACACTATCTGAGATTAGAAAAGGTAAGACAGCTTATTTATTTCATCTGTCACAGATACAGGAAGTTATGAAATTTGAGAATATTGATTTTACATATGATATTGTGGGCGGTAATTTTGCTGTTAGGTTAAGAAAGGAAGATAATAAATGACTAAAGAACAATTTATAAAACTTATGACAGTTGTAAAGGAAAGATACTACTCGTTGGAAAGTATATACGACAAATTCAACGAGTTATTTGGAGATGTTGGTGATAAATTTATTGGCAACACATCATTGTTTCCTATTATAAAGACTATTTCTGACATTATCGGTGACGATGAAAGTTGGATAGAATGGTACATATACGAAAAAGAATGGGGAACTAAGGAAGATATGGAAGTTACTGATGTAAATAATAATGTTGTACCTTCTGAAACGTTGGAGGATTTGTGGAAACTGATACAGAGTAGTAAGGATGGTGACAAGTATGAATGATGTTACTCTTTGGTGTGGTGATTGTCTTGAACTTATGAAAGATATACCTGATAAAAGCATTGATTGTGTAATTACCGATTTGCCTTATGGTTCTACGTCCTGCTCTTGGGATATTATAATTCCTTTTGATAATATGTGGAAGCAGCTGAAACGAATAACCAAACCTACAAGCCCAATCATATTATTTGGTCAAGAACCTTTTGCTTCTGAGTTGAGAATGTCTAATCTAAAAGATTATAAATATGATATTTATTGGGAAAAGGAAAGATTAACTAATATTCAGCAGGTTAAAAGAAGAATTGGTAAAACGGTAGAAACTATATCTATATTTTATGAAAAACAACCTACATATAATCCACAGATGATTAAATATGAGGGTAAGCCACGCTCAAACAAAGTAAAAGATGGTGTTATCGGTAAGTTGTCGGACAATAAAGAACATAAGGTTACAGAATACATAGATACTGGGTGGAGATATCCTACTCAAGTGTGGAAGTTTCAGAGAGATTGTTTAAAATCTAATTTTCATCCAACTCAAAAGCCAGTTGCATTATTGGAAGAGTTAATAAAGACATTTAGCAATAAGAGTGACATTATATTGGATTTTACAATGGGTTCAGGTAGCACAGGTGTAGCTTGTAAGAACCTTAATCGTAAATTTATTGGTATAGAACTTGATGAAAATTATTTTGAAATTGCCAAAGAAAGAATTAAGAATACAAATGTATGAAACAGATTTTATTTTATTAAATTTAAGGAGATGATAAGATGATAACAGCAAAAATTGGTAATAATACAATTAATTGTTATGACAGTAAGTATTCTAAGGAAGAATTGAAGACTTGGGCAAGTAAAAATATAATCAAATGTCCAGTTTGTGGAAAAGATTATGAATACTGCCATGGTCAAATAAACACGCCGTATTTTAGACACAAGGATAAATTTGAATGCGATTATTTATATTCTGAGCCTGAAACAGAAGAACATATTAAAGGTAAAATTGCTTTATATAACTGGATTAAGTCACAAGACGGAGTTAGTAACGCTGTATTAGAAGCGTGGATTCCTGAAACCAAACAAAGACCTGACGTTATGTTTGAATATGGTGGTCAAAAGTGGGTTATCGAATTTCAATGTAATCCTATTGCAACAGAACAAATAGAACGTCATAAACTGTATAAAGCCGCAGATATTAAAGATATCTGGATTTGTGGCAAAGAAAAATATGGCACTGGTAGAAAACATATGGAAAAAATTATGAATGGTATGTTTGATTATGAAAATAATACTTTTACTGAAATTTATGACCTTTTACAATGCGATCTGCTTCCTTATGGATATGTTAAAAATAGTTTTTTTCGTTCTGTAAAGCTTGAAAATATAACATTTAAGAATAGAATTGTATTTACAGATAACGCTATGGTTACATATGTTAGCGAAGATATAGAATTACATAAAAAATATGAAGCAAGATTAAAAAGAGAAGAATATATTAACACTATATTTGATATTTGTAATACTATTCCAAAATGGTATAAAAAAGTACAACATAATTGTGTAATAACAGTAAAACGTGGTAGCTGGGATTCTCCGTATCTTGTAATGATAAATTTTTCAAGCGATATTACACAGCCATTTACTATGTTTATCAAAGAAGATACTATTGACATTTGCATAACAGAAAAATATAATCGTAAGGTTAAACGTGAATCATCATATCGTAGGAATAGTTATTATTGGCAAAAATCTTCAAGGTTTATCAATGTTGATATTCTTAAATATAGTGATAATAATTTAATTTTAACAATAAAAAATTATTTCTCAGGAAAGCTTCATGAAGGAATAGCGATAAAATACAGTAAAAGGAGATAATAACACATGAGACAGATATATACACTGAAATTTAAATCTTCGCTTCTGAAGGAATTTGGGTATAAAATTAATATGGAATTTGACGAAGCTAAAAAATTAAAATGTGTAATTGCGTTGGCTGATAGTCAGATGCTTCGTACAATAAGAGAAGTCCGTGGACAGATTATTGATTTTGATAAGGTTGAAGAATCATATACAGAAAGAGAAATTTATGATAAAAAGCTTTCAAATTCAAAATCTCTTGGAAAAGATGACATTGAAAAGATTGTTACTAACAGAAACGAAGTGCAATCTGAAATAGACGATATGCTATATGTAAAAGATTATGTAACTATCGTTATGGAAAGCACAAAAGATTATGATTATATTTGTGAAAATGGCGTTGAAATAAACGGTAAGGTTTATCACAGGTTGAGTTGTTCTGCTGGACAAGCTCGTAAATCAACTATTGTGGTTTGTCCAGATGATATTATTGATGAAGTAATTTACAGACTTGATAATGACAGAAATAAGAATATTCCTCTCGCTGCAAGTAAATATAATGCCTATTTTGGACTTAGCAGCTCTGCGACTCAGGTTGTAAGTGAACCAAAGTTTATTGTAGTTAAAGATTTTGAAAATGCCGATACCTTTGACGTACATTTTGTAACTGAGATAGCAGGAAACACCGATGATTTAGTAGAAGATAAGACCGTTACACAGACTTTTAACAGAACTGACGGAATGGGACTTATATCTCCAAGACAGGCTAAGAAATGGGCTGATGAGTTAGGATTAGATTATATACCCTCACAATTTGGATTAAGGCAAAGCTTTATAAAGGGTATGCTTTGTACGTTCCCCATTCACGAATTTTGTGAAGAAATAAATGGTGGCAATTACATAGTAGATACGATTTACAAAGATGAAAACGGAAGTTATATAAAAGCTGATCTTCGAGATTACGACATTATTATTTCTGAATCGCAGTTTAAGCTTTGGAATTGTTATGATGGTGTTGATGATTACCTTGAAAAATGCCACAAAAATGGTTTGAAATGGGGTATTCCTCAGTATGCACCTAAAGAGTGTAAAAACATTCTAAAGATGAATTACCAGTTCTTACAGACTTTGAACTTGAATGAAACTGACATAAAGGAACTATGCAAGCCTTTTGTTGATTGGATAACGGGTGTTTCATATGATAACTTTGAATATATGTTGCTGTTTTTGCTTGGAGTAAATAATACAGAAGAAAGCATAAGCAATTTCTTGAGAAGTAGTGATAATTATTGGTTGAAGTCACTTGTGGTAAATCCCGATTTGAAGAATGATAAGTTTATTCGTACAAAAATAAGGGATTTGATAAAGAATAAAATAAAAAAGGGCTGCATGGGTGATATTTATGTTAAGGGTAATTTTCAGACTTTAGTATCTGACCCATATGCTTATATGCAACACGTTTGTGGCATTGAACCCACTGGATTGCTTGATAAAGATGAATTTTATTCAAACTATTGGAATGAGCGCAACGTAACACAGGTAGACGGTATGAGGTCTCCCCTCACTTTCAGATCGGAACACGTTGTTATGAATTTAAAAAAGAATGTTGAAACCGAGAAATGGTACAGGTATTGTAAAACTGGTATCATAATAAATTGGTTTGGTCATACAGTGCAGAATTTCGGGGGTGCAGATTTTGACCTTGATATTTTAGCAACAACGTCTGATCCCACAATTATTAAGGGTGTTTACAGAAACGAATTGACAATGACGTATGATGCTCCAAAACCTGAAAAGAAAATTTTTACAAAAGAAGATATTCAGAATGCCGACAAGTTTGGTTTTGGTTCAATTATTGGTCAAATAACAAATAAGAGTAGTAATGCTTACGCTTTACTTAAAGAAATTGAAGATAAATATGGCAAAGATAATGATATGTGGAGAATTACATATTCAAGGTTAATCCAGTGCTGTAAAGCACAAAGTTGTCAAATCGACAAAACCAAACTGGGGCGAGAAGTTAAGGGTATTCCAAAATTATGGGTTGAATATCGTAAAACTGATGATAAAACGGTTAAAAAGAATAACTATACAACAGACGATATAGAAAAGATAAAGTTTTATAACAGTATTCTTCTTGACAAATATCCATATTTCTTTAGATACAGATACCCTGATTGTAAGAAGAAGTATGATAAATATGTTGATAGCAATGAAACGGCTTGCAAACAGCGTTTTGGCATTTCCTTAAAATCTTTAATTGATTTAAGTCAAAAGACCCCAGAACAAATGACTTTCTTAGATAATTATTATAAGTATATGCCTGTTACAATGAGCGATAGTCCAATGAATTTGCTTTGTAAATACATAGAGGGTATTAACTTTGAAATTTCAAAAAAAATCAAAGAAGAAACATCAAGCGAGGGTCTTCCAACGTTAAAATATGATGTAGAATATAATAACTCTGAATATAATACTATATCAGATATTATAGATGAATGTTTGTTATTGTATAGAGAAGTACAATTTGAAAACGCTGAGAAGGATAAGGATAAACGAGAAATTTTTGATTTTTCAAAATACACCTCAGAAATCATGCTTGCAATAGGAAATGTTGAGAAAGCTTTAAATTGTGTGATTGACTATTTTTACATCAATAATCCTCAAAAGAGTAAAGATATTATGTGGGAAATGTTTGGTAGATACATTTACACGAGAATAAAAAAAGATATTTCTACTGTAATGTTTCCGATACCTGATAAAAACGGTGATATTACATATTTAGGTGAAAATTATTCTGTACAGGAGGTTGACATATGAACGAGTTTAAATATAAAGATTTAGACTATGCTAAAAACATAATTGAACACGGATTTTCTAAAAAGTATTTTAACACAGAAATTAAACTTGTAGCACTCTATCTTCGTGATGTTCTTGATATAGAAAAAAAGGAAGATAGAAAAAATGAGTTACATAATATTTGTGAGAAATATCTCAAAGATTATCATAGAATGAGATACTACAAGGTGGTTAATAAGGCGATAGATTATTCTACTTGTAAGAAAAATCAATTAATAACAATAGAAAGTGTTCCTGTTTTAAAGTGTGAGGTTAATTATTTCAATAGTGCAGAACTGACTCTTGATGAGAAGAAACTGTTGTTTACATTGCTTATAGTCTATAAACTTAATAAAAAATACTTTGAAATCAAGAAACCAGATGAACCTTATAATAACATTTATTTTAAAGGTGGAACATCAAGATATTCTGACCTGAAGAAAGTAAGTAATATTTCAAATAAGGTAGATATAAATATAGACCTTATTTCAAAACTTGCCAAGAGGGGTTATTTACAGCTTTATAGTCGTGGTTGTATTAGAATGAACTTTATGGAGCAGATTGATTATAATGGTGGTTCTGGCGAGGTTGCGTTTGAAATAATTAATTATAATAATATTGGATATTGGTTTGAATGGTATAACGGTAATAAGAGGGTCGGTAGATGTAGTAAGTGTGGTAATGTGTTTTATAAAAAGGCTAACAACCAAATTTATTGCGATAAGTGTCAAGGATATGAGAAACAGAATGTAAAAACCATTGTTTGCTGTGATTGTGGTAGGGAATTTGAAGTAGATGCAAGAATATCAAACAAAAAAAGATGTAGTTGCTGTCAAAAAATATATAGAAATAATTATCAAAAAGAGCTTATGACTAAGAAAAGGCAGTAATTGTTAGCAAGCGTTTTCAATTCAGAAATCACCCACAAATGACGTATTTATGCGGTTTGTGGGTGTTTTTGATTTTTATTACTATATGATAAGGTAAAATAGCAATAATAATCTATTTTATACTATATCACACAATAAGTCAAATGTAAATTGACAAATTAAACAAAAATTTATTATGAATGGTGGTTAAAAATTTGATCGCAATTTCAAAAGCTGAAGCACAGGAACTCAGAAAAATACTTCCTAATGTAGAAATCCACAAGACCCTCAGAACTAAGTCAGGTCGTGGAAAGTATTATCTTGTTGAAGAAAAGAGAAATCTTATTGCTTTGGCGAAGCTCAGAAATACTGATGTAAGGTCAATTACTGAGTAACTAACTATCCCCTACTGTCCCAGAACCCTACCTACCATATCCACACGCCACTGTGGTTCATCTCCTTTTACAAACTCTTTTCATAAATATATACCTCCTAAAATATATTTCTATCTCCTTTTCTATGGTAGGCACGGTTGTGGGACAGTAACAAAAAATCAAATATCCTATGTAAAACATAGGGCTGTCGGGTGACAGTAACTTATTTTTAAGGAAAATTTTAATATGATTGACGTTAAGAAACCTCTGGAAAATGCAAATCTCACTGTAAATTGTGAATATACGGACTTGTTTGATATGAGTCTACATTCGGAGAGAAAGATTTATCTTAATGATGAAATTGAAGCTATTTCAGCTCACGATGTAATCTATGAAATTTTGAGATTCAATGTTGAAGATAAGGATATTGATGTAGCTGACAGAAAGCCTATTTTTCTGTATTGTACATCTGTCGGAGGCTCTGTTATAGATGGGTTTGGAATTATAGATGCTATTTCAAACAGTAAAACTCCAGTATATACAATAAATCTTGTATATCAGTACAGTATGGGATTTCTTATTGGTCTTGCAGGACATAAACGTTATGCTATGCCAAATGCAACTTTTCTTCTTCACGATGGGCAGAATTTTGTGTGGGATAGCTCTGCAAAGTGTAAAGACCAGCTTAAATTTCAAGAAAAACGTGAGCAGAGAATTAAGGAATATGTTCTTGAACACAGTAACCTTACTGAAAAGGAATATGACGAAAATTATCGTGTAGAATTTTACACTTATGCTGATGAAGCAAAGAAATATGGTTTTACTGACTATATTATTGGTGTAGATTGTTCCTTGGACGAGGTGCTTTGATATGGGAAGAAGATTTCTTGATACTTGTTCCCTACTGGAATTAGTTAATTTATCTGATATAAATACAGCTGATATTTGCCTATCGAGTGTTACATTACAGGAGCTTGAAAATATTAAAACTTCCGCAAACAAGGATAGTGAAACAAAATATCGGGCGAGAGTTGCTGTCCGAGCGTTAAAGGACAATCCCAATGTTGAGATAATAGTGGTCAATAGAGATGATTATCAATACCTTGAAGATAAAGAACTTGAAATTACAAATGATAATCTGATTATTGCTTCTGCTTATAGATATTCACAGGAACATAATATTACATTTTATACAGAAGATTTGCTTTGTGGATTTATTGCCAAGAATTACTTTGGGCTTGAAGTTCAGAGTGTTAAAACTGATGACAAGTCTGATATGTATAAGGGATATAAGGTAATTCACGGCAATACAGACGTTATTAATAAATATATGGATAACATAAATTTTGATGATTGGTCTGTTAATGAATATCTTATTATAGAAAATACAGATGATGACACATCAAAGGAAATGAGGTTTGACGGTGAAAAGTTTGTCAATCTCAAACTACCGCCTTCTAAGTTTATTAAAGGTAAAAATTCTTTACAGAGATGTGCTTTAGATATTCTTATGAATCCCGAAATTACAGTGGCTGCTGTCTTGGGTGGATATGGAAGTGGCAAGACATTTCTTGCAATGCAGATGGCACTTTACAATGTACAGGAAAAAGGCAATCAATCCAAGATACTTGGTGTACGTGAAACACTTGGTGAAGGTCAAAGCATTGGTTATCTTCCAGGTACAAAGGATGAGAAGGTCGGTAATTTCTTCGCCCCGTTAGTACAAAGTCTTAACGGTGGAGAATTTGAACTTGAAAAGCTTAAAATGAGTGGTGTTCTTGAGGTTAATGTGCCTTATTATATGAAAGGTACTACATATAACAATACGGTTATAATTTGTGATGAAGCCGAGGATTTATCTGAAAGCCAGATTAGACTTATAGGCACAAGGCTTGGTGAAAACAGTAAAATTTATTTTGCTGGAGATTATAAGCAATCTATTGTGAATAAATCGCAGAACAACCCACTTGTGAAAATGTGTAATGAATTTAAAGGTAAACATAATTTTGCTTGTATATATCTTGGCGAAGATGTTAGAAGTGAAACAAGTAAGATGTTTGCTGAGTTATTTGAAATATAGGAGATATGGATAAATGGCAAAGATAACAAAGAAATATAGTTTTAGTAAGGCTGAAATTTCATACGAAGACGGAAAATATACGATAACGGAAATTGGCAAGGACGATAGTACCGATTACGATTTATCTTCGGTACTTGACAGTTTTATTGGTCTTTCAGGTGTATCGCTTTCTATTGGAGTAGATGATGAAGTTCCTTCTGTCGAGGAAGCTTGATTGGAGGACTTAATATAAATTTTTCTACATACGAAGAGGAGCTTGAATACCTTGTAGACAAGGTGGATAATCCTCTGAACAATAAAACTTGGGTGGATATGGTTGATGAGTTAAACACTAATACTCACCCAGATGTACTTAGAAAATCATTTACTGGCGGTCGCTATGGTGGGTATGCTGTATATAAGTATTTCATCAATAAGATTGCCGAGGGTTGTTCTACTGAAGAACAGGAACGTCTTGAAATTTTAAGAAACGAAGTATATAAAGAACGTTGCAAAAATGCAGACATTCTCAGAGAAAAGAGAAAAATTCTGCGTGATGAAGCAAGATTTGAAACACTTACAGACGTTCTCAAAGAAGAAATCAAGAATTTAAGACCTATTAAGTTGAATGATTTTAAGTCAAGCACAAAATCAGAAAGAGTTTATGGTATTGCACAGTTTTCAGATTGGCACTATGGTAAGCTAATAGATAATCAGTGGAATTATTATGATTTAGATGTCGCCGTTGAACGTGCTAATATTATTGCAGATAAGATTATTGCTAAGAGCAAGAAACACGGTGTTACAGACCTCATTGTTGAAATAAACGGTGATATGTTGGACGGTATTATAAATATATCGTCAAGAAATGTTGAAGAAGCTGATGTTATTACTCAGTTAGTAGGTATTTCTGAACTTCTTGCACAGGTTATAAGCAAACTTATCCCATATTATGAGAATGTTAAGGTTGTCACCACATTAGGAAATCATGGACGGATATGGAGTGACAAGCGCAATTGTGCGACATCTGAAAATTTCGAGATGCTTATTCCTGAATTTCTTAGACTTAGACTTGATAAGCGTGTAACTCTCATTACATCTCACGGTCTTGACTTCGCATCTTATGAAATTAATGGAGATCTGATTTGTGTCGCACACGGTCAGAATGATAAGCTTGCCACTGTAATTTCTGATTTTACAAATGTATATAAGAAACTTCCAAAGGAAATCCACCTTGGACATACACATTCTTATAAGGATATAAACGATTGTGATGTGTTTGTTACTGTCAATGGTAATCTTTGTGGAAGTGATGATTACGCCGTTTCATTACGTAAGATAACAAAGCCAAGTCAGAACTTTATTGTTTATGACGGTTCTGATAGGTGTATTTATAGTCTGATGGCAGACTAAAATTTATTGATATTGAAAGGAAATTAAAATATATGACAAAGGCTGAATTTATTACAAAGGTTAGAGAACACTCGGAGCTTTCTAAGGCACAGATTGATGAGGTGCTTACAGCAATTCTTGATACTATTGTTGATAGTGTTGCAGCTGGCGAGAAGGTCAATTTCGTTGGCTTTGGTTCTTTTGAAAAGCACAAGAGAGCTGCGAGAACAGGTGTAAATCCCTCTACAGGAAAGCCTATTGAGATAGCAGAGAAGAATGTGCCTTCATTTAAGGCAGGCAAGATGTTTAAGGATACTGTCGCTGAAAGCAAGTAATTTTGAGGTGGTTTTATGCTGAAAATAAAGTCTCATAATACATATCCTACAACAGAAATGTTAGTTGGTGATATTCTTAATGATGTCAAATGTAAACTAAACGTGTCTGTAGTAGCACAGGGAGATATTGTGAAGCCGATTATAAAGGCAATGATGAATATTGACGATATAGATATTCAGCTTCTTGACTATGATTTCTACGACTATGGCGGTGAATATTATATTGATATCGTTTGGAATAATAATATTCCTGAACTCTGGGTCGAGAAGGCTTGGGATGATGAAATCAGTAGATATCTTGGTGGTGAAGCTGATTTTTACTATGTAGCATCTGATACCAGCACAGATATGTATAAGTATCTTAATGGTCTTGGAACTGTGTTCTCTATTGAAGAATAATTAAATAATAAATGTTAAGACGGTGGGTCGCAATAGTGGCTCACTGTCTTTTTATTGCGAGTTGGTCTAATGGTAGGATTAGGGTCTCATAAACCTTAGATTTACGTTCAAGTCGTAAGCTCGCCCCCAAATTGGCAGTTCTCGATAATCTGCTGTTAGTAGCTCTGTCTGCGGACAACTGAGGTCAAAGTAGATATGCGTATCAAAATGGCTAAATCAAATATGAAGTGAAACCAACACTCTTTAAATAAATGGTAAAAACGGAAAATATAAAACAATAATAAACTTGTTTGTAAGAAAGATGCTTGCATTTTCCCATTTTCACTACCGTTTGTGAAGTTTATTCGTCCAGTCGAGGGTGGAATGACGTTAAACTCTACCCTACCATAATGGTTCTGAGAAAATAATTATCAGAATTATGTTTGCAATAACCCCGATGAAAACGGTTGTCAACCTTTTGGGACATGATTATAATGAATGTTTATGGAACGATAGTTTTATAAGCAAGTCAACTTTGTATATGAAAGTATGCAAGATGAGAGGGAAATCCTCAAATTTAGTTGTGGTGCTAAGAGTTATCGCTTCAAAATGCACAGAGCTTATCGCTGTGGTAATAGACGCTTCTGTGAAGAATAAGCCTTATACTAACGAGTGGTATCGCAAAGTCACTAAGGTAATCCAAATCAACACAGTCTGTTTTGATGCTTGAGAAATCAGGCTATAAGGTAAGTCGCTGGTAAAAGTAGCCATATGACAGTATTGGGAACAAATCTTTTCTTTTTTGATGATTTTTTAAAAAAATTTCAAATGCTGAATGACTGGTGAAATTTGTGTATAACCAATTACACACAAGCTTTGAGAGAAATCTACGGTAAGAAGCTATGGGGTCGCTACCTATAGTTCAGCCTTATCGTCTTGGTGGCTGAAAATTGAAGAAGATAATGGAGGTACGGCGAAGGTCGTATTGCAGGCATAATTGTGGGAATTGTTTTTCTTACTGAAAACAAATAAAAATATCCCGTTCTGTGTTGGTGTACAAAACGAGATATATGATAAATGCTTGAGATAATCACGAATAAACAATACTGAAAGGATAGTTATAATGCTTGAAGTTTTACAATATATTTTTAGTAGTTTTTGGATATGGTTGGGGTTTACGATAATAATCCTTATACCCTTTTCAGCTCTAAAAGAGCCTATTATTAGAATATCACACGGTATCGGAGGAATACTCAATCATAAAACTGAATGTTACCGTTTGGCAAGAGAACTCATTTTAAAAAACGATGAGTGGAATACTATACAAAAAATAAGCTATATGTATCAAATAAGAACAAAAAAGGGATTTGACAGTTTTATAGAGGAACATCTGACTTCCAAATATGTTGATAGTCTCTTTAAATAAAAATTACTCCTCAACATGATAACCATTTTTCTTATAGTATTCTGATATTTTAGAGATTAATAAAGGGTCTTTTTTATCTGACATACCTTCATGAAGTATTTTAACAAGTTCTTCGCCACAAGAAGTATATGTAACTACACCAATACGTATTTCCCCATCACTTGAAACGATATTAATTTTTTTACCATAATAATTCATTATTAATAAATCTGCTTTTTTATATAATATGGTGCCTACCGAGGAATTGTAATTTATCAATCCTAAGCTCGAACAATTTGTTAAGTATTCATAATTGATATATTTATCATCATAAACTTCCAACTCATCTTTTGTAACATCTGGATACAAAAAAATAGGAGAATATTCCTTATCTGCAGGATTAAAACACATTACTGAGTGTGAACATAAGTACGAAAAATATTCAGCATCTTTTGAGTTCATAACTTGAAGGACTTGAAGGAGCTTTTTACTAATCGAATTTTCATCTTCACATTTCGATGCAAGAATTTTTGCCCAAACAGTTTGCATATCTTGGTTAGATACATTTTTAGATATATCATCATACATTCCAAGCCATTCGTCATCAACTGTTGGAAGTAATTTTTCTAACGATTTTCCTTTACCACCAAGCATTGAATTTGCAATATTATAAATATTTGCATTGTTCATAATCTCCTTTTTAATTTTGTTCAAATTACGCATTATGACATACTTTTCCATAGGATTCGTGTTTGGATCATGCTCTATTTCATCAAGTAACAATTTATTGGCTCTATATGTTGGACTAGCAGATAAAAGTTTATCAATGAAACCACTTCCTTCTTTTGCAACATTAAGTGCTTTTTCTGCCACTTCTAAGCCATCTTTAACTGACATAAATATTTCATCCTTTCAATGTAATAAATCTTAAGTTTTTATATCGTATAAAAATCGTGATTGTTTATATACAAGTTATTAGTAATTAAGTTATTTATAGCATATCACTTTTGTATAATAATTACAATAGTTTTCACAAATTAGTAATGTAGAAAAATCTGCAGATAATTTATTGAGATATTACAAAATAGACATTTTTAGGTTTTTAAATATAGTTGTAGGGATTAAGCTGACAATTTTTAAGTCTTATAAATATATGTTTGTTTTAGGGTAATGGCTTAAAACAGATACTATAATAAAAAGATAAATTGGAATGATTAACCAGTCGAAAAAGTTTATTACATTTACTGCTATTTAATACAATTAATTATAATCAGAGAGGAGATGTTAATAATGTCTGAAATGAGTAAAAAGATTCGTGTTTATGATAAAAAGATACTCAGGGAAATAAATCCTGAAACAATAAAACTTTGGAATAAATATAAGATAGATATGTCTCTTAGAGAATTATCAGAAAAGACTATTGCTGGTTATAAAAATGACTTAGAACATTGGTGGATTTATATTTATAAAAATCAAGGAAATCAGTCTGTTACTGAATTAACAGAAGATGATATTACTGAATTTCTTTATTTCTGTAAGACACAGGGCAATAATTCAAGACGTATGAAACGTAGAATGGCTTCCATTTCTGCATTTTATAAATATCTCCGTAAAAAGAAACTTATAGCTGAAAATCCCACTGAGTTTTTAGACAGACCTAAGAAAGATACAGATGTTATAACTCAGACATTTTTAACTCTTGAACAAGTTCAGCAGATGAGAGAAATTTTACAATCTTTAGTTGATAATGCTGAAACAAATAACAGAAAGCATAGAGCATTGCAGTATCAATGTTATGCTCTATTTTCTTTGTCTACAATGGCAAGAGTCAATGCCGTATGCAATACTCGTTGGGAACAGATTGATTTTAACGAAAGAACCGTAAATGATGTTCTTGAAAAAGAAGGTTATATTGTAACTTTGTATTTTTCTGAAGAAGTTAAAGGCTTACTTGAAAATCTTATGGCTTATCGCAAAGAAAACAACATTGATGATAATGGATATGTATTTGTTTCTTTTGTAGATGGTAAGTATGATAAGACTGCAAACAGTACATTAACCGAATGGTGTCATACCATTGGTAAAATGTTTAGTGTTCCAACACTACATCCACATGATTATAGACACAGCGGGGCTACGCTATATAAAAATGCTGGAATGTCTCTTGAAGATGTGTCAGCACTTCTTAATCATACAGGAACAGATGTTACAAGAAAATTTTATATTAGAGTTGATAAGAAAAAGATAAGTCAGAATAAAGATAGATTTGACTTCTGATATAAAATAACATCGTCTCACAGCAGACACCTTAAAAGACATAGTGGTTTACCCACACAATACAAAACAAAATGTCGGAATAGAGACTATAAACCTATTCCATTGTAGAAGGATACTACTAAAAACCGTAAAGGTTACTGCACCTAAAGCAGTTTTATATAGGGGTTACGGAAACCGTCTAAAAACCGAGAAAGCACCATTCATCACAAAATGGTGCTTTTATTATGCCTTGATTTACCGTGTTAGGTGATAAAGGTATCCAACAATACAAAGACTTACAGAGTTGCAAACTGTAAGTTTGAGGGTAATATGACTCCACTACCCTCTTTTTTGTATTTATTTATAGATAAAGAAATGGAGTCGAGATTGGAGTCAAAATATGAGTAAGGTAAGAGATTTAACAGGTCAAAAATATAATAAACTAACTGTTATTAAAAGAACAGAATCAAGAATAACTAAAAGCGGTAATAAAATAACACAATGGTTGTGTCAATGTGATTGTGGCAATATGACTGTTGTTGATAGTAATAAAATAACAAGTGGTCGCACTAAATCTTGTGGCTGTGAAAAAAATAATATTGGTGACAAATTAAGAAAAGATTTAACTGGTAAAAAATTCGGAAAACTTACAGCTATTAAAATTAACAAAGTTGAAAATCATATTACTTGGTGGGAGTGTAAGTGCGAGTGTGGTAATAATACTGTTGTACAAGCTTCACAACTGATATGTAGCAATACTAAATCTTGTGGTTGTTTATCTAAAGAAATCGCAAGCCAAACACATTTAAAAGACTTAACAGGTATGAAATTTAATATGCTTACAGTTTTATCAAGAGCTAAAAAACATGGAACTAAAACAAGATGGAAATGTGTTTGTGATTGTGGTAATGAATGTGTTTGTTATTCAGATGTTTTACTAAATGCAAATCAAATTTCATGTGGATGCTCTTCCTTATCAAAGGGAGAAATTCAGATTGAAAAATATTTAAATTTACATAATATTAAATATGAAAGGCAAAAGAAATTTGATGATTTACGAGGCATTGGTAACGGAAATTTATCTTATGATTTTTATTTACCACAATATAATATGTTGTGTGAGTTTCAAGGTTTACAACATAGGCAAAAAACAGGTTATTTCGGTGGTGAAGAAAAATTTGTAAGGCAAATAGAACATGACCGCAGAAAAAGAGAATATGCTGAAAACAATGGTTATAAGTTGCTTGAAATTTGGTATCAAGATTATAAGAATATAGATAAAATACTTAATAATGAATTACAAAAGGAGGTGGTTTGATGCCACAAAAGAAACGTGCCAAACCGCCTGTTGGTAAAAAAGTTTGTATTGAATGTGGAAAAGAAAAAAATCTTTCTTGCTTCTATACAACAACAAATCCTATGGTATCAAATGATGGTAAGACAGTAAATATATGCAAAACGTGTGTAAAAAATGGTTCATATAATCCAGATGGTTCATTAAATGTTGAACTGTTTAAACAGAAATTAATGTTAATGGATAAACCGTATGTATCAACAGCATTAGAATCTGCTATTAAAGAAGTAAACAAGTCTTTAGAGCTTGGCAAAGGTAGAACCGATGTTATTGGCTGTTATTTTAAAAATGTTTCCACCCTTCCTCAATATTCAAAACTATCATTTCTTGAATCCTTGAATCTCGAAAAGCAAGGGAAAGATATTAGGGATGCTGTTACAACTACTGAAAAAAGGAGCAGAACAAGTAACGAGGTATATGTAAGACAAATTGATGATTTTGTTGTTACTGACGAAATGCTTGACCTTTTCGGAGAGGGGTACACAAAAGCCGAATATAGGTTAATGACTAAAAAGTTTGAGAAGCTGAAGCAAACCTATATTATTCAGACCAATCTTCACGAGGAAGCACTGGCTACCTATGTAAGATTCAAAGTTAAAGAAGAACAGGCTACGGCACAAGGGGACGTAGGAGGTGCCGAGAAGTGGAACAAAGCTGCACAGGAAGCAGCAGATAAAGCAAAGTTATCTCCTAAACAATTAACAAAAAGTGATTTACAAGGTGGTCTGAATAGTTTTTCTGAGTTACTTATGGCTGTTGAACAAGCTGTTGATGTTATTCCTATTTTGCCATCTTTTAAATTCAGACCTAATGATGCAATAGATTTTAACATCTGGTGTATGATAAATTATCTTCGTGACCTTGAAGGTAAACCATTGTGTGAATATGAAGATGTTTATAAATTTTATGATGAACGTAAAAAGGCATATGTTGAACAGTATGGCGATCCTTATGGGATATTTACAAAGGATACAACTGAGGATAATCGTGAAGCAATAAAAAGATTTATAAAATTGCCAAAGGATTATGGTGATGACGATGAATAAGAGTAAAAATGATATTGATAATGCTCCCAAACTTAATGTTTCACCTATTGAGAAAAATCTTGATAAATGGATAGAGTTTTCAAGTTGGATGATTTGGTATCCAGATTTATTTTTAGATTTGCTGCGTCCTAAAGAGGGCGGTATTACGTTGCACCCAGATCAAAGAATATTTCTAAGATGTGCTACAAGATTTTTTTCTATTTATGGTTGTTTTCCTCGTGGCTGGGGCAAGACTTGGGATGAGGTAGCTTCCTTATTTATAATTGCAATTAGATACCCTAATATTGAATTATCATTAACGGCTCAAACAAAAGATAACGCTGCTGAATTGTTAAAAGATAAAGCTCAAGAACTGCTCCGACAATACCCTTTGCTTAATAATGAAATTTCAGGGAAAGTAAAATTTCAAAAGGGAGATGCAGAAATAAATTTTAAAAACGGTGCTAAAATTGATGTTCTTGCAAATTCACAAAATAGTAAAGGTCAAAGAAGAAAACGCATTAATATAGAAGAATCAGCATTATTAAATGCAGAATTGTTTGACGATGCTTTAAAACCTATTGTTGAGGTATCACGATATACTTGTGGCAAATTAGCATTGATAAACCCAGAAGAACTTAATCAGCAAATTCATTATTTTACCACTCCCGGATGGAGAGGTTCTGATGAGTATAATAGAAATATTCAGATGATAAGGAATATGATAAATCTTAAAGGCGAAATGGTTTTAGGTGCTGATTGGCGTTTAGGTAGTTGGTATGGAAGAGGTTCTTCAAAAAGTCAAATACTTGAAAAAAAGAAAACTATGTCACCTACTGCTTTTGCACAGAACTATGGTGGAAAATGGACTGGTAGTAGCGATAGTGCTTTAATTAACGTAAATAGATTTTTAAACTCCAGAGTTCTTACCAAAGCTGAATTAAAAACATCTAATTTTTCTGATGAATATTACATTGGTGTCGATGTTGCACGTTCTCAAAATTCAAATAACAATCAATCATCTGTTTGCGTAGGAAAAGTTATTCGAGATACTGATACAAACAAAATACTATCTGTTGATATAGTTAATGTTATGAATGTATCTAATACTATTAATTTTACAGGACAAGCAATTATTATAAAAAAACTGAAAGAGGCTTATAACGCACGAGCTGTTGTAGTCGATGGCAATGGACTTGGTGCAGGTTTAGTTGATGAAATGCTAAAAACGAATATAGACCCAAACACGCAGAAGAAATATCCTTGTTGGGATACTATAAATACTGATAATAAACCTGAAACTAATAATGCTGAAAAATGTGTCTATGATTTAAAAGCACAATCGGCGCAGACTCGTATTATAACAAATTTTATAGATATGATTGATGCAGGTAAGATACGATTACTTGAAAAGAGAAATATTACGTCTAACTATGATAACCTTGAAAGTGATGTATTGCCGTTTGTTCAAACAGATTTACTTTTTGAAGAAGTCAATAATCTAAAAATTAAATATTTACCAAGCGGAGCATTAACAGTTGAAAAAGTTGTAAATAAATTAAACAAAGACCGATATTCAGCACTTGTTTATCTATTATGGTTTATTATGGAATTTTATAATAAGCCAAAAGAAAAAAGCATTTTTACTCTTAACATATCTTCCCTCTCACGCCGACCAACAATAGCTCATTAACAGGAGGTGATACTCATAGAAACAGAAAATACAAATTCAACCCCTACTTCCCTCTCCGATACCGCATCTCTCACAACGGCAAAAGAAAATATAGAGAATTTTCTCACAGGTAAAACCAAGACTTTTGATTATACTGAATTTGCAAGGATTGTAAAGAGTGAACTTAAATTCAATAATGCTTTCACGGAACATACTTGTATGGGTTTTTCTAAAAAAGAAATTATTGAAATGGCTCAAAATCCTGAAAGATATGGAAAACGTATTTTAAAACTCAGTGATTATATGTATCGCAAATCGGGATATTATAAACGTCTTATTGATTATTTTGCTAATCAGGCAGTTCTAAGATATACGATTGATACTAAGCTTTACACGGACAAGCTTTCTGCCGAGAACAAGACCACTATAAAAAATAATTACATCAAATTCCTTGCTTTTGCAGATAGACTTAATCTCTCAAACGAGATACATAATATCACAAAGGCAATGTTTAAAAACGATGTGGTTTATGCTTATGTAGATACAAATGGCATGAATAACACATACTATTATCTTGACCCTATGATATGTGAAATATCTTCACTTATTGATGGTAATGTATATGGTTTTTACATTCAGAAAAACAAGATAAGTAAGTCTAAGTTTATCACACTTCCTCCTGCTTTACAGGAATTACTTAATAAAAGCAATCCTCCTGACGGCAGAGTTATTGTACCCTATGAAAATTCATTATGCTTGAAATATAATAATGATTTTGTAACTCCTTATCCCCCATTTCTTATGATGATAACTGATATTATGCTTATAGATGAATATAAGGATTTAACAAAAGCACAGAGTATAAATGATGCTTATAAACTTCTTACGATGAAGATACCTACAAAGGACGGAGAAATTACATTAGATGACGGGCTGATTACGGCTTTTACATCTGTTGTATTAGATACTGTTCAAAATAGTATCGGTGTTATCACTACTCCTTTTGACACGGCGACCGAGGAATTTTCATCGAGTAATGCAGATGACAGAGATACTGTATCTGATGCTATTTCTTGGGCGTTCAAGAATGTTGGTGTATCGGAAGCGTTGATGAGCGGAGCTTCATCTGGTTCTGAATTAAAGTATTCTATTATCAATGATAGTGGTGATATATTCAGGATTTATCGTATGATTGAAAATTGGGTAATGCTACAGGCTAATCTGCACAAATTCGTATATAACGATTATAGATTTGTTTATAAGATAATTGATATGACCATTTTCAATCAGCAAGATATAGCCGAGAAGGAATTATCTCTTGCACAGAATGGTATTCCTAATAAAATAAGACTTTGTGCTGTAAATAACATTTCCCCTGTTGAAATGCTTGGTAATAGTCTTATTGAAAATGAGTTGTTTGCTGATACATTCAGTAACTGGACTGTGCTTCAGACAAGTTATACACAAAGCAGTAGTTCTTCTGATGAAGGTGGAAGACCAACTATGGATGAAACTGATTTGAGTAAAAGCGGTGAGGTTACGGCAAATAATGATACCAACGATAAGGCTAATAGAGACTTTTGAGGTGGTGACGATATGAATATTGTTTGTATACTTGATAAAGGCAAAGCTGATATATTGAAGTCGAAAGGTTTTGATTATCAGATTGCGATAATTGATAACAAAACAGTATATAAGTTTGTAAATACTCCTGAATTAGAATGTTACTTGAACAGTAATTTTTCTAATCAGGAGTATTTTAATGTACCTTATATGAATTTTTAAAGAAAGGCGGTGAAATTGATTGGAAAACAAAGTTATGAGATTTTCTACCGATATTAGATTATCGCCTTCTACTAATATTTGTAATGATGAGATAGCATTAGTTGATATTCTTTTATGTTATCACGGAGAAAATCGTAATGGGTCACGAATGAGCAAAGAAACGATGAATAAGGCTATACCTACTTTATATGGTATTCCTATTATCGGAGAATATATTTATCTTGATGACGGTTCACAGGATTTTGGCTCTCACGGTGGCAAAATCACAATTTCAGACAAGGGTATAAAATTTGAATCCACCACTATTCCATATGGTTTTGTTACTAAGGAAGCAGTTGATAATGCTGAATGGGTAACTGTTACTGAAAAAGATGGGCATACTCAGCACGAATATCTTTCATTAAAAGGCTGTGCTGTATGGTATAAGCGTATGCCAGAAGTATCTTCTATTCTTGAAAAGAATTATGGTCAAAGTATGGAAATCAAAATAAATGATTACTCATATAACGACAACGGAATTATGGATATAACTGATTTTACGTTTACGGGGGCGTGTATTCTTGGCTCTAATCCAAATGGTAAAGAAGTAGAACCCTGTTACGAAAGTGCTTGTATTGGCAGACATTATGAACTTGATGCTATTAAAAATGATATTAAGGAAATGATGAACGCTTACAATAAATTTCAAATTAAAAAGAAGGAGGAAAATTCAATGGATTTTTCTAAGGTTACTGAAGCACTTGCACAGTACACTTTCAAAAATGTTGATGATACAGATATTGCTAAGTATGCACTTCTGACTGTTGGTGAAACATCTGTTGGTGTTCTTGACAGAGAAGATTATTGTACATATTCTATTGATTGCACAGAGGCAGATGGTGCTATTGTGTTCGATATGGATAGTAAGACAAAGTGTGCCATAAGTGTTAAGGATTATGTTGAGGGTGAGTCTTTTGACCTTGCAGGTGAAATTAAATCTGTAAAGGAAGTAACAAAGACAACTTATGAGGCTAAACTTTCTAAGTCTTATGCAACAGAATATAATGCAAAGATTGATGAAATCACACAGGCTTATGCTGACCTCAAGGCTAATTTTGATACTATGTCTGCTGAACTTGAAAAGTATAAGAAGGCTGATACAGATCGTAAGACAGCGGAACACAAGGCAGAGATTGATTCTCTTATCGAAACTTATGCCAAGAAAATTGGCAGATTGCCCAAGTTCCTTTGCTATCGAGCAAAGCTTGATTATTCAAAGGAAACTGCCGATGTTGAAAGAGAACTTACTGTAATGGCTGGCGAAGCTATGATGGACAAGGGTACAGCAAACTTCAGCTACTCCCCTGTTGTTACTCCTGTTGGAAAGGTATCTGCTGAAAAGTATGCTGGTTCTGACAGATACGGAAATCTTCTCGATAAGTATATGAACGACTAATTAGAAAGGAAATGATTAATTATGGCTAAATATGGCGTAGTTGAAACAACTAAGATCACTGAGCCTTGTTTTGATTTCAAGGCAACTGCTGATATTGAAAATGGCTCTATTGTAAAGAAGGGCGACCTTGTAACAGGAGAAACACATATTTATACAGCTGGTGTTCCTGCTGTAACAGATGAGGTTTATCTTGTAGCTAACCCTGCTTGGAGTTATGATGATTGCTCTGTTATCAATCAGAACGAAGATGAATACATCAATGTAAAGGGTGTTCCTTTTAGAGGTTACGCTATGAAGAAGGACAACAAGTTTGCTGTTCTTGATTATTCTATTACTGTTGATGCAGGTTCTACACTGGCTGTTGGCGATTATATCGGTGCTGACGGCACGACCAATAAGCTTAAAGACATTGGTACGTCTGAACCTACAATGAAGTCTCTTGGCTTTGTCGGTATTGTAAGAGAAATTAAGGAATATGGTTTTGCTTATTGCACAGGCGCAGCAGGTAATGTTGGTGCTACTGGCAAGAAGGTTGTAATTGAAGTTCTCAAGAACGCAACCGTTGAAGCATAATCAGAAAGGAGATAATAACTATGGATAACAAACTTCAGACAATTTGCAACCTTATGAACGATGCTTGTTCTAATAGAGTTGCTGTATTTTCTAATGCTGATGCTGCTAAGTATGCTGATGAAGCAGTAAGAACCGCTTTCTTTGAAATTCTCGGTGAGGACAAGCTCACTTGGAGAGGTTGGAGAAATCATAAGAATGAGATTTTCACAATCATTGAAGATGTTCTTAACACTAATCTTCCTCTCGCTTGGGAAAATTCTACATTCTACAATCAGTTTGTGGAGACTAAGAACGCTGCTCTCGGTGATAAGAACTCCTTTATTGTAGAGGACAATTCTGTTCTCGTAGCTGCTTCTTTTGCAGGTAATCACTGGGACACTGACCGTCAGAAGCTTATGGGAAGAAAGGCTTTCTCTCTTGTTACTGAATGGATTTTCATTCGTGTATATGATGATTTTGAGAGATTCCTTAAGGGCATCATTACACTTCCTGAACTCGTAGCTAAAATGCAGAAGGCTATGCAGAATGAGATTGATAGTAGAATTTACTCTGCTTTCAATGGTGCTGGCACATATCTTCCTGCTTCTTTCCAGAAGACAGGTTCTTATACAAAGGCTCAGATGTCTGACCTTATTCAGAGAGTACAGATTGCTACTCAGAAGAACGTAGTTCTTGCTGGTACAAAGACAGCTCTTGCAAACATTGTTTCAGGTGTTGATGCTAACTGGGTATCTGAAAGACAGAAGGAGGAACTTGCTACAACAGGTTCACTTGTTCAGCTTACAGGTCTTGGTGTCATGGCTGTTGAGATTCCTCAGACTTTTGTAAGAGGTACATATGATTTCAAGGTTGAAAACAACAAGATTTTTGTTCTTCCTGATAATGAGAAGTTTATTAAGGTATTCTATGAGGGCGATACTCGTGCAAGAGAGCTTAATGAGCAGGATACTCACGATCAGACTATTGATACACAGGTACAGACCAAACTTGGTGTAGGTTGTGTATTCTCTAATGTATTTGGTACATACACAATTTCCTAATTGATTTAGGATAAATATAAGTGAGGCAGATGGGTTTATCCTGTCTGCCTTGCTAATTTATTTTGAAAGGTGATAAATAGCTAATATGAATTTTGAAAAGATGTCTTTTGATGAGCTTAAAAATATTGCAAAGGAAAAGGGCATTGTTGTTGGAAACATAGGTAAGGATAAACTTATCTCGAAACTTAAATCTGCTGAAGCAACAACAAGTGTGCTTGCAGAAGATGACGATTTAGTAGCAGATGTAGAAGTTGAAACAAATGAACCTGTAAAAGTAAAGTCACAGGACACTCTTTCTTCTATCATTGATGCTATTGATGAGGAAACAGACGAAGGTACTTATGAGAGAACAGCAGAGGAACTCCCCTCTGATACAGTAATTCGTGTACGTTCAATTACATACGGTACACTTATTTACAATTCTTCTATTAACAACGCTTCGTTTATCTGGAATGAGATTGGTGCGGTAAACGATATGACTATCGGCGAGATTACGGCTATGAATAATTCCCACCCTGATTTTCTCCACAAGCCCTATGTAATTCTTCTTGATGAAAGAGCTATCAGACAGTTTAGACTTTCATCTGTATATGAGAATGTGGCTAAGATTAGTAATCTTAAAACACTCTTTAACTCTGATATTTACACCATTGAAAAGACCATAGATGAAGCACTTATGGTTAATATGCGTGATATGCTTATTTCTAAGATAACCACTATGTATAAGAATGGTTCTCTTAAAGACATAAATATTATCAGGCTTCTTGAACAGAAACTCCAGTACGATATTCTTACGATAGACAAGAATTAATGAGGTGAGATACTATGGCTACACGATATAAAGAGTTATATAATTCTGTCTATTCCAAAATAAAAGATTATGATTTTATCAATATGACTGAGGAAGATGCTGACGATATTTTACACGATTATATTCGTCCTGCCATAGTTTTATTTGAATGTTGTAAGCAAGATTTATCTGATAGAAATGAAGAAAATTCTGAATTTAATATAGATTTAACTGATGTGAATTTTGAAATTCTGTCAAATTTTATGGTTATAAAATATCTTGAAGCAACGTACATAAACACACCTATGGCACTCAAGGCATATCTGAGTACAAGTGATTTTCATAAGTATGACAACAAAGACGTTCTTGGCAAGGTAGTTGAAGTTAGGGATAAATATTATGATGATAACAAGCAGTTAATGATAAATTATTCTCTGCGTGGCGAGTCCGAATTTTCAAAACTTTACAAAGAAAAAGGTTCTTATAATGTAAATAAGAAACAAAAGAATAACTCTGACTGTGTTTGCACTACGTTTATACCGTCTCATTGTGATTATCATTGTGCTGATTGTGGGGTGCGTCGAGGTTGAGTTATGTACATATGCAATCAAGAATGAAACTTGATGGTAGTTCAATACGTCAGTCAAAAATAAACGATGCTAAAAGGTTAACGGAAAACCAATTTGAAACTGACCCGTCTTATAACGAATATTTTGTTGTTTGGGAATATGGCGTTGATACTGATAATTTTGTCGAGCAACCGATAAAACTTTATAATCGAAAGTATTCATCTGCGAATGGATATACCGTTCAGTTTGAAACGCTTATTGATAGAACCATACCTATTGGGACAGTCTTATATGATACTGATGAACAAATCTATTATCTTTGTACTGAATCTTTTAATAAAGATAAAATTTTAAATAACGGTAAACTTACTCGTTGTAATAATTTCTTAAAGTGGCAAGATGATAGTGGAAAAGTATTTGAATATCCTGTATTTGACATCAACAGTACACAATATAATTCTGGTGTACAGGGTGATAAGGTTATGACTTTAGGCAGTACACAACATATGCTTACTATCACTGCTGATGAAAACACGATTGCTTTAGAACACGATAAACGTTTCTTTAATGACAGGAACACTAAGCACCCTACGGTATTTAAGCTTACACAGAATGATACTACCGCTTTGAATTATGACAAAGGTTTATTACATCTTACTATAACGGAAGACGAATATAATCCTGATACAGATTCAATCGAAAATTGGCTTTGTGATTATTTTAAACCTAAAGCAAGTCAGCCCATTGAAATTACATATACAGGTAATCCTATAATTCGTGTAGGTGGGTCTGCTAAAACATTTACCGCTAATACTGCTGAAAATGTTACTTGGGAACTTATAACAACAGATATACAGAATAAATATATCACAATGACTACAACTGATAACAAGTGCAAAATTAAGTGTTTTAATAATGAGTTGCTTATAGGTTCAAGTATTAAATTGAAGTGTACTGATGTAAATGGTAATATCGGCGAATTGCTTATTAATATAGTAGGAGGTGTGTAAAATTGAATAGTTCTTGTTTGCGTCAATGGAAGAATCGTATTCTTTCAGAACTCCAAAATGATGAAACTTTTCTTGAAGTCCTTGGAACTACTGAGGAAGAACGAGAGGATTTAGTCTATCATAGACTGTTCCCTCATTATTACATACCTGATACTATTGACAAGGTTACTACATATGTTTGTGTTGAAATAGATATTCGCACTCATACTTGGAGTAAATTATATGCCTACCCTACTATAACCTTTACAATTCTTGCACATCAAGATGATATGAAATTGAATATGGCTGGTATATCAGCTACAAGAATTGATTATCTTTCCGAGTTAATTGATACTAAGTACAATGGAGCGTTGAATTTTGGTGTTGGTAAGCTTGAACTTGAAACTAATATCGCAGGCAATCTGAATACTAAATACAGATACCGTCAGTTAGTATTTAAGGGCGTAGATATTAATGATAATTTGTGTGATAGGAATAATTGAATATGATTTATGTGGTTGATGAACTTAAACTATATAATGGATTGCCTATCCAAATTACAGATAAAATCCTTATGAAAGTGCCGACTCTCGGTCAAATTTGTGAATTTGGGGATAATAATTATTTTAGTTTTGTACAAACATTTACAGCTACTCCTATGGACGAAAATATGATAGTATTTCTCACTGATATAGGGATTGATTTTAACAATATATCGAATTTTGAATTGTTTATGTTATTGACACGAATTATGCCTAAAGGCTCAGAACTATTGTTTGATAATATAGATTTTTTTAAATTTGAACCCAAAACAACAGACGATGAGATTCCATATTTGGAAAATTCAGATGGAGTGATTATTAACGAGGGTATTTATAATTTAATGCTTGCAAATATGAGAGCAATTAATAATGTTCCGATACCTAAAATTACAAAGGTAAAAGATGACCCGGTACAGAAACAAATGGCGATAGAAGATGCAAGAAATCAATTAGAATCAAGAAAAAGAAAAGCAATGTTTAAACCCTCTGGGTCTGCTTTAATGCCCATTGTGTCTTCTATGGTAAATAGTGCAGGCTTTAAACATAATGAAAAGACTGTTTTTGATATGAATATTTATGCTTTTTGGGATTCTGTCAACAGGATTTCAGCTATTAAGAATGCAGACAATCTTTATCGAGGATTGTATAGTGGTTGTTTGGATTTAAAGAGTAATCCCTCATTAAAAAAGGAAATGGATTGGATGAGAAAGCTTTAATTCTCGTCCTTTTCTTTTTTATAAAATTATTTAAATAAATGAAAGGAAGAAAAAGATATGGCTATTAATTTTGATATTAATGCTTTTGTCATTGAAAGACCTACCAAGGCTATCTTTATGAACTCTGACGACACAACTGCTTGGTACACAAATCAGGTTCAGGATTTTAGCGTTAAGGTAGATGGTGAGGAACAGACAAAGCAGGATGCGGCTGGTAACACAATCGCAACCGTTACAAAGGGTAAGACTTGCACAGCTTCTTTTAATGTTGCTGTTTATGACTTTAATATTCTTGCAGCTCGTAACGGAACTGAAAAGGAAATTGCAACAACAACTTCAAAGATTACAACTCCTGCTTTTGAAGAGGTTACAATTACAACTTCAAATAAGGAATCCATTGTCCTCAAGTATCCTGTTAAAGCAGTTGGAACTAAGTATAGTGTAAGCGTAACAATTCTCACCAAGGATGGTTCTCCTAAGAGAATTTTCAAGCAGGGTTCTGCAACTTCTGCTGGTGTATTTACATATACTTCCGCAAGTAGAACTGTTGCTTTTGCATCTGGTGATCTTTCCGAGGGAGATCAGGTTCTTATTGTTTATGAGTATGATGCTACTCAGGCAGTAAGAGTTGTTGCTTCGGGTGATAAATTCCCCACTGCTGGTAAGCTTTATGTACAGGTAGCAGGTTTTGATATTTGTGACCAGAACACAAGAGTTTACGCTTATTATAGATTCCCCACAGCAAAGCTTACATCTTCTTATGAAACTAATATTGACCTCGAGGCAACACTTCCTATGGAATTTAACTGTGCTGTTGATTATTGTGGCACAGATAAGAAGTTCTATGATGTTGTTGTGCCTTCTGCTACCCCTACTGCGGAAGAGTAATTTTAGAAGTTAGAAGTAAGAGGTATTGAAATGTACGTACCTAACCAGAGACATTGTTGGATTTGTGGTACAGAATATAAATACTGCGAAAAGTGTGACCCCTTACATTCTTGGAAAACTATGGCTTGTTCAAGGCTTCATTACCAAATTGTAATGATAATTGATGAATGGAGAAACAGAGTAATTTCTGCGAAAGAAGCTACCGAAAAGTTCAAGAATGTTGGGATTACACTTGACAGTGATTTTTCAGAATATCTTCCTGAAGTGGCAGAACTTATTAAGAAAATCATTTCAGAAGGAACAGTGACTGCACCATTAGTCAAGTCCAAAGATAAAAACGCTAAGTAAAATTGATATTAAAGTGACTATAGGGAGATGACCATAAATACGGCAACCGCCAAATGTGGTTGTCTCCCTATTTTTTACGTTATATGGGAAGTGAGCAATAATTAAGTTTATAGCAATAGACCAAGCAAGTGCCGTTAGTGGACTTGCTATTTTTGAGGATAATGAGCTTGTACAATATAACATTATAGAATTAAAGAAAATTAAAGATACAAATGAAAGAATACACGAAATGATAAAACAGTTACATAATCAGATAGTTGAAAATGATGTAGATTATGTTGTTTTTGAAGATGTAAGTCTCCAAACAAATGTATCGACTTTAATACTATTGGCTCAGATACAGGGTGCTATTATAAACACTTGCGTAATGAATAATATTTGTTATAGCGTGTACAAGCCTACATTTTGGAGGAGCAAGCTTTCTTTTAAGCAATCCCGAAATGTGAAACGTGCTGAATTGAAACAGCAGGCAAAAGATTATGTTTTAAACAAGTACAATCTTAAACTCAAAGAAGATATTTGCGATGCCATTTGTATTGGTGAAGCTTTTATTAAAGAAAATTCAAACAACTAAAAGGAGAAAAAATATTATGACAACAGATATGATTACACTTACATTTGCAGAGATGCAGGCGTTTATTAATTATGTAGTAGATAATACTCTTATTTATGGTATGGGATATAAGGAAGTTCTCATTCAGTATTGTACAGCAAAGTTCTATGGTAAGATAGAATTTGAGTCTGATGACATTGCAGAGATTTATGATAATGAATACGAAAAACTTTATAGTGGTGAGTTATCACTCAACGTAAGACAGTCGAATATGATTATTTCTGCTATTAATAATGAACTTGACCGCAGAATTAAGCTTCTTTCAGCAAGTATGGTTATGGTAGATGCTAATGATGCTATTGTAAATCTTGCTACTAAGCTTTCTAATTTTGTAGATGCTCTTGGCAATAAAAATAATAAAAATATAAACATAGATTCTGATAAGGTAAATGCAATGGTTGATACTATGGGTAAGATTAAGGATAATGTAACAGCTGATAATCTTATTAAGGCTATGGTAGATAATGGTGTTATTAAGGGTAAGAAGAAGACTACAAGAAAGCCTAAGACAGTCACAGAGGTAGCCGAGAAAGAAGCAACAGCAAAGAACATTACTGTAAGCAAGGGTGGTAAGTAATATGGAAATAAGAGAAAACACTGGTCTTGTAGAAAAGACTTTTACAGCAACTACTTATTTCTCAACCAGACATATTAAGAACTTTGTGGCGATGACCGCACACTTTAAATCAAATCCGTATTTTGTTGTGAATTTTAATGGTTCTGAAAGAGTAGTAAATGCTAAATCTATACTTGGACTTCTTAGTGTACAGATATATGAAGGCGATGTAGTTAAAGTCGTTATTTATGTAGAAAATAAAGAAGATGAAGATATAGCAAATAAGGAAATAGACAAGATACTTGATTTTGTATCGGTGATGTCTAATGAATCTTAAAAATCAATTAAAAAAAATAGATGTGACAACGTTGAAATTCAAAAATGGTAAGACTTATAGTCAGGTTATGGTTGAAGAAGCTAATCGACTTAGGGACTGTATTCAGGCAAGACTGGACGAGTATATGAATAGCTATCAGCCTAAGATATATAAACGTACAGGAGCTTTGCAGAACTCATTAAAAGTCGATGATATTTTAAATCTTAAAGTAACTGGGAAAACTATGAGTCTTGACATTTATTTTGATGACAGTGGATATCATCAGTCGGGTGATGGCGTCCAAGGTTGGGACGGCAACGGTGAAACGGTAAATACTGCTTATCTGCTTAACTATGGCTATGAGGTAAAAGAGGACGTATGGTTTAAGGATATCCCCTACTTTGGCTATCGTCCTGCTGGTCACTTCATAGAAGACGGTATAGCAGATTTTGAAATGAGCAATCCTTATGGAATAAAGATAAAAGTACATAAGCCTAATGGATATAAAGTATAAAAAATAGTATAAAGGATGTGATTTAATGGCTAAAGATACTGACGGTCTGCTTTTAACGGCAAGTTTGGATATTGACGGGACTTATAAAAAAATAAAAGAGGAAGACATTGCAAAGCTTAACGCTAAATTAGCCAATGATAATTCAGCAAGAGTGAAGATTGTCGGTGGACTTGACTTAAATAAAACACAGTCCCTTATACAGTCTCAGATAGCAACTATAGGTAAGAATTTGAAACTGAATATTGGTCAGATTGATACGACCAGTTTGAATACAGCACTTTCCAATGTTCAGAATAAAGTTATTGGTACGAATAATGGATTAACTATTAAGCCTGTTATTGACGGAAAGATTATTGAAGATACAGATACTCTTATTAAGGCGGTTGTTGGAAAATTACAGCAGTTAAATAATGTTGATTTAAAAACATTTAAAGACAATCTAAAAAATATATTTGGAATATCAAGTAAGGAAATTTCAGATGATGCTACAAGTTTAATAAATAATTTAAGGTTAAAACCAGAAGATACGACAGCTATTATTCAAAGTTACAACAATCTTATAGAATCTATTAGAAGTACATTCATTTCAAAGGGAATGGGAAACATTACTGATGGAATGAATTTTGAAAATAATGTTGTCACTTCAATTTATAAGGCTGCAACTGAATATAAAAATCTTGAGCAGACTGCTACACGGTCAGTTAAAGAAACACAAACTGTTACTAAAGCTACCACAGAAATAATTGATAAGGAAACGCAGGCTATAAAAATCCAAACGGATGCCTATGAAGACCTTGCATTAGCAAAAAAGTCAGTTATAACTGATGCTTCTGACAATCAACTTGCAAAGACTGAAACTTATTCTGATAGAGCAACGGGGAGAAGCAAAACTATAGTTTATGATTCAGAAGATAATGAACAGGTTATTCGTTATTCTGAAAATATTAATAAAGTGGTTATAGCACAAGAAAGAGCCAATGCTTCTGCAATTAAGCTTGAATCTACTTATGCTAAAATAAAAAGCCGTATAGAGGATTTAAATGCTTCGAAACCTATAAAAGATGAAAGCAATAAAGAAAAATTAGCAGAACAATATATTAAAGTAGAACAAGCTATTGATACAGTTAAAAATGCCGATAGTGCCACTTTTGCCGTAATGAAGGCAAATGCTGAAAAGGAAATCTCTACTTTGCAGGATTTGGAGAGTGCTTTCAGAAATGCTGAAAATGCAGCAGAAGAATTGAGAACTCGTGATGTCTCGACTATTAAAACTGAAAATATTCAAAAACTTGCTCAATTTGGAGCTAAAATTCAAGGCAGTAAAGTTCCTATATCAGAAATGAAAGCTGATCTTGATGAGTTAAATGCAGCAATTCAAAATATTGGAACTAATGATACCGAAGGTCTCACCAAATTTCTTAATCAATTTGACATTGCAAGAGCTAAATTTTCTGCATTGAATCAACAAATGATAACTGATAATTCAATGCAGAGACAAGCACAACAAGCAGAACTGCTTACGCAACGTATAAAGAAACTTACTGCTGAAATCAATACATATAAAGACTCCAATTCAAAAGCAATGCAAAGCAATCAGCTTACATCAAATGGAAAAACTTTTTCTCAAGAGATTGAAAATATGCTTTTACAGCTTTCACATTGTGCTAATAATGATGATTTTCAAAAAATTGCCGCAAATTTTAGAAACATTAAAGCAGAAGCTAAATCTTTAGGTCTTGAAGGTGGAACTATTTTTGATAAGCTTTGGGCTAACTTAAAGAAATTTTCATCTTGGATGAGTTTAACTTCCTTAGTATCTACTTTCGTAATGGATATAAGAAATGCCATTACAGAATTAAAAGAAATAGATACTATTTTAACTGAGATTTCTAAGACTTCTGATTTGACAACTGAGGCTCTCGCTAAACTTGGCAAAACATCATTTGAATCAGCAAGCAAGTATGGCAAAAAAGCGAGTGACTATTTAACTGGTGTGCAGGAAATGTATAGAGCTGGTTTCCAAAATGCTCCTGAAATGTCTGAACTTTCTATACTTGCACAAGCTGCTGGTGATTTAACAACTGATGCTGCTAATGACTATCTTATAGCGACAAATAGTGCCTATGAGTTAGGTGGCAGTATTGAGAAATTAAATGCAGTTTTGGATTAACATAAAAGTCCTCATATATAGAAATATATATGGTTGAAGTCTGCTTTTATCGGAAAAAACGTAGAGATACATAATTCCGAGGATAAGACTATATAAAATAAGGTGGAAAGGAATACAGTGACTCAAAAATGTATTTGTAGCCACAAAGAAAAGGATATTAAATTATTTAAAGAAAAATGCAAAACTTGTAAATTATGTAAATGGTTTAAAAAGCATCAATTAAATATTCCTGATGACTGGAATAAAGACGATGTAAAGTATGTAATTGAACAAATACACGATTCTCATACAAGTTACTTAAATGATATAGCCAAAGATTTAGATAGACCTTTAAATGACATAATAATTTTATTAAAAGATAAATTAGAATTACATAACATAAGAAATCAAAAAGTTAGAATAAAAGTTATATGCGATAATTGTGGTAAAGAGTTTGAAATTAGTCCATATAAATTAAAAATAAACAATTTTAACTTTTGCACACACGAATGTTATAGTAAATATAGAAGTAAATATTATGTTGGAGAAAAGGCATCTGTCTATACTAAAACAAAATGTGAATGTGATAATTGTCACAAGGAAATTTTAATTCCTAAAAACAAATTAAAAGCTGTTAATGCTGAAGGAATCAGTCATAATTTTTGTAATCATAAATGTTATAGTGAATTTAGAAGTAAATATTACGTTGGGAATAAATTATATAATACAGGAATACATTTTTCAGATGAACAACGTGAGCAATGCAGAATTAATACTGCTAAATGTTATGCCGATGGAAAAATCAAACGTAATACTAAACCTCAAATTATTATTAACTCATTGTTAAATGATATGGATATTAAATATCAAAATGAAAAAATATACAAATACTATTCGGTAGATAATTATTTAATTGATTCTAATTTAATTATAGAAGTAATGGGAGATTATTTTCATGCCAATCCTTCAAAATACAATAATTATAACCAGTTGAATAAAATGCAACAAAAAGATGTTATTCGAGATAAGAGAAAACACACATATATAAAAAAATATTATAATATAGAAATTTTGTATTTGTGGGAATCCGATATATTGAATAATTTAAGTTTATGTAAAGCACTGATCGCTGAGTATATTTCTAATAATGGGGTTTTAAAGGATTATAATTCCTTCAATTATCAATTAGACACATTGACAAATAAATTAGTAAAAAATAAAAATATAAATCCTTATTTTATATAGAATCCGTAACGAGTAAGTTGTTATACGGTGACGTATAGCACACGCAGACCACAAATATGTATAGCATATTTCTACATTAATTGTAGCCTAACGTTAAAACGAGGGTGATGATATACTCTGCTCTCACGCAATAATCTAACAATGAAACGTGAGAATTAAGAAGAAATTCTTAATCGCCATATAGATAATATGGTCAGTAATTTATAATTATTATAAATGAAAGTAACAGCAGGAGTCAAAACTACATTACAAATAATGCGGCTGTAAGTATGCAGGACATGGCTGATGCTACATCTGAAGCCGCTTCTGTTGCTGCTCAGTATGGAGTTAATATTGATGAACTGTCATCTCTTATAGCAGTAGTTGTTTCTAAAACAAGAGAGTCTGGTTCTGAAGTTGGTAATGCGTTGAAAGCCCTTTTCATTAACTTACAGGATACTACGTCTAAGCCTATTCAAGAGGCATTTGATTCTGTAAATATTTCAATGACTGAAATGGTAAATGGTTCTGAAAAACTCAAAACACCTATTGAGTTAATTAAAGAATTATCGGCTGCATTTACAAGTCTTGATGAGGGTGATACTCGAAGAGCTAATATTTTAAGTGATATTGGTGGTAGACTTTACCACAATGTACAGAAATGTGCATAAAGAACAAATTTAAATGCAGGTAATGAGTAAGAGCCTTACACCACAATAGTGGAGAAATCACGCTATGACGGTACGAAAGTAGAAAAAACGTAAGGATTGTATATGGTCAAAAGCCTAAGTACAGTAACAATCTCTGTTCTTGCAACGAAATACCCTAACGTTATACTCTGACCAAGAGTTAGTTAAGCCGAGGGTAGACGCTCAACGACCATTCCCCGATGAGGGGTTATGACAATAAAATAAAGGTGGAAATCCCGAATAGTCATAACATTAGAAGTACGGCTTAATCGCAAATGAAGTGAGTGAAAAACTCTTAAACGGAAAAGGTTTGACTGCTGTTGCGTAAGCAACGTGGTTAAGAAATGGTCTGAACTCTTATCGAAAGATAAGGAATATGATTAGATTTTGCGAATCTAATTTAACATAATTGAAATATCACGCTAACACATTAGCAGCGATACTTTCTGACTTAGATAGTTATTACAAAATGCTCGATTACTATTCTAAGGGTCAAGGATCGGCTACAGAGGAAGCACAAAAGACCGCTGAATCTTGGGAAGGTATGTGGAACAAGATGGAGAACAAATGGACGGAGTTTGTAAATGAATTTGCTAATTCCGATTTGTTTAAGTCTTTAATTGAAAGTGCAACTATATTTATTGATACAATATCAGATGTTGCATCGCCACTTAATACTGTTCTTACACAATTTGCAAATTTACTTGAACTCGTAACAAAATTAACAGACAAAATAGGTTTAATTCCTACTATACTTGGTGGGTTAACTCTTAAAAACGTAGGTGAACTAAGTCTTAAATACGCCCGTTCTTATGCTACCACAGACATAAAGCATAGGGAATGTAACACGTTTTAAAATAAGGTTGTCAAACTGCTGGAAAATGCTAAAGCTGTGTGACTACTCATAACAAGGCATTATGAGAGTGAGGAAACTCAGAAACAATAATACAGATGGACTATGCTAAAACAAAAGCTTGATTTTATAATAGAATCAAGTGCTACGGTCTGCATACTATATAATAGTATAACAATGTATAATCAGCAACCAAGCCCTGTCGTAAGACACGGAAGGCTCAACGAGTAGATGGCAACTGCCTTGTGGTAAGGTAAAGGTGTACTCTAACCTATGGATAACTCCCATAGTAGTTCCAAAGCAGATTATCCCATGCTTAGTTTTGACACTATGATAGATAGTGTAGGGATAAATCTATCCAAAATTATATGTTTGTAAATATATTGAAAGATTTGTTAAAGTTTACTTTTTATTTACAATTTGTGCAAATTTACACACAACTTATAACTTTACGCTTTTGCTATGTCATTTTCAACAATTCAACAGACTTTCAACGTTGAAAGATTGTTGAATTATCTTATTGACAAATGCAAAAGTTCGTCAAAATGTTAAAATATTAAACGTTTACCTTTAGATATTTTGTATTTGACACATATTTTAAATTTAATTATAATATATATAGAGAGTATAACAATTTAGCTCTCGTCTCAATTTCATTTAGAAAGGAGAAATATTAATTATGAGGATTGATAGAATAAAAGAAATAGATAGATAAGCGAATATTGATTCTTATTGCCACTTTCTATTTTAGAATGTGGCAATTTTTATAAAATAAACCACTTATGTTATGCAAATAAGTGGTTTAATCATTATATTATAAAATTTCTTTCATTTTGATGTTTGTTTGTTGCTTATTATTTCTTAATTCCAAACAAAATTCTTCAATGGTAGGATATGACTTGCCTTTTCCTGCTGCATTTCTAAAGGACTGTAGAGCGTCTTTCCCAGAGTCAGGATCGTAAAGGAAATAAAATTGCTCTTCAATAATATCTCTATCTACTATTCCCTGCTTCCACGAAATTAAAAGAGCTTCTAAGAAATTTAAATATTGTATTATATACCATCTTATTTCGTTGCATTGTACAACATCAATAGTATACATACGTGAACTGCTATCATTAAAATTTTTATCATAAACATGGCAGTCATGTGCCATATTTTCAGGTTTAATAGTGGTTTCAAAACATTTTTTACACGAAGATTTTTTATAGCTTGAACAAATGGGGCATAATTCTTTTTTAGTTTCAAAATTAACTTCAAATGGCTGTTTATTATATAGGTTTGCACACTGTTCGTGATTAAAACCTTCAACTATACGAACCGCATATGTAGTCTCCCATCGTAAAGATTCAGACCATTTAATCATGTAATCAACTGTCTTTTCTCTACGCTTTTCATCGTGTCTTGCTCTTGAGTCGTTTTTAGCAACTACAAGTTGTATTACCAGTAAAACTAATGACAGAGAACCGTAAGCAGAAATCATTAAAGAGATTATCTCATAATCTCTCATATAGGTTTCTGGTATTTTAATACACAATAACACACATACAACAATAACTGCAACAGTAAGAATACCCAATGTTACTGCTATGGCGGTATTCCAATTAAATTCTCGTTTGTTATTTTCTGTTTTCATAATAATCCTCCTTATTCAGTCATAGTGTATTGTTATACTATAATTATACAATCAGTCTCTAACAAAATCTATACGCTTAATTTCTAAATTTTATATTGTATTATTGTATATATTAACACAAAGAGACATTATATGCCACCGTAAAGTTTGTATTTTTCCTATACTCTTGACATTTTGCTCTGAATATGTTAATATTATCTCAAATAACTACATTTTGAGGTGGACTATATGAAAAGACAGATTGTTTCGTTTATGATGGCAATTTCTTTAATTGTGACATCAACATCTCCTGTTATGGCTCACAGTGGTAGAACCGATAGCAATGGTGGGCACAGAGATAATAAGAACAAGAGCGGGCTTGGATATTATCATTATCATTGTGGAGGACATCTTGCTCATCTACACGAAAATGGTGTTTGTCCGTATAAAAGCGGTTCAAGTTCTAACAATTCAAATTCAAGTAAATCAAACACATCATACAAGAATGAGAATATATCGTCATCCAAATCTAAGGCTGAGTGGATCGGAGACAAATATTGGACTGGCGATAGCTTTGCAAGAGGCTGGCAGAAAATAGACGGTTACACTTATTACTTTGATGATTACGGCGATAAAATGATAGGTTGGGCAAATGACGAAGAAGATAATACCTATTATTTTGATGCTAAAGGCAGAATGAGTGTCGGTTGGAAAGAAATAGGTAATCATACATATTTCTTTAGTACAAATGGCTATATGCGTACAGGTTTACGTAAAACAGAAGGTAAAACATACTATTTTAACAAAGATGGTGTGATGGTTACTGGAAAAGTTAGATTTGGAGATAATATTCGCTATTTTGGTTCAGATGGGGCTATGAAAAAGGGCTGGGTCAAGATTGGCAATGATACATATTACTTAAAAAACAAAGACGGATATATGGCTACTAGAAAACTTAAAATTGATGATAAGGTTTATGAGTTTGGAGATGATGGTAAGCTTATAGCATAGTTGATTATTTGGTATTGTACTTATATAGTATTATAAATTGGGGTGTAAATATATGATAAATAAAAGGCCTTATAAATTTACTACAAATACAGTATCTATGATATTATCGGTTATAATTGTAGTACTTTCTATGCTTTTTATCCTCTTTTTAAATGTAGAAATAAAGAGCATGGAGAATGAAGCTGTTCCAGCGATCTCAACTAATACTAATGAAGATAATTCATATTCCTTTCAAAATACTCAATCTGATATAAATAAAAAGATATGGTTATCATCAATAAAAGAAGTTTTAGTAGTCATATGTTCTATTTTTGGAACAAATCTTATAGTTAGTGTAATTATAGAAAAGAAATCGCAGAATGATTTATATGATGAGTTTATAACAGAAGATTTGTTGCAGAACTTCAAATTTTTAAAAACCATTGATAAAGAAAAACGTAAAACTCTATTGAATTCTCTTGAAAAAATTGATTATATGGGAGAAAACGAAACTTACTCTGAATTGGTTAATAATGTACGTGAAAAAATAATAAATAGCGATTATAAATATTATTTTGTATCAAGTAATATAGTTATAACTTGTACCATAAAGTCTAGTTATATTGAAAAAAATATCATTAGAACCGTAGAAATTAGATCTTTTGATGATTCGTATACGGATAAAAATTATATAATTACAAAAATAGCTTCAAAAAAATCGAAGGAATACAAAATATTGAAATAAAGGAGTTGATTATTAACGATGTATCCAAAGATATTACAAAAGATATTGAATATGTTGATACTACATCAGAAGGCACATATAATGTATATTATGATAACATAGATTATACAGTAAGAGCGTATTACCGTTTAAAAGACAATATAACTTTTTATAATAATCGCTCTACAACAATTCGGGTCACTTATGTAACACGAGTTCCTGCAACTGATATAGTTTATTCTTCACGTTTGATTGTACCTTGTAAGAAATTTCGTTTCCGTTTTAAAATTGATGATTCAACTATAAATTACAAAATTAATGCCCAAGCCTTTGGCTTTCAAGAAGATGCAATGAAGAATCCTACTGGAAGCTTAAAAAATGAAGTTACGTATGAAATAAATGATTGGATATTTCCTTCGGATGGAGTATTTGTAACATTTTACAAATAAAGCATAATAATTATATACTATTTGTTAAAATAATTACATTGCAAAATTAATTAGAATAATATATAATGGAAGTGTAGAAAGGAGGATTGAAATAGAATGTTTGAAGATGAAATCGCTTGAATTCTAATACATTACAATCAAAGTGCATAAGCAAAAAGAAACGACCTCTATAATGATTATTTATTATAGAGGTCGTTTCTTTATATCTTACCACTTATATCCGCAATTCTTACAGTGCATAGTTTTACCCAAGTTACTACTAAACAATCCAACCAAAGCAAAACCAAAAGCTTTCTGAGCTGTAGATATTTTTTCTACATTAGTTGATCCACAGGTAGGACATTTGGGAATGTTTTGGGGTGTGGGGTGTGAGGATGCGGTGTTATGATATGTTTGTTTGGGTAATTCTCTTTTGAACAAATCAGGATGATATGACATCATCTTAATAAATGTTGGGTCATTATAAAACATTTGCTTTGCTGAATTAGAGGCATTTTTATAATTTAAAATAATTGAATCATATGAATTTTTATCAAGCAAGTCAATACAATTACAAAATGGACACGTTGTAATTGTATTATCGGATACTTCTTTGCCACATTGTAAACAAATTCTACTGTTGCTCATAATAATTCTCCTTTGTTATTATATATAATTGTTTCAAAACTGCAATTATTTATATGGTATTTAAGAATTTCACTGGGGATATAAAAGAAGCAACTTCTCTTACTTCTAAATTAACATTATTTGGAAAGTCATTTAAATCAATTAGAGAAGATATAAGCAAACTCAATGGTAAAGAAAAAATATTTACTGCTATTTTTAAATCTTCTGATTCAATTTCCCTTAACAATTTTAATAATGCTTTAAAGAATGGCTCTAATTATAGTGATGCATTTATTACTCATATGAAAAATGCCTCATCAGAAGCACAAGATACTGCACGACAAATAATAAATTTAAAAACAAAAATGAATTTATTAAATCAGCAGTACAAAAACAATGCAATTAATGAGCAAACATACAGTGCTCGTATGAAGACTACTCAAACTCAACTAACTGCTCTTACGACACAAACAGAAACCCTTACTATCAAACAGCGCCTTTTAGCAGGAATTACTAAAACAGTAGCGACAGCGTTCGATATGCTTAAAATGGCAGCAGTAACATTCGCTGTTAGTGGTATTATAGCACTTATTACCGAAGTTGTCAATAAGCAGAAAGAACTTGCTGAACAGACAAAACAAACAGCAACCGAAGCAAAACAAACATCTACTGAAATATCTAACCTTTACACAAAATATCTTGAACTTAATCAAGCTGTTGTCGATGGAACTGGTAGCAAGGAAGATTTAAATTCTGCTACAAATGAACTTCTTAAAGCTTTAGGACTTGAAGGAATAGCAGTAGATGAATTAACCTCAAAATATGGTTCTCTCGAAAAAGCTATTTCTAATGTTACTATTGAATCTCTTAAAAGCACACACGATGATTTAGTTGCAAGCGTAGATGTTTATAAAGATGAGCTTTTAAAAATCGGACAAAGTATTTGGGACGGAAATCAATTTAAAACAGCCAATTACAAGATTGAACCCAATAAATTTGATACAGAAATTGATAAAATTATTTCTGCTTTCAAGGATATTGATAATCTTGAAATCTTTAAAGATGTTGGTTTGTCTAAAAATGATAATGTAACAAACGCAGTGTTCAATCTGTTGGGCGATACAAGCACGGTCGAAGGCATCAAGCAAAATTATGAAACCTTAATGGAAATGCAAGATGCTTTGGTTTCTAAATTTGGTTCTCAAAAAGCAGGAGAATTAAAAATATATCAAGAAATCAATTCTCGTCTTAATGAACTCAAAACAGCTTATGAAAACTATACAGATGAAATAACAGCTTTAAATCAAAATGCTGCTAAAACTGCTGTCCTTGAAAGTCTTAAAGGTAAAGAGTTGCCAAAGACACAAGAGGAATTTAAACAGTTTTATAACGCTCTGATTTCTGAGGCAACAACAGCTGGAACAGAAATCAGAAATCAATTCGTTGGTTCCGAAGACGACATTAAAAATAGCATTAAGTCTGCTCTTGAAGGAATGTCTATTTTTGATGAGTTTACAGCAGAGCCGATCCCAGTTGAAGTAGAAGTATTCCCTACTGTAACAACTAATGTATCTGCCTTAAAACAAAGCTTAAATACCGTCAAGGAGAAGATCGAAGATACTTTTAAGAATACAAATATCTTTGATGAAGCTATTCAGTCTATTCAAGATGGTAAGGCTATTGATTTTAGTGATGTTATGTCAATGGTTAATCTTGATAGCTCTCTTGCTGATAAATTTGTTAAGACAGCTGATGGCTATACTATTGCTATAAAAGATTTAACACAGTCTCGTTATGAGTATATCAAATCTACGAAAGATAGTATTCAGGCAGATATTGATAGTGCAAAATCATCAATTAGTACAGCTGAGGAAAACATAAATACTTATCAAAAAGAGTCAGAATTGCTTACAGAAGCGGCTAAACATAACAGTGATGCAGCTAATCGTAAAAAAGAACTTGATAACGCTATTGCGACAGAACGACAAAATATCGAAGATGCGAATAACGTAATTACTCAAAACACATTGCTCTTAGATGAGTGTGGTGGAGCAGCAGACAACTTCGCTTCTACTGTAGATAATGTGTCTAAGAGAGTAAAACTTATAGCCACTGCAATGAAAGATATGAATGAGAACGGATATATTTCCTCATCTACATATGCCGAATTGCAGGAAATGGGTGGTAACTTTACTGAATGTCTTGAAGTTCAGAACGGTAAGCTTGTAGTTAATATTAAGAAGCTTAAAGAACTTGAAACACAGGAATATAAAAATAAAATTTCTGCTAAAGAACTTCTTATTGCAAGACTACAGCTTATAAATGAATCAAGAAGTGCAAGTGGATTAGATACTTCCTTTATTGATGAACAGATATCCAATTTACAGACTGAAATTGCTGGCTATAAGACAATTATTGACGAAATCGAAGCTGCAAAGCCTAATGATAGTGATAAACCTAAATCAGTACAAGATTTTGAAACTGAACTTGCTCGTAGACAGCACGAAATCAATATGGGGCGTATGCAAGAAGATGAAGCTTATTATGATTGGCTTTTATCTGCTGCACACACTGCCTATGACGGGCTTGCTGATTATCAAGATGAACTCTGGAAGCACGAGGAAGAAGTTTACAAGTGGAGGCAGGAGCAAGAGCAAAAGCTTTTTGATCAGAAAATTGACAACCTTGAAAAGCTTGCTGATAAGGCTCTTGACAAAAATGTTGACAACAACGGCAATGAACTGACTGTTACAGCAAGCTTTGACTATGCCCGTGACCAGATAAACAAGGCTATTGCCGAGACACAGGCAAGAATTAACGGTATCAAAAACGGAACTATAAGCGGTGACAATGACGACATTGAAACGCTTATAGATGACCTTGACAGTCTTTATGACAAGCTCACTGATATCAATGAAAAGGAAATCGAATCTGAAAAGGACTATATCAGTGAACTTAAAGACGATTATTCCGATATGATGGATGAGCGTATTAATAAGGTCGATGAACTTTCTGATAAGATTGAAAAGAGCTATGACAAACAAATAGATGCCCTTGAAAAAATCAAAGATACAGAAGACAGAATCAAGAAAATCAAAGATGCTCAACTTGAAGTCAAAGAAAAAGAAAAGGCTCTTGATGATGCTAAACGTGAAGATGCTAAGAATAGCTATGTTTACTTTGATGGTGCTGGAATGTCTGTTCAGACATCGACTGAAAATCAGCAGAAAGCTCAACAAGAACTTGAAGAGAGCAGAAAAGACCTTGAAGAAGCTTATCGTGAAGAAGAAATCAATGTTCTCAAAGAGCAGAAAGAAGCTGCTACAACTTATTACGATAACGTAAAGGATAATCTTGAAAAACAGAAAGCACAGGGTGAAAAGACCTATGAAGCTGTTGAAAAGATTTATGAACAGCTTGGTGGTGACAAGAAACAGACTTCTTCTAATACTGGACTTCTTAGAAGGCTTTTATTTTCAGGCAATATATCTAAGGCAATGTCTGAATTGTCTGATACTGAACGCCAGAAAGCTATTGATACAGGTGTTGTCAAGGTACAGCCTAACGGTGATTATACTTTTGATTATTCTGCCTTTGCGAAATATTCAAGTACAGTAGATAATAACACGCTTGCTACACAGGATTTGACTTCTATTCTTAAAGAGGTAGTTACTCAGGCTGATACTAATAATAAGGATAAGACTGATAATTCTATGGTTGTAGGTGGCTTTAATCTTGTTGCTGATCCCAAGACAGGCAAACTTACTAAGAAGCAAGTTATGGTCAATGGTGAAGTTGTTGAGGGATTAGGTCACAAGGTTAATGCTACTTCTAAGGAAGAATGGCAGGAACATAATAACAGCGAAAAGACAAAAAAGGGAAGCTTTGCTGGTTATGACACGTTTTTTGATTTTATGATGGCTGTTAATGCTGGTAAAGTGGATATTAGTCCTCTTACTAATGCGTTTAAAAGTGACTATAATCCTATTGTTGACAAGATGAATAAGTCTATGAGTGATACCATTAACAATGTTTCTAACAGCAATGTTAATAACGTAAATAACAAACCTGTTGTAAATCTTACTGTAAATGTTGAAGGCAGTGCTGATAAAAAGACTATTGCAGAATTTAGAAATGTGGTTACTAAAGAAATTGGCACTGCTTTTGATGAATTTGGAAAAGCAGTACGCAATGCTAAAGTTTAAACACTTTTGATGTTTGACTTTTGTATAAAAATATAGTAAAATAGAGCGTGAAGATAAGGTTCACGCTCTATTGTTTATTTTTATGCTTAAAGTGAATAAGTTCTTATTGCAGAAACAATACTATCCGTGTACCAATTTACAGTTGTAGTTGCAACGGAGCTAACTTCTGTTGGCATATTTACATTTCCACGAGGTTTGATTGCAATGATAGGTTTTCCCATTGCTACTGCGCAATCTAATTCATACTGCATCCATTCACGATTATTATAGTACATTCCCGATATAACTAAAACACAATTTACAGGTCTGATTTTTCTTAAAATAGCATCTTTAATTTGTGTTTTATTGGTAACGGAAGTACCATCTAAATTTATAAGAGGATTGTCTTTTGGAGCTGAATAATTATAATACTTAAAATTAGGAGCTTCTTCTAATAAATCATTTAAGTGAATGTAATCATCGCCGTATTTCCAAGCATGACTAATAAATAAATGGTATGGCTTTAACTCTGGCATATAAACTACAACCTTTCTAAAATAAAAATTTAAACAATTCCATAAGGAGGAATTATTTTGAATACTAATGTAAAAAAATATCGTAAGAAGCCTGTTGTAATTGAGGCATATCAAACTGACAAGGAAATTGTTATCCACACATTAGAGGGTGATATGATAGCATCTGTTGGGGATTATATTATCACGGGTGTGAATGGAGAACAATACCCTTGCAAACCTGATATCTTTGAAAAGACTTACGAATCTGTAGAAGATTGACTTACTTTGCTTTGCCATGTTGAAAATTCTTTAGTAAAATACTGCTCACAATTACTAACTAAGGTATCAAATGCCACGTCTGAGTTGTTAGAATTGTAGGGCGGTATTTTATTTATAAATTTTGAAGCTTCACTTTTCAGCATCTCGCAATTCATGCGATATTGAACCCATAAGTCTTTAAAGGTGTTTATATTTATTATATAGGTGATTACCGAGACGGCTGAACCAGCAATGGCAATTAATATTTTAACTAATGGTTTTTCTTCAAAAAGTGTTAATATTGGAATTGAAGAAGATATTATAACAGATATGACAGATAAAACTTTGTAGTATTTTTGATTATGTTTTGCTTTTTTATCATACCATTGTATTTGGTCAAGCAATCTGTTCTTTAAATATCTTTGTTGTTTTTCAGTGTATTCACTGTAATCTATCGGAAGGTCTATTATGTAGTTTTCATTTGATTTTTTACACATTTTATGCTCCATTTTTCACCGTAACGAGTTGTATTGTATAAGTATATTGTATGCTATATTAAGAATAATTTCAAGTGAAATTTTGTATATTACGGCAAATTCCATAATATTAACAAGTTTTAGCAAAATATATTGTTGATAAACAACAAAAGCATATAGTTGAAATATAGACTATTAAGAATATAAGGAAAGGATTGTTATGGATTACAAAAGACAAATTTTAAATTGCGCCAACGAACTTATACATAAAAACAATTCACAAATTGACAAATCTAATTTTGATAAAACCTACATTGGTAAAGTAATAGGCTCCATAAAAGACGATAATGAAAAAGTAGTACGTTGGCAGATATTCGCAAACGCTTCTACTTTTAATGTGCTTGCTGAGAACTGTAATGTTGTTGCAGTAGGTCAGCGTGTGAGAATGTTTATACCCAGTAATCAGAGAGATATGGTTTATGCAGAGGTTATAACCGACTATGAGTTTAACCACCCATCGAAAGCTGTATATGATTCCGAGAAATGCACGGTAACGGAGACTTGGCTGTTATCTGACAAGACAGAAGAGACAAGGGTATTTACTCTGACTGTCAAGGATAAGGGCGGTTCATCGGAAGAAGTCACAGCGATCACTTTCCCCGATGGTAGTGTTATGAGCTTGGAGGGATTTTGATGGACGTTAAGGAGACTTTGACAAGATGGTCAAGGGCGTACATGGAGCCGAGTTTGTTTTATGTGCCAGCGAAGAAGAATGATGAATATTACAATATCACATTTCATATGATGGTGGATTATTTTGACACAGTTGATGAAAAGATATTGACGAATATGACTATTAAACAAATGTTTGAAAAATACGAAGAAAATGTGACCACTGATAAGAATAATATCCAATATGGCTCTATTGGTCAAAATTGTAATACTGAAAGTATTTTCTTTGTTGCGTATGATGAGAATGGAAACATAGCAGATTGCTCTCTTTGGCGTGATTTTTTCTCTGTCGCTGAAGCAACTTCAACGGAAGAAAAAAATGGATATACATTAGATACGTATTCTGTGACCAAAATACCTGAATTGTATAGAATATTGTTTATTGCTAAGAATATTACTGGTGTTAATGTTCTTAATACAGTTTTTGAAGATATGTCACATCAAATTAACTGTTTATATATCTTAGCTTCTGGTGATATTTACAGATTTATGTTCGATTATTATGATAATGAAACTAAAAAATGGGTATATAAAACCATAAAGGTTGGAAAATATAACTACGCTACGGACAAGTTTAAAATTGAAGATGAAGATACATATTACACTTTTGGGCTTAATAACGCATCATATAATTGGTTAACTTCTAATAAAATCCCTAATAATTTTAATTATTATCATGCTCCATATAAGGACTGGTATAATAATTCTACCGTCCCTACATTAAGATTAAAAAAAGGCACTTATATTATAAAGCAAATAGTGGCTTCAACAGGCTGCGAAATCATGAAGCCCATTACAGTAGTTGTTAATGAGGATAAGACAATATATTATAAGACTACTATTAACGGTGCAATAATGAGGTCTGAGTCTATAGATTGTCAAGACGGCTACCATGAATTATACTCAGTAAATACTAGTGGGGAGAGAGACAAATGGTTTTTAGACGAGAGTTCAACACAAGGCGGCTGGGAGATAATTAACTACACTTATAGATTATCGGATAATGCTTTATTAGTAAAACAAAAATGTTGTAATGCTACTAGCGATAATATAACTGGTATTCCAGCCGAGTACATGATATCTACTGGTGATAAACTTCCTATCCTCATTTATTATGGAGGAAAAATAAAGAAATTCTATACAACAGCTGGAGCCTATAATGAAAAACGTCCTGACCATCCCCTAGATTACCCAGATAATACTATTATATGGAGGATGTACAGCACTCCTTTTTATTATAAAAGACCTTTAACTGTGGAAGAAATAAATAAAATGGGAATTAAAGCACCAGATGATAGTCGCAGAGGAACAAATGTTGGTTCGGGGTCAACATATTTTTATGATTTAAAATATATGTATTTTGATTACACCACCCAGTATTCAGAAGGACATTCATACGACGACCATTGCAACGAATATGATATTTTAACAAATGAGCCGACTGCGGGAGAAATAGCAGCAGCTATAAATAAAAAAGAACCTCTTGAATGGTATGAAACTTATATTAAAGAAGGTGAAGCAAAAGAGTTTATAAAAGATGGTGGGCACTTGAAATATTATGTTACATATAAAGGTGGAATAGCCTATTATATGTATGATTATCATGGACTTAATTTCCAACAAAAACTTTTAAATAACGTTACTTCACCATTTTGGGATGAGTCAGTAATAAATACCGTGTTAGATTATTATAAATCAGAAGATGCAGATATAGAGAATATGTCAAAATATTTGAATATGTCAGTTTGTTGTTACGATTTAATATATTCTGATGAAACGAAGACGAGTATTACTCAATACAAAAACTATCATACAATGCTTTCTTCAGAAGTAAAGCAAGACCCTGATTGGAATGAGGAAAAATTCAACAAATTCCAGACTGAAATGCGTCATAAGCTATATGAAGAACAACTTAAATAAAGGACGGTGAATAAAAATGAAATTTAATGGAATTGAAATTTGGGACGATACTGGTCTTTGTTTTTACACTGATGTTGAAATCAGCGAAGACAATACTCATAATAGGGCAGTTGATGTTAAAGTCCCAAAGAATAACAAATTTCCTTATGTTATCCGAGATGGCGAAGCTTCATATTGGACTGGCACAATAAATGGATTATGGCTTGATAATTCAGAGGGAGCTTGTAAAGAAGACTTCAATCTTGATACATCTACGGCTTGGATAGTTGCCCTTGCAGAGTGGTTACATAACGGAAAGCCTAAGAAGTTAAAACTTTCCGAGGATTGGATAATGACGGTTGAGATTCAGTCAGAGGTACAATTAAATTGCGAAACTTCAGTAGATGTGGCATACAATAACAAATTGTCTTGTGGCTGGGTTCAGACGGAAGAACGTTATACATCGGATAATATAAAACTTTTACACTGTCCTAAATGCAATACTACCGTTATACCCACTGCGGTATATTGCCAGAAATGTGGCACTAAGTTGGTGAATAGTGTATGAGTGTTGTAGAAAATTTTAATTTACATTATGATATTGCCCAGCCTGTCAAAGAAAACTATTTCAATCCCAAAGAATATAATTCCAATGTTATAACTCACGTTATATTCAGGGCGTATCAATATAGTTCTGATATTGTAAATAGTGCAAAATATGAGGACTTCTCCCCTAATGTTGTGGATTGGTCTTATTCTGCAAGTGTAGATGATGAATCACGTCAAAGTGCAAATGTGACACTTCATGTTCCTAAAAACAGTAAAATGTGGTTTATGCGAAGAGAACATTTACAATATGCAGGTTATGATGGTGAATTAGGTTCTTTTATCAACGTAGGTTGGAATCCTGTAATGTACCGCTTGATGTGTGATTTTGAATTGCCTGACGGAACTAAGAACCGAGTTGATTTTGGCTTCTTTATTCCTACAGATGATAAATATGACTATGATGCGACTACAAGCACATTCACAATGTCTTTGATTGGTTGTTCTGGAAGTTTTAAGTCTGAATATGGCGGTAGCCTTGTTACATCAAGGATAGGATATCTCGAAACGGACAAAGAGGGAAATCAAAGAGAAGTAGGATTTCCTTTAGGTATTCATATTGCAAATGATACACCTATTACATCTGATTTTATACGTCAGTTTGTTGAAAAGAATAATACGTTTTTTAGACAGAACAATTCGGAAGTTCCTGTTAAAAACATTTACATAGATGGCTTAGATTTCTACGATACGGTAAAGTATTATGAATTTGAAGAGGGCAGTTCTGTCAGTGATATTTTAAATAGTATTCTTGAAGATAGTATGCAGAATTACACATACTGGATAGACGAAAAGGATAATCTAAGAATACAAAAGAAGTCTCCCCTATTATATGGGGATTTACTTATGCACTATAGGGATTATAGCAGACTGATTATTAGCGAAGGAACAAGCTATACTGACAGTGATACTATAAGCTATGCAGAAGTCTATGGCAAAGATGGAAAATATTATGGATATTGCGATTGGGCTATGTATAACTTCGATGTTATTAGAAGTAAAGTGTTTAATTGTTCCGAGCTTGATACTGATGAAAAATGCAGAAACAGAGCAAGATGGGAATGTTACAAAGGTCTATACGGACATGAGACCTTTGACATAACTCTCGTGGGTATTTACATTACTCAGTTTCAATATCCCTCTATTGTTGTTGGCAGAAGCATTGAGTATACGACTATGAACGGTGATACCAATGTTTATACTATTAAAAGCATAGGTTATTCAAATCACGAATGGACTTTGGGATTATCTATTTACAGACCTTATTATACTGATGAAAAGACGGATTTATCTTCTGAGACAAGAAACAAGTATATGCTTGAAAAACCAGTTATCTTCAAACATGAAATTGACGGTAATAAGATTAAGTTATATGTAAAATCCAAGGATATAGGAATATCTCTTGTAAAGTTATATATGAGAGCTAATTTTATTGGAGAAAGCGTTGATACCGATGGAACAGCTAATCTTGAGTGGCTTGATGAAGGTGCTTATAAGGTAATTACTTATACTATTCCAGAAGATAATCAGACTTATTTATTTAGTGTACAGTTATATAATCCTCAATATGAAATGTCCTTATTGAGCAACACTTATATTGTAGATATTGGAACAGTTGATGATAAATATTATAAGACTAATGATGGTAAGTATATTGAAGTTATTAAAAATCACAAGACTGAATTGTTAGAAAGGGCGGTGGAGTAATGGCATATATTTACGATTTAGACCCTATTACAAGTTTAAATGATGCAGATGTGTTTATTTTGAATACAACTAATCACGTTGATAAAAAAATCAGCTGGCACGTATTAACTAATCAAATGCTGGACAAGGTACATAGTCATGCAAATATGCAAATTCTTGATAAATTCGGTACGAATAGTGAAGGGAAATTAACATGGGATAATGTAACTGTAGGTAGTGATTATACTTTACCTATTGCTACAGATTCAGTATTGGGTGGCGTTAAGCCCGATGGCAATACAATAACCATCGATGAAGATGGTACTATCCACGGTGCAACAACCTACACGCTTCCAACAGCAAGCACTACAGTCCTTGGCGGTGTTAAAGTCGATGGCACAACTATTACCATTGACAGTGATGGCGTTATAAAGGGCAGTGAAGCACAGCCTTATACATTGCCTGTAGCAACCACTACGATTTTGGGCGGTGTCAAGCCAGACGGTGAGACTATTAAGGTCAGCCCCGAGGGAGTAATTACCTGTATTAACGATAGTGCTATCCCAAGCTGGGTTGCAAATACGGCATATGTTGTTGATAATCTTGTCGTTTACGGCACAATTATTTATCAATGTACCGAAGCTCACACATCAGGAACTGAGTTTGAGGCTACTCATTGGACTGCATTAACGGGTCAGCAGGGTGAAAAGGGGGACAAGGGTGTTGACGGTGTCTCCCCTACTGCAAAAGTTACACAGACCGACTTGGGAGCTACCATAACTGTGACTGATGCTAACGGAACTACTACTGCCAATATATCTAACGGTACATCTGCTATGCTGTCGGTATCACAGACTGAAACAGGTTGTACGGTAACTGCGACTGACGGCTCTGGAACGACTACTGCTACTATTACCAATGGTACAAACGGTACTAATGGAGATGACGGAAAATCGGCGTATGCTATAGCAGTCGAAGAGGGTTTTAGCGGTGATGAGGCTGCTTGGCTCAACAGCCTGAAAGGTATAACGACCGTAACGTCAAGCGCTGTAAATTTGACGGGAACGTTAACAGCTGATGGCTGGTCTGACACTGCTCCTTACACTCAGACTGTTACCGTAACTGGTTTAGCTGAGGACGGATATCCTATTCTGGATTTAATTACATCAGCAGATACGACAACGGGAATTGATGAGAACAAGCAGTGGGCGTACATAACAAAGGCAACAACTGCTGAAAATACACTGACAGTAAAATGCTATGAGAAAAAGCCTACTATTGCTTTGAATTTCGTTATAAAGGTGGTGTAAACATGGCTGATTGTTTTATTACACGAAGAGGATATGGAAGTGGTGGGGGAAGTTCTATTACTACTGTAACTCCTGAAAAATTAGGATACGTTTCTGATGCTATTTTGTTTTTTGACGGTCGATACAATTCCCCCTCTAAACATATATCTAACGGGTCATACTGGATTGATTTAGTGGAAAACATTTTGGCACAAAGAAATAATATCAATAGCGGAACAGATTTGATTAATAACGATTACTATATTAAGCAAACAGGTGTAGCTTCATCATTTAAAATTCCAAACAATTTTAATTTTGACACTTTTACTATTGAAGTGTTTATTGAAATTATTAGCGATGGTGGTACTGGAGAGAATGATATTTTTGATAACTACAAATCTGCTGGATTTGGAATATATACTGAGAACAACAAACTTTGTGCATCAATACATAATAATAGCAATTATTCAATTATTAAAACGGATTACACACTGAACACAGAATATCTAATAACCATTACTTATGATGGACAAGTATTTTCTTTTTATCTTAATGGCATATTAGTTAATACAGCAGAAGTGTCTAATTATAAAAAAACAACAAAGTATCCTTATTTGGGAAGTTACGATGGAAATAATTGTGCTTCAGGAACTTATAATTATTATCGTTTTGGAGTTTATAACAGAGCTTTAACTACTACTGAAATCACTCAAAACTACAATAAAGACGTATATAGATATGTCGATGGTAACACTGACAATATAAACTGAGGTGATATACCATGAAGAAGAGCAAAATGGAATTTTCTAAGAAATGGCTTATAGGCTGTATTTGCGTTAGCCTATTCTTTACGTTGGCTTCATACGTTCTGGCGTGGTTCGACAAGAACGCCGTAGAAACACTTAGCATAACGATCATTGAGACACTGTGGGGAACTTCCGCAGTGTCCTTTATATTTTATGCGGGACTTAACGGCGTGAGAGCTTATACCGGCAGCAAGTGGGGTATTCCAACAGATGAGATGGACAAGGCAATTACAGATGAAGAGCCGGAAGAGATAAACTATTCAAACCGATATGACACCGATGATATGTCGGTGGAAGATATTTTAGACGAATATGACAGGCGGTGATTACATGGAATTGATTGCAAAAGGTGCAGATATCTCTAAACACAATGGAAACATTGACTGGAACAGAGTTAAGAAGACCGAGGTTAACTTTGTGATTATCAGAGCTGGATTTGGCTTTAACACGGTTGACCCGATGTTTAAGACCTACATTGAAAATGCTATAAAATGCGGAATTGATATCGGGATATACTGGTTTAGCTATGCAGGAAGTGTGGCTGATGCGAAAAAGGAAGCAGAGTTCTGTCTCAAGACAATATCGCCCTACAGAAAGAGCATAAATTATCCTGTGTTTTTCGACTGGGAGAACGGCAGCTACAACTACGTAAAGCGAACATACGGTATAACGCCTACTAAAAAGCTTGTGTCTGATATGGCTGTAGAATTTATGGACACTATCGGACAGGCTGGATACAAGGTTGGCAACTACAACAGTGTAAGCTACTTGAATACATTTTTCGATGACAGAGTTAAAGAAAACTATGATACTTGGGTAGCTCACGTAAGAGATGCTAACGGTAATCCTCTGGAAAAGACAAGCTACAAAGGCAAGTATGTTATTCATCAGTATTCATGGGTCGGACGACCGAGTGGTTTCTCCTCTAAGACCGATATGGATTACTGTTATAAGGATTATACCGGTAAGGGTACAGCTACAAAAACTGAGACGGTTAAATCGTCAAAGTATGTTGTTCCCGATAATATCACATTTAAAGTGCCGACATTTAAGAATGTGATAACGACTTATCCGCTGAAGACTTATGGCGAAACCAAGATTTCTGACCATTTCAAGGTCAAGGAGTTTACCAGTAAATTCGGCAATAAGGTCTATTCGGATAAAGTTAAGATACATAACAAACTGATTGAAATTCTGGAGGCTCTGTATGCCAAACTGGACTGCTCGATGATTATAGTCAACAGTGGTTACAGGACTGCGGAGCACGACAAAGCGGTCAGTGGCAATGGGTCGGGATATCATGTTCTCGGAAGAGCGGCGGATATTATCTGCTATGACAAAAACAAAAAGATAATCGACGCTAAGACCGTATGCATAACGCTGGAAGAGATGGGTGGAATATACGGTATAGGGTATATCAACAACAGAGCTGTCCATGTGGATACGAGACCCAAGGCTTCTCAGTGGTATGGCGACGAAACCAAACGTGGAGCACCCAGTATCACGAAGCTTGGATACAAGTCTTTCCGTGATTATTTCAAGATGTAACAGAAAGGAAGTTTTATTATGACAATCGACATTACAACTATCATTGAGCTGGTTATTGCCCTGCTCGGCACAATTATTACTGTTATTGTAATACCTTGGATCAAGACTAAGTTGAACAATGAGCAGTGGAACACTCTTAATGAGTATGCGATCGTATTTGTAAAGGCTGCAGAAATGCTCTTCAATGGAACAAATCTTGGCAAGGATAAGAAGAAGTGGGTAATTGAGAAGCTCACTGCAATCGCAGAGGAACATAATCTGAAGTTCTCGGCAGATGCAATAGAGGCTGCTATTGAAAATGCGGTCAAGAATATGAACGACATACTGGAGATCACGGACTATAAGCCTGAAATCTCGGAATGAGGTGGGATATGGAAAGCCTCAATTTAGATACTATCGCTACATACTGCGGAAGTGTCTCAACTATCATTGCTTTAGTTGTTCTTATTGTAAAGCCTATTCGTACAAAATTTGTCACGTGGATAACCAAGACAAGTGATCGGGACGGTATCAATGCTAAGATTGATAACCTTACAGAACTTGTACAGAAACAGATTGAACAGAACGAGGAAATTAATACTGAACTCAAAAAGCAGAGTCTCGCTTTGCAGTGTACTTTAAGGAACAGCATTCTTATTATATATAATTCAAGAATGAAAGCAGGATATATAACCTTGTATGAAAAAGAAAACCTTGCAAAGTTATATTCTAATTACACCTCACTTGGGGGCAATTCATTTGTGCATAACTGTTATGATGAACTTAACGAATTGCCTGTAAAGAATGATTAATTACATATACAAGACTGCTGTACTTATTGTATAGCAGTCTTATTTTATAGAAAGGATTGATAAAATGGCTGGTATAAAAAGTAAATACGGCAATGATTATAATACCCCCGTTAGCGAGTATGTCTTGACCGACAAAACCGAAATAGCCGATCTCCCTACAACCACGTCCGATGCAAAGGGTAAGTTTGCTGACGATGTAAACTTTAAAAACCACCCTGCAATCGGTTCGGTAGCACAGGTAATCGACAGCACTGGGCTTGCTGTTTATATGCTTTCGAGTTCGGGCTGGGTAGAAATATGATAATCAACAATAAGAAAGGAAGGTGACACTATGGATATAGTAACTTATGGCGTACTCTCTAAGAGAATCAATGGCATTTTAAGCGGAGTTAAGTCCACTGAAATCCAAGGCACAAGTTTGATTTTCAACTTTACAGACGGAACTTCTCAGACTATGACATTTCCAATTCCTGCGGATGGTAAAGATGGCGCAAATGGTATTTCTATTGTAGGATTAGAAATTACCCCAACTAATCATTTAATAGGCACTTTTTCTGATGGCTCTGTTGTCGATGCGGGTCTAATAACAACAATAAGAGGTGAACGTGGCTATACAGGCGCCGCAGGTAAAGACGGCAAGGACGGTACTAACGGTGTTGATGGTGTAGATGGTATCTCTCCTACTGTTACTATTACAGAAGCTACAGGCAGGCACACTATATCTATTACCGATAAAGACGGTGTAAAATCATTCGTTGTCAAAGATGGTTCTGCTCTTGATGTAGATAATTACTATACTAAGGACGAAGTTATTACAGAACTTGCTACAAAAGCAAATATAGCTGATATTCCTGTCGTACCTGTAAATGTATCAGAGTTTACTAATGATGCAGGATATATTAAGAATACTGTAGATAATCTTATTCATTATTATAACAAGGCTGACGTTTATACTCAAACGGAAGTCAATATGCTGATTTCTAATATCAATAAGCTTACTTCTCAAATTGTAGATGAATTACCAACAACTGATATAAGTCCAAGTACAATTTATCTTATCAAACAGCCTGATAGCAATGTATATATGCAGTATATGTATATAGATAATGGGTTTGCAGAATTAGGTAGCACTCAAATGGATTTGACGGATTATGTGACTTCACAAAAACTGACTGAGGAACTTATTAAAAAAGCCGACAAGACTGAAATACCCGAAGTTCCTCAAAAGGAAACTACAAATATAGACTTTGCGACAGAGTTTTAAAGAGGTGCGATATTTATTAAATTTGTTGAAAACCAACTTATACCCATAAGAGTAACTTCAAGAAGCATTAAGGCTTACGAACCGTTAGGATATGATATTCCGAAAAAGTCAAATGGGCATTATGATCTTGATGAATACATATATGTAAAAGCTGAAGATGTGTGTTATAAAACATCGTCTGTTAAAATCCAAGTATATTGTGAATGCTGTGGAAATATTAAAACAATGCACCCGTCAAATTATTATGATGGATTGACAAATGATAAATATTATTGTTATTCCTGTAAAAGAATTCTTTTCCGTTCAAAGGAAAATAGTCCTCGTTGGAATCCGAATATATCACAAGCCAAAAGGATAAAAGAGAGAGACTGTCTTGAAAATATATTATTTACAAAAAATGTATTGTGTAGAGATAATTATATTTGTCAAAAGTGCGGAAGCAAAGCGGACGTTGTGCATCATCTTGACGGATATAATTGGTGCATTGACAGAAGATTTGACGAAACCAATGGAGTATCTTTATGTAAAACTTGTCACAAAAATTTTCATGCTATGTATGGCTATGGGAATAACACAGAAAATCAATTCTTTGAATGGTTTGGCAGACCACTTGTTCTATCTAAAAATACAAAAGAAGTAGTTGAAGCTAAACCTATGATTTGTATAGAGAACGGGATAATATTACCTGCAAAAGAAATGGCGAATAAGTTAAATCTAAATAGTTTTATTAAACTTTATGATATATGCAATCATAAAGCCTTGACGATAGACAACTATCACTTTATGTATTACGCAGAATATCTTAATTTACCAAATAGATGTATTTCTAACATAATTGAATTTATACAGTTTTCATATTACATAACAATGTATATGAATAACAAAACAAAAACAGATAAACTTGTTATAGATATTATGTCTGGATGTATTTATTTTGGAGTAAAGGATGCTGAGAAGAAATGCGGAATATATAATGTCTCTGCTTGTTGTAGGCACAAGCAAAGGAGTTGTTTTAATAAGGCAACAAATAAGAAATATGTTTTTATATATTTTAGCGACTTTTTAAAGCTTTCTGGCGAAGAACAACTACAAATAATTAGCAAAAACAAGGAATCGTGGTTTTATGATTCCTTGTTTTATTTAGCAAACAAAGAAGGTGTTTTATTTGGATAAATATATTGACAAACAATATTTAATCGCTAATCTTAAAGCGTTTAAAAATCAAATTCTTGATCCTAAGTATGCAAGTTTAGGCGAAGACGGAAAAATATCTAAAGCAGTTGTCCCTTCTCTTTCGGCGGCGGAAGTAGGTGCGCTTCCAGAAGATACTGAAATCCCTATTTTCACCAATAAAGCAGTTCTCGATAAAATCAGCGAAGAGAAGGTTGAGAGCTGGGACGAAGCAGTAACCTCCGCACATACTCACGATAATAAAATCGTTCTTGATAAGTTTACAGAGTCTGATGAGGGTGAAGTCCTTTATAAAGGTAAACAAATAGCAAGCGGTAATCTCTGGAATGGTACTAAGGAAGAGTTTGATACTATTGAGAATAAAGACCCAGATACTACTTATGTGATTACTGATGATAAAGATGATGAAGTGTCACTCAGTGATTTAGTAATCGACGATAGTTCTACTACATCTGAAAAAAAGTCTTGGTCTGTGAAGAAGATAAATGATACTGTTGTTTTGAAAAATACTGGAATATTATATAAAAACGCTCCGACATCTTCAGGAATGACAACCTTTACATTAGATATATCCTCTTTAGGACTGACCCACGGCATATATCATTTTAAATGTTATATAGTAGGTAATGGCAATGTCGCTCATTGTGCTGAAGGCAGTATTGGACAATATGATGGTAGTTATTATATATCTATTGATTATAAATCATCTCACATTTCCAGTATCATTATAAACGGAACAACAATTACAGTCACAACTTCTACAGCTCATTATAATCTTAGTTTTTCTATTCAATCAATATATAATTGGGCAGAATCATAAAAAAAGGAGAGTGAAACAATATGTCAATATATCAAGGCGACCAGAAAGTCGCAAATAATATAACTATCGAAAACGCTTCATATTCTGTGCCTATTGGTACAATTATCAGTTATGCCTCCACTACTCTCCCTATAGGTTTCTTGCTTTGTGATGGCTCGGAGATATCAAAGACTGACTACGCTGATTTATATATTGTTATTGGCAACAAGTTCGGCACAGCTACAGATACTACGAAGTTTAAGCTCCCTGATTTGAGAGATAGATTTATTCAGGGTGCTAATGGTAATTTAGGTGCAAGTAAAGACGCTGGACTTCCGAACATTACTGGTACATTTTATCACGATACAAATGCAAAAGCTGGACTATCGGGCGCATTTGCATCATATGAAAGTACAGGTCGGCAAAATTTAGCGAACGACCCACCAACAAATTCTGGTCTAATAACATTTGATGCTTCAAAATCAAACTCAATCTACGGTAACTCAAATACAGTCCAGCCGCCCTCTGTTTGTTTAACATTTATCATAAAAGCAGAGAAAATCAGCGACCAGTATGCGGCAGAAGAAATAGGAAAAATAGAGGACAGTGTTAGTGAACTAAGGGAAGATATAGATAATCAATATGGTGGAAAGTGGATTTTTAAAAAAACAAATCCAGCCAATTATTTATATCCTATGATTGATTGGAAAACCGAGAACTATAATTTTACTGTAGACGATACATACTATATCAAACCGTTCTTTTTTTCGTCAGATAAATTTAAGTCAACTGGTAATGGTATAGCTGTATATGGCTATACCTCGCCTTCTGAGTATGAAAAATTATTTAATTTAAATTCGATTGGCGAAAGTAATATATTCACATTAACTAAATCATATGTTAAATTACGAATTGTATTTACATTAACAAATGCTGATACTAATGCTTTTGATTTTGGCGTATATTTTACAAAGCTTAATGATGCGTTAATATCCCATACAATAGATCTGGAAAATAAAGTAGCACATTTAAGTAATAAAAAAAGAAATAATGTACTTATTCTCGGAGACAGTTACAGTGCTATGGGAACGTGGATTGAAAAACTAAACAACAAAATATCGTTGGGAACTATTGTTAATCTTGCTGTTGGTAGTGCAAGATTAAAGGATAAATATGGAGATAGGACAGCATATCCGTATAGCAACAGACCTTCATCTGCCGCCGAATGGAACAGTAATCAAAATACTTTTGCTTGTCAGATTGAAAAACTGAAAAGACTAATGGTGGGAACGGATTTAGATGTTGGAGAAATCAAATTATACAAATCATCTACAGAGTATCCATCTATAATTTTTGTTGAAGGTGGCAAGAACGATGCGAAAGATACAAGCACCGATAATTATATAGATGCTATTTATTCCGTACAGCATGGTTATTACAAACGTAAAACAACAGATTCTACTGCGGTGGAAAGCAATGTAAAAATACCTACACCCTATACCGATACAGACAGAACAAATTTTGCAGGAGCAATGCGATATATTTATGGTGCTTTACATAATATATTCCCTGAAGCTATGATTTTCTTTTTCACTCCATCTGGTATCAATTATGCCTTGGACGGGCTACATTATGTTGAAAAATCAAATCAAATAAAAAAAGCCGCTGAATTACTTTGCACGCCAATTATTGACTGGGCATCAAACGGTAGATTAACATATGCCGATAATGTTGTAACAGGTGATGGAACGGTAGATAATCCATATATCGGATCTGTTGCCAGCGATTATACATTGGATTCAATTCACCCAAATGACAAAGGCGCTGATTATCTTGCTGATGAAGTTGCAAAAATATTAGTTGCTTATAATTTAGCAAGCTATTTAAGCTGATTAACCAAGGAGAAATAAAAATGTCAATGAACATCAAAACATATGTATGCGCCATTATCGGCGCAATAGGTAGGGCTGTTTCGGCAGCCTTGGGCGGCTGGAAAATTGCAAAATGCTATGAATTTTCGTTGATAGGGCTGCCTGCACCGTATGACATGACCGAACTAAACGCCAAGCGGCAGGCGGTAAGAAATTTGACATTCCTGTGGTTAGGAAAGAGTAGCAGCAGATGGGGGTAATTCTCAAATGATAGTATATAAAAACAAATGGTTTATTATCAATATGGAACACCCAGATACAGACTGGCTCGGAGATGCCGATTGGGTTGTTCCAGATGATTCGGAACTTGGTAAGAAAATAGTATCCTATGCACCTAATTTTGATCTTATAATCAAGAACGGCAAGCTTATTGATGTTAAAAGGGGGTAAGATTACTAAGGAAGAGCTTGATGGTATCAAGGAAGATAAAATTGCACAGTCTAAAAAACGCTGTCGAGTTGGCTTGCAAATCATCCGTATCTGTACAGCGATGGCAAGCATTACAGCTGTACCGAGGAAAAGCAGTCACTCCTGAATAGGAACTTGAGATGATGGATACGCCGCCCATCTAAATATTACGTCAGAACAGAGGTAATAAACCTGTTTATAATAAATTATGGGATAGTAGAATAAAATCTGCTATCCCATTTTTTTACGATTTACGATTATTTTATTTCCCAGCAAAGGGGCTAATGTCTGCTAAGAAGACATATCGTTTTCCTCCTCCATCTTCGCCCATGCACTGTTCAATATCTTTTTTCCTGCGAATACACTCATTTTTATTATTAGAGTATTCACAAAGGGTTTTATAGTTAAATTTCATCTCCTCTGAAGTGTTCGATATTCGAGTATAAGCCGTTTCATCACGATTTAAAATAAATTCATCATTCTCAAGTAGAGAGTTTAGGAAATGATTCTGAATAACATATTCAGGGGCAAGTGTTTCAAAACACTTGTAAACATCTTCTTGTGCCATCCTTTCTAAGCGCTCATACATTTTTATTTCTTCAAGTAGCAAAACATATTTTGGCAACAACTGTACAAAGGCGTTCTCCGTGACGTGCATCAGTCGCTCTATACTCGTGTTTAAAGCTTTTGATAACTTGAGCATTGTCAAAACATCAACATTGGTTAAGTCATTGAGTTCTTCAAGCTCCGCAAGCCTTTCGGGGGTTATTTTTGCTTTTTCGGCTGCTTCTTCTAAGGAAAAATCATTACACTCTCTAATTTCCTTGATTAAATTTCTTTTCATTTTTGTCCTCCTCAAATTTTATGAATCGTAGTAATCGCATTATTTGAATCGCCACCTACAAATATAGGGGCAGTCCATTTTAACACCAATTTTCTACTACCGTCTGATTGAGAACCGATCCAGTAGTGATGCCAGTGTCCTCGGCGAGTGTGAGGATGAGGACTACTATGTGAACCGTGAGTTCTAATCCTGTCATTATTCGCTGTTTCTGTTTGAGCTTTTTGAACATTGTGGGCATATTTTACACCCACATCCCAAGATCGTATTTCTCTATATACGTCTTTGGGCTTATTGCCAGATGGTTTTCGGGTTATTTTTTTCTGCTGTGCATTCTCTTCAATTTCAGCATTTTCAGCACATATATATAATACCAACTGAAAGCGTTTAGCAATTTCGTCAAAAAACCATTTGGCAATATCTTCGGAGAATAAATCTAAATCCATAGCCGAAAACATCTCGGTTATCTTGTCGCCATATTTTTCGGCATTTTTAATGGCTAAATCTAAACCATCATTTATGCCGTCTAATATGGTATATCCATCTTTGAGATGTACCCAAGTGTTAAGAATTTTTATTATACCATCAATAGTTTTTTTGATGATACAAAAACGTAATTCCATATGAAATGTATTCATATCATGCTCAAAGAATGTAAAAAATCCTTCATCGTTTCCTGTGCTAATGTACACACAAGGAAACGGTATTTGATATAATATGTCTATTGGCATTATTATATCATCACTTTGAGCATACAGAGTTTCTTTCAGTTCTTCGGAAAAGGAATAAATCTCTTTGTATTGCCGCCAGCTGGAAAGAGCTGCCAGCAAAGCTGCGGTATTCAAATCGGTATCGTGATATTTTTCAATCATGATCCCCTGCGCACCTCCTAACGGACAAAAACACAGATTATTCCAATCAGGAAGGTCTTTGCCTTTTCCTTCACGGACATAATCAATCCACTCCCAACAGCCAGGATGGGTCTTTTCAAAGTCTTTAACAAGCTCTAACGGCAGTGGCAAAGACTGTTTACGTTTCATTAGTGGAACTCTCCTTTTCGTTAAATACCTCTTTTTTGAAATATTCAAAAGCTTCTCTGTTTTCCCTGTGATCTATCCAGAATTTTGCATTGTCCTTAGTAACGGTAACGTCCAAAATTTTTTGTATTACTTCAAGGCAAGCTTTCGCATTTTCCTCATCTTTTGAGTGTTCTGTAATAGCTTTATTGGCTTTGTCTCTGAAGGGATATATATCGTTATTCAAAAACTGTGCTGCTATCTGATATGCCCATCTAATTTGTTTCTCTGTACCCTCTGTTATAAACAGACCAATGTCGTTACAGTTTTTTACATATTCTTTATGCTGTTCATCTAATGATTTTCTGTAACATTCTGAGCAAATTCCATATTTCTCCAGCCACTCTATTCTTCTTTTTCGCTCAGTTTCTTTTTTAAATAACTGTATGGTCTCCGTGTGTCCGCAGCTAAAATGTACATCATATTTTGCCAT